ATAGGTACAAGAGTTAATGGTAATAACGCATTTACACCTGTTAATGATTATGACAATAGTATACAGACATCTCAGGAATTAAGATTAATGAGAAATAGGTCATCAGTAGAACTGGATGGTCGTATGGCCGAGTTCTTTGCGGTTGCAGATATACCAGGAGTTAGTGGTACCGACTTAACTGATTTAGAAAAAGGTGAAGGGTATCTTGCGTGGAAATGGGGACTAGTTTCTTCTCTGCCATCTGGGCACCCATATAAGAATTCACCTCCAACTGTTTAAAACAGTTGACATGATATATAGATAAAATAATTTCCACTAGTGGCTTATAGAATAGTACTAAGACAGGATGTTGCAGCGAATTGGACAACTAACAATCCAGTTCTTCTAAGTGGTGAACTCGGATTTGAAACCGATACCAAAAGAATCAAACTTGGTAATGGTTCGGATAGATGGAATGCTCTTCCATATTATCTAAGAGCAGGATTCTATGGGCATTTTTATGATACCACCTTTCAGCAAGTGGGTTCTACTGGGGAAGCTTACTATGTTAGATGTAATACCACAAACATTTCTGAAGGAGTTTATGTAACTGGAGCTACTGCTGGTCCTTCAGGTGCTACTGGAAACTTTAGATATGTGGTTGAAAACCCAGGAACCTATGAGGTAAGGCTATCTGGAAATCTGAGATCCTGTGGTAATGGTGAAAGATTTGTGTATGTTTGGCTTGCGAAAAACGGAACTGACGTACCGTATTCTGGACAGTACGTTGAAATGTTTGGTAACATTTCAAACCCTGATTATCTGGACTTCAATTTCCACTACCCCGTAAGAATGGATGCTGAAGATTATATAGAAATCAAATATGGAAATGAGGAGTGCCCGTTACTTGGATTTGAACCAGCAACTGGAGCAACTGGAAGACCTTGGGAAAGCGTTCCTTCGGTATCAGTAACCCTCAGTCAACTTGGATAGTCTTTGAACGGCTATCGGATCCTTAATAGATTTTCCCGAGAGTGCATTAAAGGTTTCTTCGTTAACCATTATTACTGAGGTATTAATTCCGCTATCATAATTCCTAAATGCACCATTATCCCAATTGGTTTTAAGATGTATAGACATCTCATCACCCTCTTTCAGGTAAAGAGTGTCCTTATCTGTTGTGACAATTGAAAATTCAGAAACCTGGATTAGGTTGGACGAAACTACCTTTTGTTGTCCGCAAGCAGCAAAGAGAACTGACGTTGCTGCAATAATGAATGTCTTTTTCATAACGATGATTTCTTCAAAAATACATCATTAATACGAAAAGAACCCGATTGAGTTTCGATTTTATAAGCTACATCCTGGAGGATTTTTAAACTTGGCCTCAGTGCCAGCTCCAGCTGAAGTGTTGTACCTGTCTTTCCACCACGTAGCTTGTCCAGAGAGATCTGATGGGATTGGCTTGTCAACTGCAGTAATCTTATTTGTTGTTTGATCGTACTTGTAATCCTTCATCCTTATCTCTAAGAACATTCTACAAGCCAATGCATTATAAAGTGGTTTGGCTAAACTATCATAAGGAACCATATCCCAATTTAGCCCAAGATCTCTGCTAATCTTTGATTTTGCATCTTCTATGGATTTTTTAATAGCCCAGTTCCCCTGTGGTTCTTGTCCTTGGTAGCCAATGGTCTTCAGTGAGGATGATTTATCAAGCTGGAAGATTCCTTTTGTTGAAGCTGGTCTTGTATAAGTCCTTGGGTTTGTTCCATAACAACTTTCAACAGCAGAAAGTCTTTTCATGAACGATTTGATGTTTTCCCCATCACCAAATACCTCAGCCACAATATCAATTGCTTTGTCGACAAGATCTACCGCCTTGTCACCAGTATAGTATTCTTCGTACTTTTCCCTTTCCTTAGAATCTTCTGGGTTTGCCCTCATAGCTTCCCATTCCTCTGTAGATACTTTTTTGGCCTTTTTAATCGACTCAATCCTAGCCTCATTGAGGTTCTCGGAAGTGAAATTGGTAAATGATTTCAAGTTATTCATGGGAATCAATAAAGCTATGATTTTAATTATATATCTCAGTTTTCTACTATTTGGTATAAATTAAGATCTTGTATAACCTTCTCTGCTACTTTTTTATGACCGGAGATTTGCATATGACAGAGGAAATCAGCACAGTCGGATCTTTCAATTAAATCCCTGGTGTCTATAATTTGAGCACCTTTTAAATCTGACACAAGTAAATTCTGGTATTCGGTTTTGATCCTTGCATATTCTCTCCATTTGCTTGAGTTGGAGTTTAAAACTTTATCGGTTGATGTTCCTAAGATTACAACAGGTTTAACCCCAAAGTCTAAGCATATCTCAACCATCTGTTCTATATTTCTAAAGATTTCTTGTGGTGGAATGGAAGACGATGCGTCGTTCCCTCCACCAAAGATAAAGCAATATTCGTAGGTAGAGTCTATGTTTTGGATTAGTCTCCTTTTCATCCAGGATGTTGTTTTACCCTCAACAGCAGTATTGGTTATTTCCATCCCAGTCCATTCAGAAAGGAATGTCTGCCACCCTTTAGAAAAGGCGGAATGAGAATCTCCAATAATTAATGATTTCTTGTTTAGAACTATCGTAGGACAGTCAGGTTGTATAATAACCGTATCCGATACAATTTGCTGGGGGATAGGATTTATTGGCTCTTCAGCAGAATCTAGTAGGAAAGCTAATATTAACCCTGCAACTAATGCCATTATGATGTTTGTTAAATCCCTATTTGTCATCCTCTATATAACCTAGAGGAGAGTTTTGATTGGTTCTTTTGTGAAACATTTGATTCACAGTGGAGTTGATCTTTTCACACCTTAGTACTTGGAAGGCTCCAAGCCCCATTGTTATAACTGCCCATATTGTCGGGAAGGTGAGTAAGCAACATGCCCAAAGAATAAGACCAATAATTTTAGGAATTAATTCTGTTGTTTGGAACGTCATTTTGGTTTTTACTGTTCATATAATCCAAACCTGCTTGTCCCATCCATTGCAAAGGATCAACTGAGTCTGGATCATTTTGTTGTCTTCCCATTGCTTGTAGTGGCTCAGGGGAACCGTGTGATGCCTTATTTAATCTCTCAAGTTTATCCTTAATTGCCTCTAAATATTCTGAATTTTGATACATAGTTATTCTTTAATCATCTATATATCGATTTATTCTAAGGTATTCCTTTATTGTGATAAAAACGAATATGATGAAGTATCCTGTTAGCGTAAATTTTAGCATTACACCCAGTCCTCTGATAATGTTATCAATTATTTCTAACCAGCTCAATCGCATCTTCGAGGGTTTTCCAAATGATCATATCTGGTTGATCCTCGGACTGAATTGCAAGAAGCATTTTACCCTCGTCGGACTTTGCAACTGCCAAAGTTCCAAGTCCTTCGCAAATAAGCGGATAAGCTTGGTTGTTCTCCAGTCTTTCAAAAATTTCTTCATAATCAAAGTCATGCCAATCAAAATTGAAAGCATCTTTGTACTGTTTGCTGAATTCTGCCATTATTTTTTCTTTGTATAAGGTTTAACTAAACAAGTTGGACATATGTAAACCATATTCAGACCGGGGGGAATTCCCTTTCCACACGATGTGCACTTGTCCCATCTATCTTTATTTTTGTCCATTTAGAACGTATATTTTTTCGACCCCTTTCTTGGAGGTTAATAATTGTCTATTGATTTCACTTTCTATTCCTTCTAAGAGAGAATTCCCCTTTATTGTAGATTATATATGAATTGTTTTCTATCCAGTCGCCACAATTTAAGTAATGTCTATTGTACTTAGAAAAAGATATTTCTGGGGTGTGTATATGTCCACAAATAACCCCCTTACATCCCCTTCTTTCTGCTTGATAAACAAGTTGCTTTTCGAACGAAGTAATAAATTTAACAGCACCCTTAACTTTTTGTTTTAGAAATTTTGATAACGACTTCTTTCTGCCGATTTTTTTCAGCAATCTATCTATAACAATGGCAGCTTCGTACCCCCAGCTTCCTAAATGACCCAGCCATTTAAGTTGAACTACTCCGTCGTACATATCCCCATGGACAATAAAATAATCGTTCCAAACGAATTCGTCTACAATAAGAATATTTTTACCAAAACTTGTTGGTGTGTAATCTCTTATAAATTCATCATGGTTACCGCTAACCCAGACAACCTGTGTTCCCCTTTTTGAATAGGAAAGTATTTTTCTAATAAGGTTTGTATAATCCTGGTTCCAGAGGTGTCTTTTTTTTAACAGCCAGCCGTCTATAAAATCGCCAACTATAAAAAGATGATCTGGTTCATACATTTTTAGAACCTCCAGACACTCTTTTGCATTGCATCCTTTGCTTCCTAAATGCACATCTGATATAAAAAGGGCTTCGACTTTCATTTCCTAATTGCTTAATGGTGCTTTAATTGCTGGATGTGATTCATATCCATCTAGGATAAAATCTTTGGATCTTAGTATCGGGATAATACTTCCAAAGTCTTTGGGATCAACATGATCCTTAATTAAGATTTTTGGTAATTGATAAGGCTCCCTACGAATCTGTTCTTCTGCTTGGTTTATGTGATTCTTATAGAGATGAACATCACCCAAATTTCCAACCAGTTCATCTGGGACCATATTAACCTCTTTGCCAATGATTATTAGCAATAGAGCGTAACTAGCAATGTTAAAAGGCAAACCTAAAAAGGTGTCAACTGATCTTTGGTTCCACATAAGGGAGATAGTTCTTCTAGGAAACCCCCTTTCATCCAGATCCTCGTGATAAAGATTTTTTGCATAACTTTTATCCTTGCCCTCATTTTTAGACCAAACTTCCCTTCTTTCGTTGAGGTCCATTTCTCTTGTATAAACTTGAAACCCATAGTGACAGGGTGGAAGAACCATTTGATCTAATTCACCGACATTCCAAGCGCTAACCATTAATCTCCTTGAGTCTGGGTTTGTTTTAAGATCGTTGATTAGGTTTTGGATTTGGTCAACATATCCGGACTGTAAATAAAAACCTTCGGTTCCATCAGTATTTCCTTCTATCCAGGTATCACCTTTCCAATTCCTCCACTGAGAACCGTAGATTGGACCTAATTCACCCCACTCCTTAGCAAACTCATCATCGTTTTTGATTTGTTGGATAAACTCATCCATTGATAAAGAATTATCCATTGCAAATGCCTTATAATTCTTATATGCATCACCATTCCAGATGTTACACCCATTATCTACCAAATACTTAATGTTAGTATCACCATTTAAGAACCACAATAATTCAACCACCATGGTTCTGAATGCCATCTTCTTGGTAGTGAGTAGAGGGTATCCCTCCGACATCTTATGACGGATTTGTCTTCCAAATACTGAAATAGTCCCGGTCCCAGTTCTATCTGATTTTTCTACTCCATTTGAAAGTATATCATTCAGTAATTCTTGGTATTGTTTATCTATATTATTCATCTTGGTATCTTGATTTTACTCTTTCCGAAATTGGTATGGGGTCATTATTTTCGTCTATCCTTACAAATTTTATTTTGGTGGATAGAATAACTGATTGCTGTCCTGAATAAACACTATGTGCTCTGGCCTCCAGATAAAGTGTTAGCGAGGTGTTACCAATATCACTGACTTCCCCATATATTTTAATTAGCTGGCCCTCTTTAGCGGGTCTTTTGAAAATACATTCATCTATTTTAACAGTGACCATTCTTGGGGTATCACAAACTTCCATTGCCATTGCAGCACCAGCTGCATCTAGCCAAGCAAGAAGTTTACCACCAAAAAGGTTTGCATGAAATCCAAGGTCAGACTTTTTTATTGGGTGTGTTGATATTAATTCCATTAGATTCTTTGTGGGAATTGACCCTTTATACAAATAATATATTGCAACTCACTATTGGGGCTTTCTAAAAGAGGAATACTAAATTTCAAATCGCTAGGCAAATCCCTTTCATATTTGACACCTTCTGGCAATTCCCTCCCAAGTACTACACCGAGCGCCATATATTCTTTGAACTCCAATTCTCTCCCGTCGCAAGGTAGCCAGTCTTTAGGGGTGTAGTTATTACTAAAAAGTATTATTTGTCCTAAGTAAGCTTCCATTACTTTTCAAATATTTTAATTTTTGCATCAACCTCAGTTAGCTCCGACCAGGTACCCATATAGGTAACCGCTCTTACCTTACGATTATCTATCCATACGTATTCCTGTCCATCTTTTATCCTTGGTTTATCCATTACCAACGAGTGATATAGAAATCCATTGTCGTGAAGCCACTTCTCAGTAACTTCTCTGTCCTTCTCCTCTCTGGCTGTAAAGAAGGTGATTGTGTTTCCCTCCTCGTGCCACTTATTGATAATATCCAAAGCATCTTCATATGGCTTTGCATATGGGTAGAGGTGACTATCCTCATTTTTAATGTCCTCACAGACGGTTCCGTCAATATCTATTAGGAAAATTCTTGTCATATTTAATCGTTAATAGATTCTTCTCCCGATTGTCTTGCAAGTCTTAAAGCAATTCCTATCATTAAACCTTCAGCTAAATGTCCAACTAAGTTATCAAATGTGATTGGCATCCACATACCTAGTATGGCAATACAAATTGCGTGTCCATATTTTGTCATCTGAATCACTTAAAAAGCCTTCCCAAAAGATCAAGTTGGAATTGCTCCCATCTAGTTAGGTTTGAACCCCAAAGCTTTCTTTCCGAAAAATCATCATATCGATTCCATAATGGGTAATATAGGAACAGAAAATCCCATTCATCGATAGTGAACCTTTTTACTGAGGTTTTGTTGGGAAGCCTAAACTCAAAAGATAATAGCGAGTAAAACCTAAAGTTTACATTAAACGTGAAAAAATTAAACCCCCATGATTCGTCTCCGTCGTGAAGATATAAGTTTAATAAATGGAATTTGAAGTTCCATCTCCTGGTCTTCCAGGAGATTTTTTCTAGAAATGTTTTGAATCTCATAATGATAGAAAATGATCCTATCATTAAACCGTTTTGATTACCTAAAGTTTCGATTAAGCAAGGTTTGAATAATCACCTATTTCAAACCTGGATGAGTATGCTAAAGCGTGTCTCCAAGCCCTACTTCCGGTTATATCTTTACCCCATCCGGCATTAGCATTAACAGCAGCTCCTAAAGCATCTTCAAATTTTGTAAAATCATTTGGGTCATCATTCCCAAACTTTCTTTTTGAGTGTTTGCTGCTTAATCTATCTAAGAAATAAAGTGCATTTAGTTCTGCCGCTATTTCAGGGTCGTTTGCCATTTCAGGGTTTCTGACTATATCAACGTTAGTTCCGTGCTGCTTAAGAAGATTGTTGTATTTTTCATAGTTGCCCTTAAAGGTCAGTCCATTAAAACCTCTCCCCCTATATTTTGCACCGTCTCCAGGACTATCATTACCATATCTTCCGCCGTAAACAACGTCCCAAAATTCATCGGTCTTTTTGATTCTATTAAGTTCGTCGTCTGAGAGATCCTTAACCTTGCTCCCAAATATTTTTCTGATTCTTTCATTAGATGTATTCTTATAGGAAATCTCGTCCTTTGGGATAAAATTGGACTCTTTTCCTATGACCGAAAGGATGGCTTTTTGTGTTAGTGGATTTACTATTCCATATTTCTTGAGGGCATCAACGACAAGCTGGGCATTTTTCTTCTTGTCTCCAGACAAACCCTTGGGATCAACTTTTCCAACTACGGGGGAAAGTTTAGTCTGTAGGTCAAGATCTTCTATCTCGTCCCGGTTAGACATTTTTCCCACTAATATATCAGCCAAAGAACCGGTTTCTTGTTGGCCCGTTTGCTGTTGAGGGTCAATACCGTCCCTTCTATTCAGATAATTTCTAAGTGTGGTAGCTAATTCCTCGGTTGGTTTTCTTTTTCCCCTTTCCCTTTTTACGCTACTTATGAATTCTTTAGCAGAATCTTCAAAAAGTTCAAACTCTTTTATATTTCTCACAATTGAAATTTATTTTACCAACACTCTATTGAGGGATAATATATATCCGAATCTACAAACTGGAATTGGAATGAGTGCTCTCTGACTCTAAATTCCATATTTCTGATTTTTTTATAATGGTCTGAGATACTTATAAATTCCCTGGCAACCATTGGCCATATGGTATAGTTTGATATGGATGTTTCTTCTGAGGTAAGTAAGTGATCCACATCATATAAATCTAATTCTTTCCTGAGGTGCAAGTTTTTAACCACTGCATCATGACAAGAGTGATTATAGATAACGAAATTGGCGGTGCTAGCTTGGGTTCTGGGTTTTGCTAGATGTTCTGTTAATATTTCAATCTCGCTAAAAAAATAGTGGTTCCCAATAAGTACATCCCAGTCAGCCGGCAATTCCTGGAATACCTTTTTTATCTTTTCAAACCAACCTTGTGCTAATTCGCAATCATCTTCCAAAACCAAAATAGGTTCCCCTATTTTCTTAGCTAATTTCATGCATTTGAGATGTGATTTGAAAATTCCATCTGGTGGGAATTTTTCAACTATCCCATTAACTCTCTCCACATTCAGTTTTTGGAAAAGGTTATCATTTTTGATCTTGAAATTCATCCACCGATCTTCCCTTTCGGGTAGGTTAATAACCAAAGCTTTACTTGGAAGATCAAAGGCCTTTAGATCCTTTCGAAACCCACCCTTACAATCTACAATTTTTGCAAGATCATCCTCCTTGTTATTCAAAGACATCTGTGAAAAATATCCTGGACTAACTCCTGGGGATAACGGCGTTCTCATACTTCTATTATTCGTTCCAATCGGGATCCCCCCAATCATCATACGATTCGTCCAAATAGAAATCTGTTTCCTCGTGGGTTAATTCCCATCCGAATCCATCCTTAACCCAAACTTTTTCTGAAAGCGGGATCTCTATTCTTATTTCTACCCTCGAGCCATCAATTATTCCACCGATTACCTTTTCAAGGGCTTCAAGAATTTCTACGAGATCCTCGTCTGGGATTTTTTTGCTTGATTCTGATTCGCAGTAGATTTCTAACCTGTTACTTTCATTGATATCCAGGCAATCTAAAAAGAGAGATCTTGTTTGTGGATCTATAATTAATTTTTCAATATTAGATCTAACAAGATCCAAAGACTCCCTTTGGAATTTACCCTTGCTTACTAAATCTATATGATAAAGACAGACATCCATATATGTTTTTAAACTTTGCTTTTATTTGACTATATAACAAGTTTAAAAAATAGATTTCTTACCTATAAATCTCGTGCAAAAAGTTTTTCTGTGATATTTGGTTAACCCAAATTTTTCGATGGCTTCTATATGAGCCTTAGAGCCATAACCAGCATTGCTTTCCCATAAATATTCTGGAAATTGCTCTCCTAGTTTTTTCATTAATCTGTCTCTGGTAACCTTTGCTATGATTGATGCAGCTGCTATCGATTGAACTTTACTATCCCCTTTCACTATGCATTCGTAAGGAATGCCTTTGTGACCTGGGAATTTATCTCCATCCACTAAAAGTTTGGTTGGTGTATTTTCTAATTCGTCAATGGCCTTTTTCATGGAAACGAAAGTGGCTTGGAGAATATTAATTCTATCGATCTCTTCGGATTCTACAATACCGATTCCCCAACTTATAGAGTTGCTCATTATAATATCATAAGCTTGATCCCTTTTCTTAGGGCTAAGCTTTTTGCTATCTTTGATAAGCTCATGCTTGAATCCTTCCGGTAAAATAACAGCTGCAGAAACAACGGGTCCAGAAAGACACCCTCTTCCTACCTCATCAATTCCCGCTTCCATTCTTAGCCATCTCCTTTTTGACTTCTTCCATAGCTTGGTCGTAGATGACTTCCCTGTCCATCCATTTTCCGGACATACGTAAATCCATTTGCTTTTGATTTACCTTTTCCATGACTTGGTCTTTTATACCAAGTTCCCAAGCTTCCATTAGTAGATCTTCTATTCGGCTCATTTTTTAAACATTTGCCATTAGGGTGGCTTTAATTCCATTTTCTGGGTGAACTACGTAAGCATGTAATGCTCTTGTTGATCCTTCGTATCCGTGATTGTGATGCCATCTATCCGATCCTGAAAGACTTGGCATCTGGAATACTTTCACTCCTTTGTAGTCTTTTACCATTTCGTGGTGTAAGTGACCAGTAAAGAATGCTCTGTGTTTCGTCTGAGCCCAAAGGTCAGCAGCTTCGTTTGCCATCATGTAAGGAAGATCTTGAAGCTTCATACCATCACCATGTGTGAATCCCATCAAGGTGTTGCCATAGCTGAAGTATTGTCTGAATTTGTGACATCTGATAACATTTACATCGTCGCAATCCCTATAGTAAGCCCCCAAATATTGTAGCAAGACGTGAGACAGCTTAAAGTCATGGTTACCTGCGGTGAGGATAATCTCAACATCAGCAACTTGTCTAAGCATATCCAAGAACTCAACCATTAGTTGTTGACCTTCAACCATAATTTGAATAAATGTTCCATCACAGTCTTGTGGGGTTCCTTTTGTTGTGGTTCCTCCCATAGTGTCTACGTGGAAGAAGTCAGAACCAACAGGAACTATAATTTTCTCGATATTGTATTTTACGATATCCGGGATTAGCTCCTTGGTCTTTTGGATAAGAAGATCTCGAGCCATTTGTCGATTGTATTCTTCTCTTACTTCTCCAGACCAAGCATATTTACCATAGTGCAAATCAAACGGTGACATTACTAAAGCATGTTTGTCCCCTTTGGGAAGATCCAATTTTGGAACCTTATATTTAGCAAAGACCTGTTCTAGTTTTTCAGCAAGTGGGTTTAAGGTCAGACCCTTAAAAGCCCACCAGTTGTTGGCTGCGTCTTTGATAAGCTTTTCTTCCTGTCTAGTGTATTTTTGGAAGAACGAGAACTTTCTTTTCTGCAATGCATCTTGAACCATTTCATCCTCACCCCTTGCAAACATTTCTTCATCAGTGTAAGGTTCTGAATCGTGTGTCCAACCCATTATAGATTTAAGGGCAATGAAAATGTTGCGCGGGATTTCGAAGTTCCTACAGATCTCATTGATGGTTTCTGGAGAGCCGTCAAGGTTAGAATACCTAGACTTCATATCTCTGATAATAGTTCCGGTAAACTTATACGGCTTGTTTTTGATGTAAACAATGTAAAGGTCTTTGGACTCGTCAAAATAATAAGCAGAGCTGTGCTTGTATTTTTTGTATGCTGTCTGTGCTAGTTCCCTTTCCTCTTTCTCCTCAATTTCAATTTGTTCTTCGCTTATCTCAGACTCTGCATCAAACTTCTTTTGAATCTCCTGTTCTAGGTCAGTGTTGTCATCAACTACTGGTGTTTGTAAGTGGACTGAGATTGCTCTTCTTAAACTGTCAATGTGGGAGGCTCCTAAATCGATCGAATGCTTTTTTACAATTTCTCTAGCAATTTCTGAATGGTTAAGGCCTTTTTTAAGAAGCTGAATTATTTCGTTCTCAAACTTATTGACTATTTCTCTTAGAGACAATTTACTCATTATTCTTTGTGATATTTGTCCTTACGGTTTAGGTAAGGAATTTTCTAATATATGGGCGTTTCTTAAAAAGATTTCGGTCTACCTTCTAATTATATAACCCAATAAGATTAGATGCACAAAAAAGGCCTGATTTCTCAGACCCTTTTGTTTTATTAACCCCCGGAATTTATTCTTTGCTTTCTTTAGTAATTGCACCAACTATTTCCATTAATCCAATTTCTTTTTCAAGCTCCGTAAAGTACTCAGTAATATATTTACATTTTTCATACTCCTCCGTTGATTCATAATAGCCAAGAAGAGAAGTTTTAATAGCCTCCCTTTTCTCTATGAGTCTTGGGTGCAAGATAGCCTTCGTCCCCATGGTTTCCATACGACGAATAGCATTCTCGTAAATATTTCTTTCTATTTTCTTTGGTGCTTGGTCCAATTCCATCTTTTATATTTGGGTGTAATTCTCGTCCTCTTTCAATATTTCAAAAAGGTCGTGACATTTTTCATATTCTTCAAACTCTTCTAGTATAGTTAAGCAATCCTTCGAATTCTCAAGCAACGTGCTCTTTAACCCAAACTTTACAATATTTGAGTAAATGCTAAGTGCCCAGTTTAATTCATCTATAGTTCGAAGAGTTTTCATGATTTCCCATTCAAACTATATATTTCAATTAGCTCAAAAAAGAGAAAGCATCTGGTCCTTTTTGGAAAGGTACCCCTGACATGTTTGGTCCGTTATATTCAACCATAAGGAGTCTGTCGCCTTCTTTATTACCGTAAACACTTAGAACTTTTACAGTTTTATTGGTTGCATTTTCTCTTAAAATATCGCCTCTGGATACCTTTATCCCATTTACCTGGGCAGAGTTGGTTAAGAAATATTCGCTTTTGTCCATGTTTCAAATTCTTTTATTAAAGTTTTTACCTCTCCACAAGTTTCGTATCTTTCAAGCTCTTCAGACCAAAGCAGGAAGTTGTTAAGAAAAGTACCATAGTCTTCTTTTTTTATGATGATAGAATAACCATCATCGTTATCCAAACCTTCTTCATCCAAATGGAAAATGATTACAAATGAATATCTTTTCTTGACGCCCTTCTTTATTTTTTGGAAAATGATCTTCCAGAATGTATCCTTTTCATCAAAGGACATGTCATCACTAAATATTAGGTTGTCTTGTGGATCTTGCATTTTATTATTTTTCTAGCTCTACCTCTTCTATTCCAGGAGATAGAATGTTACCCATAAAAGCCGTAATTAAATAGGGGTCTGCGTTAGATCCTGGTCTTCTATCCTCTAGGTATCCTATCCAATTCTTTTCTGTGTCTAGAGGGATTCTAATTGATGCCCCTCTATCACTCACACCCCAAGAGAACTTTTCAATGCTTTGTGTTTCGTGGTTTCCAGTTAACCTTTGGTCATTGTCCGACCCGTAGATTTTAATGGCTTCCAAATGCTTACTCTCCATATCTTTGAAGAGCCTTTCGAAGTATTCCTTTCCACCAGTGGTTCTCATAACCTCGTCTGAGAAGTTTACATGCATTCCAGAACCATTCCAGTCTTCTTCTGCACCCATTGGTTTGGGGTGGTAATCAACTTTAACCCTATATTTTTCTGCAATTCTACTTAGCAGAAATCTAGAAACCCAAAGATCGTCTCCTGCGTTTTTATTTCCTTTGGAAAAAACTTGATATTCCCATTGTCCAAGCATAACCTCAGCGTTTGTTCCGGTAATATTAATTCCACAAGATAGACATGCGTCCATATGCTCTTCTGAGATCTCCCTTCCTGCACTATATGGATGACCAACTGAACAATAGTACTTTCCTTGTTTTTCTGGTGTGTTGAAATTTTCAAACCCTAGGGGCTTGTCATCCTTTCTATTGTGCCACCTTAGAACATACTCTTGTTCAAAGCCAAACCAGTGTCCTTCAGTATCCACGTTGATTGAAGATCTTGTATTGGTTTCGTGTGGGGTTCCATCAGGATTCATTACTTCGCATAATACCAAATATGAGAAACCCCCTCTTAGTGGGTCTTGGTATAATTTAACTGGTTTAAGTATGCAATCAGATGAGCTTCCCTCTGCTTGGTTGGTTGAGCTACCGTCAAAAGACCAAGAGGGGATGTCTTCTAATTTTGGCATCATTAAAGCTAGAGGATTCTCGATGCTATCAGCTCCGAAATCCAATACTTTTACTTTTGACCTTAAATTAGGTTCTGGTTTATAACCATCTAGCCAGATGTATTCGAGTTTAATCTTCATGAATAAGTTGTTATTTTTTTGCTCCTTGTTTATATACCAAGAGTCAAAAAGATTTTCGACTTATTTCTTAGAAAATTTTATGGCTGTTTTGACTGAAGTCCCCCAGCTTTTTTGCTGAAGTCTTCGTATTGAATGATTTTTCCTGTTGTCCCCCTCTCTAAACCAAGGGATCCTTTTTCAGTACCGAAAGTTCTTTCATCAAACCACTTGACAAAGTTATCGATTGTTTTGAATTTTTTATTGGGTTCTACTACTGGAAGTGACATAATGTTTTTCTTTTATTTATCAAGAAGGAACATTTTGGTCAAAATACCAACTAATGCCGAGAAGATGATCCAAAGAGTTTTAGTAACAGTGCCTTTCCATTTAACCAGCTCGGAATGCTCCATGAGCATTTCCTTGAAGTCTTTTTCGTCTTCCTCTTGAGATTCCCTGTACTTAGTGTTTTCGTTAACCTTAACGATGACACCATCGTCTGGGTCCAGCAATTTTTTTTTTAGGTCCGATAGATCTTTCTTCATATCGGCCTGAGATTGCTTGAGTTCCTCGATGTTCATTTGGATGATTTTAAGTTCCCCGTTAGGTAACTTTGTCCTCATGGTAGACAATTCATCCAGAATGTCCTGCATTAAATCGGTTACTTGTTTTTTATTATCAGCCATGCTTTTACTTTGGTTCATTCCCCAACAACCCAAAATAAAGCATACTATATATCACCCCTGGGGGTAATCAAGGCTGACAAAAGAAGGTTATGATTTATTATAAGATGGCTGAATATCCACCATAGAATCCTCTATGATAATAAAGGAGTCTACTGTTTCCTTTGGTGTTTCAAGAATGAAAAAACCATAGCAGTCTTTTCGATTTACCGAGTCCTTTATTATACGGGACCCGTAAAATCTAATAAGCTCACAAGTTTCTATATGAGCTTGAGCGGTTTGTGTTTTAATAGAAATTTTCAACTACTCAAGTATTGCACGACTTACATCGTCAATGTGGACTATCATGTATTCGTCATCGTTAGTTAGGTGCAACAAAACTTCTTCGGAGGTCATGCTTCCAACCAAGATTGCATTTTCTCCTTCAAAGGTAAATTCTATCCCTAGATGATCGGTCTCAAGTTTGGATCTTCTAATCCATTTGCTTTGGTTCCTCAAAAACTGATCACCATAGTACTTTCTCATGGAGTCTGTTGGCTCCTTGATTTTTCTCCTTCTTTTGCCTGATAAACTTGCCATTTTAGTTGTAGTATCCTTTTTCTTTTAACATGTCTAAATGTTGTATGATTTTTTCCAATTCTTGTTCCCTCTTTTCCCCATGCAACACCTTAATCAAATTTTTATCCTTTGGAATTTTATAAAAATCCCCATTTAGAGTATCCTGTTCTACTTCGGTTTCGAAAAAATGCTTCACCGTGTTATGTCCATCATTGATGTTTATGTAGCTCATTGGCAAACCCCCACCTCCATATTTCCAGATCAAGACGTTCATAGGGGTTTCGTCTTGGAATGGTGAGTAGTGGTACACATCAACAACCTTCCACATCACATGCAGAAATTCTTCAAGTATAGTGAAGAAATTTTTACAAGACCTGTTGAAGATAAAAAGGTTCCCTGTCCTATATTCATCCCTCTGCTCAGCAGAAACCTGTAGAAATTGCATCAAAGGCCATTCAAGAGTTTTTGTTAAATCGCATTCTGGCCAGCACCCCTCAAAAGGATTACCTCTCATAACACCATCATCGTCAGGTACCATAACGAATTCGTGTGGTCCCTTGGTTGCTAATGGTATATTTTTTATCCTGCTTGAGTAATCGAAGATCTCATCAATGTTCGGACAGGCAATACTATCACCATCGATATAGCAAGCTTCGTCATAACCAAGGTCGATTGTTTTTAAACATGCCTCGCTTTTCCTTGTCATGACCTGGAAGCTTCTTGGGTTTCTTCTATTTACATAAAAATTACCTCCCCCCTCATTTTGGAAGCTCTCACCATCCTCATATAGATCATAGTTTATTCTATGGAAATAAACACCCTCCGGCATTTCCAACCCAAGATCAGCCGGAAAGTAATTAATGCAAAATATGTTTACGTCATAATTAGAATAGCGTTTCAGGCTTTTCGCTAACCATAGCGCTAGGTAATGGTAATTTTCGGTTGTGATAGAAACGTAGGATCTTCTCATTTCTTTATTTGGTATAATGCTATTTCTTTTTGGATAGAATCGAACACTCTGATTACGTCGTTGTTTTGGAAGTTGTCAGTAGAAACCCAGTATTCCAAGGTACGGGCTGTGTTTGGGATATCCCATTTAAGTATTTGATCACATCCTCTATAAAGAACTAAAGTTATATCCCCCAAAGAATCCACAAGGGGTTTGAAATATAAACAGCCCCCTTTTAATTCCCACCTACCTATTTTTCCACCGACGAAGGGTTTAAGCAAAGTGATGCTTTCAATCATGTCGTTTTTGGTATAAGGGGTCACGTGGGCTATAAAATCACCAGGTTCCCACAGGTTTTTATTTATGTGTGGGAAAGCATCAATGGTGTAAGGATTATTTGTGGGCCAGAATCTGTTAAAAAGTTTCTCCTCTATCAAACCGATTCCATCTCTCCACCTATCTTTTTTCAAAGACATTCTCATCTGCCTCGTTTCGTGATCAAATTCATTTATGTCCATCCCTTCGGGCCAATCCGGGGATTCCCATATTTCTGTCAAGAAATCGATAGATTCCTGACAGTTTTTTATTAATATCTGGGATGACATTATGTTATCGTTGTAGGTACTTCCGGTTAGATTGTTATCTGGTGCTCCTCCACCTATAGGCAGTATAATAAACTTATCCTCCTGTATGAAAGACTCTAGTTTAATAGAAGGATTCGTAATTAAACAACCAAAGTCAATGAAGAAAAACCAGTCAGATTTCTCTTTTTCTATAAGTTGTCTAAGAATCTTTATCTTTCCCCATTGTGGATTTCTACCCTCTAGGAAATCGTCGCCCATCAGGAATCCTATGTGGTTATAACCGTTTAATTGACAATAATCCTTAAAATTGCTGTTTATTGTATGATCAGCCACCTCAGAATATTCCTCATTGTACAGGGACACAACAGATATGCTCACACCTCTCTCAAAGATAAAATTTTCTGGAATATCAGAAGTCAATCTGTATCCTAATGAGATAAGTCTGTCTTTTAGTTTGTAAAAACCCCCGCTTGAATCGTTCACATAATGACCCTCACAATACTCGAATGCTATTTTATCTGGTAGGACTTTTCCATAATCTAGTAATGAGTTTATTATGTCGATATCAATACCCTCTAGGTCTGTTTTAAATATACCAATCTCGGTAATTGAATATTCCTCTATAATTTCACCTATGGTAACAGTTCTAACCCGTATCTCCTCATATAGATGTTGTAGATTCCTTTCTTCTAACTCCCTTAACACAAATGGGTGTGGAGATCCCAACCTTGAGCAGGCTCTTAGCCAATTTGGGAGATTATAATCGTTTACTGTTTTTTCAGGTAATGTGTAAATGGTGTCTTCACCGCTAGAGTCAGAGACCACCGCATTTAGCTTCTTTACATTTGGTCTATCTGGTAGCTTGTCAAGATACTCTGGGATAGCCTCTATGCTCAGTCCCCTTTCTTCATCCTTGCACGATTGGAGCAGGGTTGTGAAATCACACGTTCCTATTTCTATAAAATCGTATCTCATCTAGATGTTTTTTTGCTTTAGAATTGCCTTTTGGCTGTTAAAACAATGTAGAGAAACTATGTGCATTGCATAGTAACCGGGAACTACATTTTCCCAAGACTTGTCCCTTTTTTTCATTTCTTCAATAACCCATAGCACCTTTCTGCAGGCAAGATAGATGTCATCTCTAAAATGTCTCATGATGTCGCATGATCTTATAAAATAAGAAACGTGAAGGAAATCTCCTCTTCTCATGAAATGATATCCTATGGTACATGGGACTCTTTCCTTGTGATGAGCTCCAGTATCCTCTGGAAACCAAATGGGTAGAAACGCTTGTCTTGTAAAAGGTTCTCTTTCTAAAAGATCCAAGACATCATTAAAATCCCCATATTCATACCTAATACCCTTCAGGATTTGCTTGGTGAGTTTACCGGTAGAATTATTTATTGGAGCTTTCTTTGGCCAAATTCTTTCTGGGTATGTGTGAGAAAACTTTTCTTCCTTCTTGAATTCGCTATTTTTGTTCTGGTTGAAAGGCCACCATTCGTTTGACGGTGGAGGGTTAAGAGGTACTCCACCAACTCTTTCGTCAAAGTGATTGTCCGCCCATGGTAAATTTGGTTTAATTTCTTTTACAAGTTCCTCAATCGTAGGTGGAATGAACATTTGGAATGAGTGATTCATTACTTCCCACATGTCATCGGGGGATACCACTCCTTGCCATCTTTCTGTTTTTACGACAGATCCATAATCATAAAGTCTCTTTTTTGACCATTCAATAGCTTCCGACGGCTTGTAAAATGTTTTCATCTAATAGTTATTGTATCCCTCTTACTTAATTATCTTTTCTAGGTTTCCTCTTTTTGGATTAAACCTCAAATAAATTCCCACTGTGGAATTTCTCCTTTATTTCACCCTTAAACATTGTACCCGGTTTAACATAAAAATCAGAAACAGTAACTTTTTCAAAATGTTTGAAACCTTTTTGCCTTAATATTTTTTCTCCCTCTTCTTTTTCAAAAGAGTTGGGAAATTGTACACTAATGATCTCAGTTCCCCATCTGGAGGAATTGAATCCACTTAACACCCTTGATGGAAATTCTACGTTTTTAATGAGAAGAATCTTTACCTCGGTGACGTTGGTTCTTTCAAGGAACCCGTCAATGGTAACCCCGTCTTTTTTCTCACAATCAATAAGCTTTGCTAATCTTCTATAGAGTCTTAGCTTAATAAATTCTTCCTCGTCCGGCTGTAAGCAAAGAACCTTCCAGTTTCTTGTTTCGTATTCATATAAATGATTTTCGAAAGCATAATTATCTGTTGCACCGTATTCCACGCAACCAGACCTAAATTGGTCGGGGTCAATCAGTTGTACAAGACGGTCACAGATTAAAATTTCTCCCATAAAAAAAGCAAGTTTGAATTTATACAACAAACTTGCTTTAAAATTTCAGCTTTTCCTAATTATTCACAGGTAGTAAGCTTGTAATCTCTAAAAGAGCTTTTGGTTGGTTTGGAGTTTGGGAAATAGTAGCATTCAAGCAAGGAGCCTTCAAAGAAAATTTTCTTGGTAAATCCAGTGGGTACGGTTGCTCCTGTTGGTAATATCTCAGGGTTGTCATAATGGACCTTGATAATTACACACACCTCTCCTTCGTTTGCAAGTTCTCTTTCGTATGCCTCAAGCAGTCTCCAGAGTCCCCTATTTAAATCTTGGTGCTGCAGTGCACAGTTTAGATACGAAAAAGTCTGCTTTAGCATTTCTTTTGTACAATTAAAGTCTGCAGCAGGAGCCATATGTCCCTTATCCCAAACATTCGATTTGTAATCAGCATTGTCCGAGGTTAGAACTGAATCATTTTTATAAAAGTTCATACCCTTCCTCGATGCGTTACCGTTAGGACAAAGAACTTTGTATTCAACCAAAAGTGGCTGTTCTAGGACTTCCGAATATGTAACAGTATAGATTCCAGCATTAATGTTCACTTCCTCCCTTTGAGCAAAAATAACGGTTGGAAGTAATAGTAGCAGGACTAAAATTTTTCTCATTGCAAAAATTTTTCCTCTATATATTTAAGATTGTTTATCTCCTGGTGATAACTATGTTGTTTATGACCAAGACATGTATATTATTCACATAGAAGCTTTTTATAGCATCTGCTGGGGATTCTACTATAGGTTCTCCTTTGCCATTAAAAGAGGTGTTTAGAAGTAAGGGGATTCCGGTTTTTTCATAGAATGCTGAAATAAGAGAATGGTACCTCTCATTCATCTCTTTTGTTACCGATTGGTATCTAGAAGTATGGTCGATGTGAGTAACCCCTGGAATTTTACCCCTCCATTCCTCTTTCACTTTTGTAGTTATAAGCATATATGGTGAAAAACAATCAAGGTCAAAAATTTCCTTCCTATGCTCTTCTAATACGGAGGGTGCAAAAGGCCTATACCACTCCCTGTTCTTAATCTCTGAATTTATATACCTTTCAACCCAAGGTGAAGATGGATTAGCTAATATGGATCTGTTTCCAAGAGCACGTGGACCAGTTTCACTTCCCCCCTGAAACCAGCCAACCACTTTATTCTCTACAAGGCATTGACTAACATAGTCTAATAGGTTCTCCCAATTAACAAATTCTTGAAATTGGATATCTGGAATATCACTTTCGAAGAAATCATTTATCGCCTCTTGGTTTGAATACTCTCTTCCTAGATATGGCTTGAGATACTTTCCGGTTGGTAAATTACCCTCGACTATCTGGCCAAACCAAGCACATCCTAACGGTATTCCGCTATCGTCTGACGATGGAAGGTAGTACTTATTCTCAAACAAGTCTGATTTTTCTATTAGCTCGTTTGAATTACAATTTAGGAATGATCCACCAGCAACACAAATGTTTTGAGAATCAACAACCTCACTTGCTTTTTTGGTAAAATACATTAGAAGTCTTTCCTGCTCTCTTTGATAGATACCAGCAATGTTTGCTCTGGATTGAAAATCGGAAAGATAATTTATACCATCAGATGGGACTTGACCATTCGGTATAAAAACGTCATTTTCCAGAATTTCTATAAAGTCAGGAAACGAGTCTACAAATTCTCTATCGGCATAAGATGCTAACCCCATTAACTTCCCGGATTGCCAGCTATTATTTGAAGGATCATATACAAGTTGTAAAGCCCCGGTCCCATACATAATGCCAACTGAAACTCCACCCCCCTTATAACCATCGGTAGAAAGCTTAATCCACTTTTTATAGGATTCCTCGTAAGAATCCTTTTTAAAGTTGTATATGGTTACTGCTTCAGCTAATCTTACGTTTTCTTGTAATTCGTTTGGATCCTTTTGAGGGAACCAAGCGTTTGCTTTGGAATCTGGAGCAATCTCACTTCCAGAAGCGTCCACAACAAGTACTGCAGCATCTTCAAACCCAGAACTATAAAAGGTACTAAAAGCATGGGCAAGGTGATGAGGCATAAATTCCAACCTTCCCCTGTTTACCCCAGTAATAGATTCAAACTGCTCTCCGTATTCATCAGGCAGCTCTGTAGTACTGTAGATAAATCTGTCTACATCATCAAAAGAAATACCAGCACTTTCTACACAATATCTCATTGATTTTTCCGGCATTTGATGTTGATATCCGCCGTAAGATTTTACTCTGGTAATTCTTTCCTCTGAGATCCCAACCAAAACCTCGCCATCTTTAATCAAGACCGCTCCCATATCGTGACCTACTGATATCCCTAGTGAGATCATATTTTATTTAGTCCTCATTCCGTATTTAGACTCAAACCAAGACATCTCCATCTCAGCTTTTCTTCTGTCAACATCCAATACTGATATAATAGTATTTACACCAAATTCAACCCATTCTGTATACTCTCGAGTACCTAATGGACTATTGTACATCCAATAAGGATCCCTCTGGGCTTTCTCTGGCTCAATCTCAGCATACATCATGTGTCTCTCCTTCAGGAGATTCATGATTTGGTCCTCTTTAGACTTGTTAAGGTTCATGATTTTTATGGATTGTTAAAAAGTTTTGATCAATCTTTTTGCTGTAGAGTAGTTTGTTGCTAGAGGTATATTGTGATGGTCACAAACTCTCATCAACATTTGTACATCAGGTTCGTGAGGGTGTTTCCCAAGAGGGTCTCTAAAAAATATAACAAGGTCTATCTCCTTTACAGAAGCTAAGGCAGCAATTTGAGCATCCCCTCCGTGAGGTCCGGAGAGCAATTTTTTTACTTTGAGACCTGCTTGTTCTACGTGAGTTCCGGTTGTTCCGGTTGCCACTATTTCAACATCCCTCCTTTTAAAGAATTCTATGTTATGCATGATAAAAGAAACCATAGAGGCTTTCTTCCCGTCATGTGCAATTACAGCTACTTTCATTGTTGGGAATCTCCTCTCCAAACACGGTATGAGTCAGAGTCAAAATGTTCTGTTGAAACTTCGTAAACTACACCATCCTCCAAAGCTTCTAATTGGTGAGGCTGACCTGGTCTTTGTCTTACAGAATCTCCTACCCTGAGAGTTTGTTCGTTTACCTCCGCTGTTTCGGTATCGATCCATCTATAAATGAAAGATCCCTCTTGAACGTACCAAGTTTCATCCTTAACCATATGGTAATGCATTGAGAACTTAGCACCCTTTTTAAAGCAAAGAAGTTTACCGCAATAAAGTTCGTTGTTTTCGAATATAATCTCGTGTCCCCAGCCTTTGGGTATATTACATCCGGGGCACTCCTTAGCATTAATTACTTTTGGCTTTTCCATACTTATTTTTTTATAACACTATCTAATAAATCCTTGTACCTGGGCAAAATTCTAACTGTTGCCTCCTCATAGTCCATAAACTTAGCATCGTTTATTTCGCTAAGTTGTAGCATTGACTGCGGGAGGATTTCTTTTTTTAAACCAATTTCTTCTAACGTATTGATATAACACTCGAAGATATAAACGGTTTTAAAAACCTTTTTACCCCTAGTATAGTGGATTGTATGTTTTTTCCCTAGCTGGTGTGGTAAAATCTTGATTCCAACCTCTTCAAAAGTTTCTCTGCAAGCTGCTTCAATTTCATCCTCACCTTCTTCAATGTGACCTTTTGGTGGCATATAACTCCCAAACCATTTGCTATTTGTGCTGTGACAAAGAAGTAACTTGTTATCACAAACAATAGCAATCCCTGAAGATTCCTCTATTTTTCCCATGTGAATTGTTTATTTTATTTATCACGATTTTAGGAATCTGAAACAGCTCTTCCCTTCATTTTCTCCCAATCTTTCTCTGGACGTACCTCTAAATTAGTAATCCATCCCCCTTCGATTGCGTTCATTCTCATACCTCTGGATTCTGCAAACTTTATAAGTGCATTTACATCTTTTGGGAAGCAGGTACCTCCATATCCCATTTTTCCATCTGGACCCGGGACGTGAAGATGTGAATCTCCAACTCTACCGTCAGAAGCAAATCCGTTCATTGCATCCTCCCAATTAATTCCTATTGCACTACCAAGCCTATAAAACTCGTTCATGATAGAAACCTTTGTAGCAAAGAATGTGTTGTTCATGTACTTAATGTACTCTGCTGTCTTCGAGTCTGTCAATATGAAATTTCTATTCATAAATCTATCCTCAAAAAGGGATTTTACTCTTTCATTTAATCTAGAATCCCCTCCCAAAATTATCCTTGCCTGTGTTAACATATCCAGTTTAGCAGTTCTTTCGGTAAGGAATTCTGGGGAAAAAATTATATTAAAACCAAATCTTTCTGATAGAGATTCGGTGGTTCCTGGAAGTACTGTCGATTTAATAATGAATATCTGGTCTTTATTTGGAAATATAGAACCAAAGAAGTTTTCAATAAATGAAAGGTCTTGAGTTCCGTCCATCCTCATTGGAGTTGGTAAGCAGACAAAAATAAATTCTTGCTCTAAGGTTTCCTCTAAATTATGTGTAGCTTTTAACGGATCAATGTCAAATATTTTAACATCCGCTGTTGGTGAAAAGGCAAATGCTTGGGACTCTCCAACGAATCCGTTACCGATTATTCCTACTGTTTTCTTTCCCATCTTCTAAATATAAATATTACATTCCTTTTTTACTAGGATGAATGTTATAGACTAACGTCTATTGTTTATTTCAAATATAATTAGGAAAGATGTTGGCGTTTACCAATCTAGAGTATCAAGATCTAACTCATAACCATCCCCGGTAGCAATTGCACTTACGTTGAATTCATACTTACCATCCATGGTTTCTGCTGTCATAAATCCCTCGTAATTATAATCACCCCACCCGCTTTCAAAGTCGTCAAAAAAGATAATTTCGTTTTTACCATCGGGTCTTATTATCTCGTACCAAAAAACATCTCTTGGGACCTTAAAATCTGGATTTTCTGGATTGTATTTTTCTGAAGAAAACCAATCCTTTTCTTCCCTATATTTTCTGATAAGATCGGTAATCTCTTTCGCATCGTCGTCTGGAGAAAGTTCCCTCATGATTCTTACACCTCTATAATGACCCCTTTTTGGCCAATTTGATGCCATCCACCTTTCTCCGGTTCTAAAAGATTCATATAAAGAGATGTGTTTCATAACTCTATATATTTAGAGAAATGCAAGGATCTTTTCTTTTTTGCCACTTTGTTTTATCCCTTCCCAATTTCTTGGAGTCCAAACAAAGTTTTCTAGACCCCATTCGCGGTCGAATGGACCATAAGAACTTGCTTCAACATGAATACCCATATGTAAGTCGTCAATGGCAACCCAATGTGTGACGGATGGGTTCTTACCTAACCAACGAGCAATTTCAAAATAACGTTCTTGCTCTTTATCTTCGGTCCTACTCCATGGAAAATCTCCGTGGTCGGGAACAAAACCTTCATCTCTCCAATCTGTGAAATGGAAAATCTCTGTAACACCAATAGGTCGTTTGATAATACCCTGAGATTCGTAGTAGTCACCCAATTCTTCTAATGTTGCGTGAAGTCTCCAATCTGAGCTGACGATAATCTCGGCACCTGTCTCTTCTAAGATTTCGTTTAATACCTTAACTGCCTTTCGGTCAAAATTGTCAAAACGATATTCAAGAGGTATTTCACTTCCACGCATGGATAACTTCATCCTACCCCACTTCTTTTGTTTCTTGTGGCGTGAACCCCAATTATTTGCTAAACAAATAACCCCATCGTTATCTAAGAATATGACTTTCATTATACATTAAAAGTTCCCTCTTGCAAATCTGGTCCTTCCTTAGGTTCAATTTGGTCGCTTAGATAGTCACAGAAGTAATTGCTACAAGTTTGTGGCCTGATTTCATGAACTGTACAGAATTTGAGACTTGTGTTGTAGAAAATACAGGGCAATTTTGGGTGATGAAAATTTACCCTCAAGGCAGGGTAGTTTTCTGGGTTTTGCCAAGTGCTTTTGTCTGGAAAAATTTGGCTACCTGCTTCAAAGTCTATAAAAACATCCTCATATCTAACGTTTCTTCCAAGGTGACTTTGGAGTCTTTCGATGAATTCATCAGTGTCCGTTATTTTTCCAATGATATAATCCCTATTCTCTATGGAACAGCAGCTTCCGTCATACCCGTCTATACCGAAGCATTTATTAGAACATATATCGCAAATAGATCCAGGCATTTCTATAATTTAAGACTTCCTTCATTGATTCTTTCTACTAGACGTGGATGTAATTCCAAATCCCCACTTGGGTCAAGAACTACAACAGCATTATCTAAATAAGGATTTTTTTCCTTATCAAACCTGCCATCACTTTCAAATAACACATACAGTTTTTCCCCTATAGCAGAAGCAAGATCTTTAAGGGTCTCCAATGATTCGGTTACATCAATATCACCGTACCAGATCTTGGTTTTTCCAACAAAAAGGTTAGCATTAAAAACTACCACATGGTCAGGAAATGTTCGGCTATAAAAGCTTTTGCTTCCCGATATCATTTTACCAGGATAACCTAATGCCCCCTTTGCAACTTCATAGTATATGTTCTCCATCTCGGAATTTTTAAATTCTAGAGACTTCCTGCTGTTTAGTTTCTTAAAGATGAAAAGAATTCGGGATTCAAGCTCCTTAAGAATTCAACATATAAACTGATTGCATTCTCAACATCTTTCTTGTGAGCCATCTCAACTGTGGTGTGCATGTACTTTAAAGGTGTAGCAAGAATAGCAGTAGGTATACTTTCTAGGAAAAAAGCCATTGTATCATTGCCATAGGATCCTACTGTCAGTTGGAGTGGTATATCGTTTTCAGACGCAACCTCTCTCAACTTAGCATTCAATTTGCGGTGGTTTTGTGCAGTGTATTCGATACATGGCCCATCTCCTCCCTTCGTATCTCCGTCTTTAGCTTTATTGATTCTTGGAGTGTTTGTATTGTGGCAAACGTCGTGTACCAAAGCAAGATCTGCATTCAGCTTTTTAGCAATCATTTTTGCACCATATAAACCCACTTCCTCCTGGACAGAATTTACTACCACCAGATTAAATGGAAGATTGGTTTTGCTGTTGTGAAGATCTTGAGCTACCTTAGCAATAATATAGCCACCGATCTTATTGTCCAACGATCTTCCAACCCAATAATCACCAATTTCTCTCAGTGGATCGTTGAATGTTACAAGACATCCTACCTCAATTTCAGCTGAAAGGACATCTTCTTTGCTTTCCAGACCAACGTCTAACCAAAGCTCGTGTTGGTCTGGACCTTTTTCAACATATTCTTTTCTAGTGTGAATAGCTGGCCATCCAAAAACACCGGGTATTTTCTTGCCAGTATGGGTGTGGATGACAACATCCTTTGATGGCGCGATCATGTTATCAGAACCACCATGACGCTTAACCCTAATATATCCTTCCTTTTCAATGTGTGTTACGATCCAAGCAATCTCATCACAATGTGCTTCGATTACTACTGTTGGAACCCCATGGTTCCCCATTCCGTTTTCGTCCCTTGAAAAGATCTTAGCTACCGCAGTCCCGTAGGGATCTATATAAACCTCATCGGAGTATTTTTTAATTTCTTCTATCCAAATTTTCTGTCCCTCTGTTTCTTGAGCTACTGGGGCATAAGCATCTAGGTATCTGTAAATAAAGGGTCTTTCTGAAACCTTAATCTGATCTTCCATCTTATATTATTTAGTTTGTGTATCTGGCATTATGCTAGAAAGATATTCCTTTGGACCAAGGACAGACCTTTCACAATTCTTTTGGGTCATCATTTCATCAATCCACTCGTCCCAATATTCATCTAACAATTTTATAAAAGACTCTGGGTTTCCTCTGAGCTTAAATCGGTGGATGTATTCTTCCTTAAGGGATCTTTCGGGGTAAACAAGGACAAAAGGTATTTCGTGATAGTCTAAGGCATCTCTCAATGTTTTATGGGATGAGACCAAGATAAAATCTACCTTTGGATCATCTATTTTTTCCTTAATGTGTTGGATGTAATTCTCTGGGAAGTTTTCCTTATCAAAATCAGAGCTATCCAAGTCTATCACATTAAGACCAGAGATCTCGCTATATGTAGATTTCCCAGTTCCGGGAAAAGCTGAATATACCTTTATCTTAAATTCGTTTTTGTTACCCTCGTCGTCGTATAGACCCATCTCTTGGTCTAATCTCATCATCTCAGTAAGAGCTTTTTCTCTAAGATTCTTTTCTGCAGTTTCTCGATCTCGAGCTATTCTAACAGCATCCAAAAGTCTTTCTCTAAGATCCTCAAACTCTATATCAGTGTGTGGTGAGTTATAGCATTCAAACTCAATCCTATCAACAGAGTTGTCCCTAAGACCTACGACATGGTAGTCATCCATCTTCTTTTGTAAATCCTCAAAAGCTATTTCTTCTATCTTTCTGGAGTCAATAGATCCAATAGGAAATCTAACTACCAGTATTGGCTTTGTTATTTTCTTTTTTGTCATGAGGTTCGGTTTAATCCATGTCTTCCTTTGAGGGATGATTATTCGGTCTTCTTAGAAAATCAGTTCTTTCCCCTTTCTTTTCTTTCTCGTATCCCCATTTGAAGATTTTAAGAACCATAACTAATCCGACCAAGCCGAACATTAGGATAAGGGAAAGTAGTGGAAAATCAATCATTGTTTTTAAGTTTTTATTAGTAGCCCCGCCAGGAATCGAACCTGGATCAAAAGTTTAGGAAACTCCCATTCTATCCGTTGAACTACGGGGCCAATTTAATTTTTTCTAATAACCAAGAAAATATCATCTATTGTAGAAATGTGACCTGCCCTAATATAGTTTTTTTTGACAATCTCTAGAGAATTTTGGTGACAGAACTTCACAAATCTTTCCTCGTCAAAATTTGCCCTTCCATCCACGTTTTTAAACGATAGATCATCACCACCAACTAGGTTAGAAAGGTGCAAAGAGCAGTACCCATTATTCTTAAGGACCCTTTTTATTTCCGACATGTATGAAATAACAACTTCAAAGTGCATATGAACAAAAGAATCGTACGAAAATACAAAATCTAGAAAATTGCTGGGTATCATATCCAAGGATTTACCATCGGTGACAAAATAGCCAGAAACCCTTTTACCGAATCTTTGAGCACACCTTGAGATACAGGTTTCATTTAGGTCTGCAACATACAGATGATTTATTTCGGGACATCTTTCAAGAACTTCGTTGGTCATTCTGCCAAACCCGCAAGCTATTTCCAATACATTTCCCTTTGCAAATGGAGATATGTGCGGATCTAGATTCTGCTCCCAGGTATAGTCAATACCTCTTTTATGAGTCCATTCGTTACCATCCGATATCCAAGAGCTCTCAGAATTCCAGTGTCTTTGCTCCTCTATATTGATATTAATTCTATCGTCCGACATGCTTGTGTTCTAAAGATAATCTAAATATAAGATTTTCTGAATAAAGAAATCACATCCTTTGCGTCATCAACAGCATCATGTGTTACTATCTTGTCCAATCCAGCCCTTTCTTTACAAAGGCTTAAACCCGGGAGTGATGTGTCGTTTTTCCAATCGGTAAATAACACGCTTGGATCTAAAACCCTCTGTCTGATTCTAATTAATTGTTTCCACCTAGGGATCCTAACTAAAAATTTCATATCGAAAGTAGCGAAATTTTTCCCAGCTGCAGATATTGTGATTGGTTTAGTTTTGTTTGTAATTGCTGGTAGCATTTTTCCATTTCTCCTCGTGATATAACCACCAGATCCAGGATCACCTAGATCAACGAAATCATTCTCTGCTAACCAATAATAGAATTCCTCTGCAACATCGTGCTCATTCATGAATTTCATGCCTGTGAGTCTTTCAAGATCAAATATTTCACTATCATCTTCAGCTGTTTGGTAATGAACAATAGATTCGATGATTTCTTTGTTCATGTTAATTGCATAGGGTGATCCCTCGATTCTTTTGTGCAAAATAGCTGCATGGAAGGTTGGAAGATCCTCCATGGGTTTAATGTTGTTGGTGTCTTCGATGACTGCACCAATTGTGAGGATCTGACAATTTTCCGGGTCAAGTCCTGTTGTCTCTAAATCTATACTTATATACTTCATATACTTTATTTAAGACCCTACTTTTTTCGAAGATGTGTGGTTGCTGCGAATCAGTATTTCAACCTCCCTATCATCTAGGATCCCCGAAATTGGCTCTTCTTGTTCCTTCCAAGATTTATATTGCGGAACATAGTTTCCTTGCATCACAATCTCGTATTTAGAACCTTCATTTATAACTTCATATCTTATTAAAATACAATATGGGCTTGGAAATGATACCGTCTTAACGTCGATTATGCTATCGTCGGTTTTCTTAATTTTCTTTTGAGCAATCCTATTTACCCACTTCCAAAATTTGTTCTTAGTGGGATTTCCGATAATTTTAAACTGCATAATATCAAATGATTGGTAATTCTTTCTATTTGCAATTATATTAATGTTTCCCGTATTGAAAAAACGAAGCATAAAAAAAGGTCTCAAAATTGAGACCTAAAAATAAACAGGGGTCCTAAATTTTCTAGATGAAAAGTATTAGATCACCGAAAGAATCCCAATCTCCACTATCTTTTTCCGGTTTTTCTTCATCAACGGAGTCACTATCTGAAATTTCGGAATAGTAATCACCCTGTGATTGGTAGTTTGGTAGGTAAAATTGGTGGTCGCTTGCAGATTTTTTTTCTTGGTTGTTTTGGGAAGGGGGTTGGCTCATTTTTTGGGAGTGGATTTTCTTTTATTTATCTTTTGATATTAATTTTTTTAATTGTAATACACTCACAAATATATTAATTATTTGTTTCCAACACAACAACGGTATCGGGCATAATTAGCGGTCTAATCTCCAGATGTGAAGATTCCCCCGTGACTGGCTTTCTAGTATAACAAAAGACAGGCTTACCGTCAGTATCATAATAAAAGTATTCCTTAGTTCTGTCATCTAGAAAGGCCCTGTACATCCCATTATTCTCGTCAACGTAAATGATCTGTCCCGATTCAGTATCACTCCTTAAGCCAATGGCAAAAGTTTTTTTCTTATTAGAACGTTCCTCCTCATATTCATTTATGTGCTGCTCGATTCTTTGAATTGATGATTGTATAGATTCATATTCTTGAACTAACTTATTCAAATTGGAAGCATAGCTAAATATTGGGCTCATATACCCAATAAGTGTCACAATTGTACCAATAGCTGTAACGATGAAAATGACATTACTAAACTTGGATTTAAACTGGGTGAGAGGCATTTGACAAACATATATTTACATTATATATTCTGAATTTATACCAAAAGAGAGGCACAGATTGGATTCGAACCAATGAATAGCGGGTTTGCAATCCGCTCCCTTAGACCACTTGGGTACTGTGCCTTATGCAGGTACAGGGGTTTGTATTTTAGAACCGGATGGAAGTTGGGCTCTTGCTAATTCTTTTGCAATTATAGAATTTGGTGCTTCGATATAAAGCCTTAGTGAACCGCCTAAACCAGTAGGTAAAATATAGTCAACCCTGTATTTCATTTCATAATTAATTAGTAGTCCGGGCGGGACTCGAACCCGCACGGGCATTACTGCCCAAAAGATTTTAAGTCTTTCATGTCTACCGGTTCCATCACCGGACCAACTTATACAAATCTGATAAAGTACTGGAAAATGCCTAAGATTTTTTCTGGTAGACTTTTAGATTTCTAATTTCCATTCTACCTTCAGTAGGCTGATTCTCACCATCAGGTTGCTTTAAACCATTATTTAACACTAAATACTGGTCTTGCCCGTTGGTCTTAAGCATCTTTTTATTCTTGGCAACCTGTACTAGTTGCCCGTCAAAATAGAATTTAATAAAATTATCCGTCCAGTGTATTGCATACTGAACAAATCTTTCTTCTGGGCTTTTGACAAATATTCGTGGCGCTCCATAATCTTTTTTACCTTCTTGCCAGGTATTACCGGTTCCCCAATGTATATTAGGTCTCATCTCAATCTCATTCACATCTTGATCTGTGTATGCCTCGAAGATGTCAATTTCTGGTGGCCATGAGTTTGTACCACTTAACCAAAAAGCGGACCACTGCATTTTTTCGACGGGAAGTTTAATTTCTGCTTCGATCCAGCCATAGGTAAAAGATCTTTTCGATGAAATAAGACCAGAAGCCCATGGTAAAGTAAATTCATCTGGTAGCTCTGGCTTTTGTTGCCATTTAGGAAGATCTTTCTTGTAAATTGTTTTTGGTAGATACTTATTCTCTAGAATCAAGCTTTCTCCACTCAAGAAAGTAGCATCTTCGCTCCAATACCACCAAAGTTGATCTGTGTGAAAAAATCCCCATGGATGTCCATATCTCCATTCTTCTGGATTGAGAGATTCTTCAGTGAAGGAATCCTCAAAAACTATTTCATAACCCTTTGGAGGGTTTGCCTTTCGTTCCCCAGAAACTTCTTTTCTGGAAAGCATCCATGCTTTAAATTGCAACCAGAAATTGTATAGGTTGTTCCAAGGTGTTCTTTGGAGATAGTGTTTAAGTACCATAAATTTTATATTTATTTCAATTTATGTATTCGCACGCCAGGTAGGATTCGAACCCACGACCCTCGGTTTTGGAGACCGGTACTCTACCAGCTGAGCTACTGACGTAAATTGTTGGCAGGGACGGATTCGAACCGCCGTACTCCAGAGAGAGCAGATTTACAGTCTGCCGCCTTTAACCACTCGGCCACCTACCAATTTTCCTTATTACCAATTTTTGATTAGCATATCTGTGTGGTCCATCTTCAAAGAGATCATTTACAATTTCCCAGTTTGAACCGCTTCTTTTGCAATAGTGATAAATCAAAGAACCTTTTCCAAAGATCTCGTGTTCAACCTCAAATTCTCTTTTCTCGATAACTTCACCACCACTAAAGATGTTCCAGTAAATAAAAGTTCCCCTTACGAAATTGTCATCTATTATGATATAGGAACCTTTTTCCATCTTTCCTTCAATAGCTTTGAATTCCAAAAAGGTGTGAAGCATGGAAGGCTCTGGGTTGTAGATATCAAAATCCCACGAATCCAAATGTACAATTGTTGGTGATCCTTCATAGCTCATAAGAAAATCCACAGAGTCCATGGTTAAATTTACCAGTTCATCAAAATCCGGGAGGTGATCTTTATAAAGCTGAATGCTTCTGGATGAAATGTCTTCATCTACATCAATGGAGGAAAATTTACCACCATGCTCTTTAGCCAAATGAGCAAACAAAAGTCCAAAGCATCCATCATCAAAAGATTGGCTTGCTCCGGTTTCTATAACCTCAATTGATTTTAAATGGCTTAGTTCTATAATATCCGAGATCCTTTGAGCTTGATCTTTTCTTTGATTGCTGACTTGTTCAAGGCCCTTATAAAAATCCAAAGACGGTTTCCAACTTCTCATAATAAAATTATCTGTCGGGAAGACAGGACTCGAACCTGCGACCCTCTGGTCCCAAACCAGATGCGCTACCACCTGCGCCACTTCCCGAATTTATTTTAAAGCTTTTTTAGATCTCTCTGCTAACCAAACAGCTCCTTGAAGCTTAAATTCTTTCCAATTGTCAAATTCTTTGAGATCCTCTATGACACTCTCAGGCAATAGGATAAATCCCTCGGGAGCAATTCCCTGGAACTTGTAATATCCCGAGTTTTCTATTTTTTCTTTAATGTTAGACAATTGAATTAATTTATTTTTGGGCCGGAGGTGGGAATCGAACCCGGCGTCACGGTTAGTTTTAGCTAACTTGCTCTACCACTGAGCTACTCCGACTTTGGAGCGGAAGACGGGATTCGAACCCGCGGCCCTCAGCTTGGAAGGCTGATGCTCTACCAACTGAGCTACTTCCGCTTTTGCTCCCCCACCTGGGCTCGAACCAGGGACCTATTGATTAACAGTCAACCGCTCTAACCAACTGAGCTATGGAGGAATATAAAGGTCCGGGCCCAAAAAGGGCCCTTTTGAAGACCTTAGTTGCGGGAGAAGGATTCGAACCTCCGACCTCCAGGTTATGAGCCTGGCGAGCTACCTCTGCTACCATCCCGCGATATAATTAAAGGAAGGGAAATCTGGCGAGTACTTGTATTTGCCCGTTTCACACCGGTACCAAGCCTCCCGTCTTTTTCCAAATCCTTGCCTCTGTGAATAAGCACCCTTCCTTAGTTGCCCCTGCTGGACTCGAACCAACACTGACGGAACCAAAATCCGCTGTCCTGCCAATTAGACGAAAGGGCAAGATTGTGGGCCCAGCAGGGCTCGAACCTGCGACCTACTGATTATGAGTCAGTTGCTCTAACCAACTGAGCTATGAGCCCAAAAAAACAGGATGCTTTTTAAATATTTGCTGTATCAAAAAGTTGCTGTATGCATCCTTTTAGTACCGAGGGTCGGACTCGAACCGACACACCATAAGGCGCTAGATCCTAAGTCTAGTGCGTCTACCAATTTCGCCACCCCGGCATTTGCAGGATATCGCTTAACCTGCGGTGAGTGTTCCTTTCACCTTGTTCTCTTTAAGAAATACTTCGGGTCTTTCAGGGTTTCTGATAGATGATTCGTTTGTTATGTGATTACTCCAAACCCTTTTTCTTCATTCTAACATCATCATCTATTACAGCTTCACTGTATCTCTTTCCGATACTACGATTTTTTTGCGGAGAGAGTGAGATTCGAACTCACGATACCGTTTCCAGTACACTACCTTTCCAGGGTAGCACAATCGACCGCTCTGTCATCTCTCCTGTGGCGGAGAGGGAGGGATTCGAACCCCCGGTACGTTGCCGTACGCCAGTTTTCAAGACTGGAGCATTCGACCACTCTGCCACCTCTCCGTATTCGGTTTTGTTCCACATTAGCCCTACCACACAGTGGACATGGGTAGGATTTTGACTAAGGTGCTCTGAAGAGCTTTACACCGAAAACCTGATCAGAGCCGCTGGAGGGACTTGAACCCCCGACAGGCTGATTACAAATCAGCTACTCTACCAGCTGAGTTACAACGGCTTTTAGGCATTTTCCAACATGTCAAAGAACTGTTTGATTATTTGTCTTTTTTACATCCAGCAGGATATTATGTTTCCATACAAAAACACAAATAATTACATTTTTTCTCCTCTCAGAGTTTGTGGAGCTGGTGGGATTCGAACCCACGTCCAGCTAGGCACACCCAGAGAATCTCATTCACAGGCTTAGGTCATTTTTCTAAATAACCAAAATAGAAAGGTTTCATATATGTGGGAATCAAACCTATCGAAAGTACCTGGTCTCAGAGTTGGTTTAGACGGGCTCTGACCTGTGACCCGCATACTCCAGATCAACCATCGGAAGATCTAGACTTTCGACTTTCTGTTCCTAGGGAGTCGACCCCCGGTGCTTAGGCTGCAAGAGCAACTTCAGCGGTTTCAACAGAACCTAGTCCTGCCAAAACGAAAAATGGATTTTCGCCATTTGAAGTGTTACATAGGTTATTAAAGAGTTTCCAATGCTAACTCTGCCTGCAATTCAAAGAACGTTCGCCTCCTGTCGATTCCAGTCAGCCCCATTTCTGTTCAGCAAATTTAATCTTTGTAAGAGATTAAAAAAACTGAGATATAAAAAAACCCAAATCTTTTGAGGGATTTGGGTTTAGATATATCTAGACTTCTTCTAAAACTAACTATCTAAACCCGCAGGGTAAGTTATACCCTGTTGGGAACGAACCCAACGTCCAAAGACACGATATTTGTTTAAATAGTTTCATTCTAGATGAAGATTATGGTAATTATATATCAAAGGACAAAAAAGTTTCCGCTTATTCCGCTGTTTTATTAAGAAAATGAAATCCCGTATTATTTCGACTCCACAAAGTATCTAAGTTTAGAGAATTCCAAAAACCTGGATGTATCTATATCATACTCATCATGAGACAGCATTCCATCACCATCCAAGGATTCTATCGAGAACAAGAATCTAATTTTACCTACTCTCCAGATAGCATCTGGAATTTTGTACCAAGCCCATCCGCCATGGCTTAGTGTGTTGCTTTCCTCCATCATTAATTCACTCCCACATAGAAGTTTGAATTTAATTCTAACTAATGAAAATGGAGAATCCGAGCTTAAATGTAGAAGTATTCTTATATCACTAATATTATCCTTATTTACGTATGGGGAACACACAGAAGTTGTGTAAAGAGTGTATTCGTTCTTGTTATATGCTAGCTTATCAATATCCCAATTTTCCCCAATTGGACCTCCGAAAAAATGGTCCAACTCATCGTTGGACTTAAAGATGGAATTCTCCCTTCCTGTGTTAGCGATGGAAGTTATGAAATCCTCAAAAACCATGTTCGGATATTTAGATACGAAATCTCTATTTTTCCTAATATTGAGATTGGGTATAAGGGATCTAACCCGGGAATTCATTCTCAGTATAAAAAGATGACTGTATACCCAATGAGATCTTGGGACTGAGAAAAAAATAGAGTCTAGATCCTTTCGTAATAATTCTTCCAGGAAAGAATTAATTTTTTTGCCAAAATCCTTAGGGAATATAAAGTCAGTTTCCATATAAACACAAAAATCATACCCCTTAGCAAAAGAAGCACCCAAAGAGGGGATAAAGAGGGATACAATAGCAGGAGTAAAATCTATCCAGCCTTTATAATCATAATATAAGGTAGATCCAGAAGGACCCTCTGTATCAACCCACTTGTAGCTAGGTATGTTTTCTACTAACGGTACAATTTCAGGGTTGAGAATATTTGAATCTTTAAAAGCAGATGTGTTGGTGTCGTTATAGAGGTAAAGGTCCACCTTGTTTTTTATGCTGTCTGGGCAATCAAAGTGTGTCATTAATGTAACATCCCACCCAATACTCTTAATGGAAGAGATTATCTCAAGAAGATCCTTTTGTTTTTCTTCAGTGCTTGGAAATGATGATAATATAAAGTTACAATCTATCATAGATGGATTAAACTAGTTGGCGAACACATTGGTAATAGTGTCATTTTTCCTCCTGGAAATTATATAATCTTCAGTTGCAATATAATCAAGAGAATCGTCGAGTAGATGTTTAATGACCTGGTGTGGATAATTATTAATAGGTTCCCCATGAGCATTTAATGAAGTATTCAGAACAACCGGGATTCCAGAAATATTATGATATGCCGAGATCAATTTATGAAAGTGTGGGTTTCTTTCCTTGTTTACTATCTGTGGCCTTGCTGTACCGTCTTCTGCATGTACAACTGCTGGTATTCTACCGAGCCATTCTTCCCTTGTGTCGTAGCACAAAGTCATAAATTCAGCAGTGTGTTTTGATTTCTCAATATGGAAAACATCTTGGCTGAATTCTTCTAACACCGAAGGGGCAAAAGGCATAATCTCGGTTCTTCTGAGCTTTTCATTAAGCCTTCTGTGTGTATCTTTATCAGTTGGCTTTACAACTATACTTCTATTTCCTAATGCCCTTGGACCATATTCTGTTCTTCCCACGAATACTCCTACAACTGATCCTTCATCTACGAGTTGTGCAACCCTTTCGTATGTCATAGGTTCGGTTTTCAGATTCCCCTGGTTTTCACTAATGATAGAATCCCATGCTTCCCTACTATGGCTTTCTCCAAGGAAAGCATTCTCGAGTCTAAATGACTCCGTTATTTCTCCAAGATCGTTTGCAACTTTAATTGCTGCACCCAGAGCTAAACCACTGTCAGACATTGCTGGGTGAATGTAGATTTCATCAAAAAGACCCAAATCGTTAATAAACATATTCATCTTAACATTTGCAAAGAGTCCACCAGAAAAACATATTTTTCTGTATTCGGGGAACCTTCTACTAAGGTCTTCGAGGAAATCCCTCATAGTTTCATCTGTTACCTTCTGAAGGGCAAAAGCAAAATCCGCCCTCAACTGCTTATCAGTAAAAACACCACGGGGCTTGAGAATATGTTCGCAGATATAGTGGAACCTAGCTTCGTGATTTGCAGGGCGAAAGTTCAGATCTCCACCATAATGTATACAGTCCTTTATCAGCTTGTAGATCATCTCGTCGTGTCTACCATGAGCAGCCAAGCCAACTATTTTACCCTCATCCTTAAGCATCTTCCATCCTAGGTGTGTACAAGAAGATGCCCAAAGTCCTGCTAAAGATGCAGTAGTTGGAATGTGTTGTGAATGCACCACCTCATAATCCCCATCCTCGCAAAGCAAAATTTTTCCTCTACTCCTGTTGCCTTTGCCGTCGTGGGAAACACTAAGAACTTTGCCTTTCATCCCAGAGGTAAAGTATGATCCAAGGGTGTGAGATAAGTGGTGTGATACCTCAGTTGTTCTTCCCATAAAGAACCCAATGTTCTGTTTAACAATCTCCTTTTTATAAAATGAAGAGATTGCGAAATAATCCACATTCGAAAGATCAATACCGTGATCCCTCTTTACCACTTCAAGACAATTGGTTGGGGGGGCAAGTACATTATAACAGGATTTTATCCCAGTAAGCTTTTCTTCCTCATAAATTCCAAGTATTTTACCATCTTTTAATACAGCAACAGAAGTGTCGTGCGAGCAAAAACCAATTCCTAAAATAATACTCATATCCCTAATATGTTGTCAAATAAATCCTCGTTGCTTAAGCCAAGCCAGTTCTGTGGGTGATGCCAACTTGCATAGTAGGAAGCGTGATTTTCAAAAATACCTCCAGATTCCCAAAAGTCCCACGTGTTGCTTTGGATGTCGTGTTTTCCAATGTCGTAGGATGCATAGATTCCATTAGCTTCACAATATCCAATAAAATCCTTTTGTGGTTCAATAATCTGAACTCTCCCTGAATAGTTTTTCTGGAGCCTGTCGTGAAACCTCGAGGAAACCAAAATGTGGCTACCGGTTTTCTTACCAAAGCTTTCTGCTTTTAAAAGCCATCTATAATTTACATCATAAGAGGGGGAGTCAAAGCGTAGAAGGATCTTTTTATCTTGCTCGTTATATGTGTGTTGGTAAAGCAAAACTGGCTCAAAATTTTCTATCCCCCAGATATTTACTTTCCACTTGGTTCTAAATTTTCTTAGATATTTATACCACGTAAATGGCTTGAATTCATGGTTTGAATAGATGATTCCCCATTCTCCACCTATATCCTCATAAAGTTCAACCAAGAAATTTTCGGAGTGAAGATCTCCTATTTCTATTTTAGGGCCATCGATAAAATCTACTGAGGCCTTTATCTTTTCAAAATCTGTCATCTATTAATCTGTGAGATATTGATTATTTTAGACAATTTGCACGTATTGTTTCCAAAAAAAATCCCCAGGTTATTAACCCAGGGATTTAAAATAACAGGATCGCTATTAGTATTATTCGGCTCTGCAGCTATATCTCTCTTTACGCCAATGAGAAGTTGACGTCGTGATTTTAGTTTTGAACCAGGTCACTGATCTCCGGGTCTTGTTAGTGAGTAAGCTTGCGCTCCACTACAACTAACTCTGCATCTAGTATAGAATAGGTTTGCTGTACCGATCCTTTCACAGGTTTCATTCTCTTTTAACTTTGTATCTAATTAAGTATAAAGGGTTTGCTGTAAGAAACCTAATATTTTCAAAGAACTCTTTGCTCTCTTAAGCTTTTGAATATTTCGTCAATATGCTTTTGTTCAATAAATCTTTTACTATCCCAGATGGCATTAAACAACCTTACAATTTCTTGCTCAGTATAGGATTCTGGCTGAAAGGAGGCTGTTCCACCTTTTTTAACCATTTCAAGAAGAAGGTCTGAAATATATCCTTCCTGAACTACCGTTTTTGCTAACTCACCCCTTTCAGATTCGGAGCATGAATACCAATATTCTTCTGGGTCAATATTTATATCTGCCATCTTCAATTAAATTATAATGTCTTTATACCTTTCAGAGAGGATAGTTTCGTTCATCACTTGGAGTGGTGAGATAATTTCACCCTTACAAATGCTTTTAAGAATTGCTGGTGAGAAACCACTTACCAAAGCTGTACCAGATTCAGTGAAAGAAACCGGCACGTTTCCACCTCGGGATTGAATATTCCAGTAGATGATGGAAGGCATTGTGTATCCTGCTTCAGCATACATCTCTCTGATCATTTCCTGTGCAGTAGGATTCCACTCTACAAGATCAGTTTTATTCCAATAAGACCTAGCCCTTGTCGCATTGTCGAATTCCATGTCGGAGAGGATCAAGATCTTCGTTGGCATTTCAGATGCAGGTACAGAATTTTTCACTGCCTGATCCAATATGTGTGAAAAGGTCTTTTGGAGATCTGTGTTCATACCCCAAGCAGCTCTAGATAATTGCGAAAACCTCGACTTTAAATCACCCTTCAGTATTTGAATCTCTGGGTTAGCAGAGAAAGTTACAAAAGAGTCCTTAAACGCTCCCTCGTTTCTTTCAGAAATGTACATCCCTAAAGAGATTGCAACATCCAAGCAGTTAACATTAGAATTTCCACCAGCTGGTGTCACCATAGAACCTGAGGTGTCAACTACTGGAAGAATTCTTTCCTCGCTCCCCTCCGTGTAATCAGGAAGTGCTTTCCATTGCTCAGAGGCAAAGTCTGCATCTCCGTGTTTGAGAGTTTTGGTCACATCATAAGGATAGACTGCAGCAGCATTTACTTTCTCCTCACCAGACCTTAGTTTCTCAAGATACAAATTATATCTCTCTGAATCATTTTTGTGAAATGCCTTGGTGTATCTTGCAGCTGCTACTGAAGGAAGCTTACCATATTCAATAGATTCCCAATCTTTAGCACACATAGCCTGCTCGACAACATTTGTGAGGCCGACCAGTGTCTTTCTATATTGCTTAGGCGTGAATCCTAAGAAATTTCTTAGCCTGTTTGCTACCGGACCCTTTCTAGGCATCCATTTAGCACAAAGCCCATTTTCGCTTTCGAGACCACTCTTTATTAGATCTAATGCAGGTGCTTCGAGCTTGGTGCCAATTAAAGTAAGCAAATCGTCCCACCTTCCATATTCTGGGATGAGATGTAGGTTTTTTCCTAGTATCTCTGGGTTGTCGCTTGCTAAATATGTAATAATATCCTTGAAGATCTGTCTTTCTCCTGCTCCGCCTCTGATGTCTCTTACCCAAAAAAGAATTCTCATGGCTGTAAGTGGATCCTCGTGAAACGCAAGTGAGAAGTTTGCAATAAGTCTTTGCTTATCCTGCCCTCTCATAGCACCAATCATGAAGAATAAATCTACACAAGCATTCAAAGAAGATGAATTGGTTGTCATCCCATTTTCTGTGGTGGTGTTCTTGGTTCTAAGTGCGTCTACAAGTTTCATATTACCGATTTTGGACTTTATATACCTCTAAATGTTAGTTGTTTCTTATTTTTTGTAATGACAGCGCAAGATTAATTGGATATCCCGAGCTAAAAAAATATTTCCGAAAAATTCTAAAACCTTTTCAGTACATAAAGCTTTTTACTTGCTCTAGTGTAAGCTGTATACTTGATTCTGTTTCTTTCTATGACATCCCAATTCATCTCAATATCATCCTCCATTACAAAGGATGTTTCGTAGGTACTACCCTGGGACTTGTGTGCGGTTATACAATAAGCATAGGAAACATCAGCGAATTCTCTGAGAAAATCATAGTAAGCAAGCCATGACTTGTCCTTTCCTTTCTTCTGGATTGCTATATTCTTAAGAATGTTTGCTACTCTTTTAAAATCATATTCACTATCCTCGTGCAGAATCTCAATTGTGTCTTCATGTCTTGAATTGTTGTCATCCAAAAACCAAACACGAGTTTCATAGTATTTAAGATCCACCTCCAAATCTTCAACCTTAGCTTTCTGAGTTTTAATTTCAAATGAATCAACAGTGAATTCATCGTTGGTGTTGAAAACCACCATTCCATTCACAATATAGGGGCTATTGATAATCAGTTTTTCTCCAACCAATATCTTTTCTCCTATTTGCTCCTCCCCGTAGATCACTCTTCTAACTAAGGTGTTCATGGTTGACACCGTTTTATTCCTCCAAGCTATTACCTTAGCATATTCGGAGTCTTCCTCGAAGCTTTTGGTTTTGAAATACTTTTCCATGTAAGAGGAAATGTTTTTCCTTACCCCAGGATCTCCAAGATTTAGAAATTCAATACCTTCCCCCGATTTATTAGTTATGGTCTGTGGTAGAATACCAGAATCTGGCTCGTTAATATTTTCACGGATCTTTACAGAAGAACTAATAATCGGGTTGTCAAGCTTTTGTCTCATGATGGTCTTCAGATCCAAAGTCTTAATTTCATATTCCTCTGCAAGCTCTTCTCTAAAAGGTATACAATCTGGTTTCCCAACAGGTGGGATCTGTGCAGGATCACCCATGCATATTACCTTTATATTTTCCCTGTGCTTAATTATTTTTTCAAAGAGATCATCATTCAACATGGAGACCTCATCGATTATTAGAAGCTTAATTTTCGATATCTTCGGCTGAAATCCAGGATCCTTGACAAACTCCTGCTTCCCGTCAAGTGTTATCTTCTCCTTTAATCCAAGTAGCTTGTGAATGGTTTGGAAAGAGACCCGAGTGTCGTGTATATCAGACGATCTACGAATGACCCTGACTGATTTATTAGTTGGACCAGTAACGGCAATTCTATACCACCCCTTATCCCGATAAAGCTCCGTTAAAAGGTAGTTCACTAAAAGACTTACGCAAAATGTTTTACCAGTCCCAGCCCAACCTCTAAGCACATAGATGGATCTGTCAGTTGGGTTCCTAACATAATTTACAAGCTTCCCAAATGCCAGCCTTTGGTCGCCATTTAATATCGAGGTATCTACTGTTTTTGTTTTAGTGCCCAAACTTTCAAATTTATTATGGGAGGTCAATTAAAAATACCTTACAGAATTTCTCACCTACCATTTTGATTCTCCGTTTTTACAAACCATTTCATCTACTACTGTTTCTTTACGACTATCCCTTGGTATTTCTGGACAGAGTACATTTCTCACAAAGTCTTGTGCCTCTTTAAGAGTCTTAAAAGTAGTTCTCACTTTATAACAGTCACCATATCCGCAAGTCTCATGCTTTATATCTTTCCAATAGGACCACCATAAGAACTTTTTCCATTCTTGGATGTAGTAATACTCATTGGAGAGATTTCCCTTCTCGTCAAAGTATTCGTAGTGTTTGATTAAGAAATTGGCTTGTGCTTTCATATTTAACTAAAATCAGTTGAACTACACACTCTTAGGCCATCAATCTCACGATCATAATATCTAGGATCGTTAAACAGGGAACTCCTTTCGTTGTTTTTATAATATTCAGCATCAACAGTCAAACCATTAGGCCCTCCCCACTCAAATGCCATATCTAAGAATGCTTGAGGTTCCTCCTCTGCACCGTACTCATCAACTACCCGACCACTCTTGACAAAATCGATTAATTGTTGCTTATTGGAATAATACTTATTGTCGTGGAAGTTCCAGCAGAATTTCCACCCCATACTACGTTTTCCAAGGTGAATATTAGATCCTTCGATAAACTCATCCCATGGGTTCATTGGACTCCACTCGTCTTCTGGGTCGTCAATGTACCTAAACCTGTCAGCTATAAGATCTGGTGTCATCTTGAGACCGATAAGCCTTGTCCGGAGTCTGTCCCTGCGCTCCTCCATTTCTGATTCAGTCGGAATTCTATAATAGTTTGTTCCCATATTTTACCTTACTGTTCTATTTCGATGCTTATCAAATCTCGAATATATTTTTATCTGGATCTTTATCTTCGTTTTTTTCTGGGTGTTTCCAAATAGCAGCGTGTTGGCTACTCTTTTCATCATCCGGTCTGTCTTTAGTAAAATAATAAAGAGCAAGAGAAATTCTTGATTCCTCCGATGGACAAGCTAATGGCTCTGGGTGTCCATGGAAAGCGTCATCTGTTATGTTGAAAATAACAGCCCTGTTAAAAACTGGAGGAATTGATTTTACACAATTTTTCAAGTCCTTATCCCAAAGCTCGAGGTTGCCGCCCCAAGATTTATCCCAATTTTCATTTAGATAGAGGAGTAAATTTATTCTCCTGTGTAATCCAGTATCTGGATGGATGTTATAATCAGCGTGAATGGAAAGTTTTCCTTCACGCATTATTTTGTGAACCCCACCACCGATGAAATTAGGATCTGGGATTAAGCCTTTTATGCCAGTTAGATCCTCTAGGAACCTCAGGGTCGTATCAGAGTTAAGAAAGCTTAGGATTTCATAAGTTGCTGGGGCATATAATTTTATATCCTGGATATTATCCTCACACCAAGGGGTAAAAAACTTATTAACCTGATTTCCCTCAGAATACTTTGAGGGATCATAGCCCCAATATTGATATTTTCCCATCTCATTAGCAGATTGCCTTAACTTCACCCCATCAACAACAAAATTGTCGATAACTGTGTGTGGAAAGGGATAAGCTATTGAATACCCAAAACTAATACTTTGGGTCAATTGGGAATCTATCATTTATTTTTTGGTTTGTTCTTAATCACATCATCTATGATTCCATATTTAACAGCTTCTTTAGCATCCATCCAAAAATCCCTACTTGCGTCTTCAGCAACTTGCTTTGGGTCCTTGTCGCAATAATCACCTAGCAATTCGAATAGAATCTTATTATATTTCTCCCATTCTTCAAAATCAATCTTCGCATCCTGGATGTTACCACTAAAGCCGCCAGAGGATTGATGGAGCATTACTTTGGAGAACCTCAAAGAATATCTTTTACCTTTTGTGCCAGCACCAAGAAGAATAGATCCCATTGAAGCAGCCATACCGGTATTAACAGTAATAATATCAGATTTGATGTAATCCATAACATCTACCATAGAAAGTCCAGATTTAACAGACCCTCCAGGTGAATCGATGTGCATAGTAATGTCCTTACTGTCTATGGAATCTAAAAACATTAGTTGTGCTTGGACTATTGTTGACATTTTATCATTAACTGGACCGGCAACCCAAAGAAGCCTATCCATCATTAATCTTGAGAAAATATCCATTTGGGTAGCCCTCAGTTCCCTCTCTTCTAAAATGTATGGGGTTAAAGAACCCTCGACAAATCTCGAATAATTGTGTACATCGAGTGAACCAATGTTATGTTCACTCATCGCATATTTTTCAAATTCTTTTCTCATATTTCTTTTTTAAGCTTTCCTGTTGTTTGACTGTGAGGGATAAACTCCCAAAGATTTATTGCTATTGCTTTACGTGTTCCCGCAGTTACCTGAGACACCCCATGTGGAACTGTACCAGCATCAAATATTACAAGTCTATTTGATTTCGCATAAATCCTTTCCGGTTCTTTATCAAGACCCTCTGAAAAGATTTCCAACATTCCACCGTCAAATTCTTGCTGTGGTGGATAATACACTGTTCCAATTTGGGCAAATTGGATTTCTCTAGTCTCTGAGAACAGCTCTTCATCTTTATCAAAGTGAACATCTAGTTTGTCTTGATAATTATTCTCTGGATCTGCTGAAAGAATACCAGTCCAATACTCAAAACCAGCAACATTGAATACTTTACTAATTGGACAGCTATCGCCCCAGATGTATTTTATCAGTCTTTTTTTTAGTGTATCTGGCGGAGAACTCCACCATCCTTCCCAAAAGAAATAATTTTCACCCGCATCTTTGAAGAAATCCTTGTCTGATGCAATTTCTGCCAATAGATCCTCGTCCTTAATATAGTTGTCAATAACTACTATCACTTAATATTCTAGTTTGAAAGGCTCTTTTATCCCGGTTTCCCTGTTGATAAAATAGCGATCGTTTCCGCTATTAATATTACCCTGTAAGTGATAAATTATTTCCCTTGCTGCCTTTAATTCTTCTAAAACATCAAGGATATTTACCTTATGATTTTTGGATATTGTTAAATCCTCAATATCACCAATAGCTGAATTTACCTTTGCCCCTGCTTCTTGGAGCATATATTTTACGTTTTCCATTTTATACAGTTTTGGATTATACCTCAAAACTACCAGGAAGTAACGAAGAAAAAAAATTTAAATGAGGGAATTGTTAACAGATCTGTGAGCTACCCCGCCCACACCAGCAATTCCGCTATATAAAGAATACACATTCTTTATTGTGCTATCCCACGGAAATTGGGATTCAGAGAGTCTGAGCATGGGCTTTACAGATACAAGATGATTTTCACCCATTACATCAGAGAACTTACACCTCAGTGTGCATTTGCCGTGTACTGGACAAACACAATGTATGTAAACAACACCATCCCCAGATGGCTTTTGAAAAAAATCGGAGAAGTGGGTATCAAAACCCTCCTTCTCCTTTAAATATGATTGTAATTCTTCTAAGAACTTCATTAGGATTAAACCATATATTCATTGACCCATTCTTGGACCTTAGCCTGTGGCATTGCCCCAGTTTTCATAGAAACCTCTTTTCCGTCTTTGAAAATAGTCATAGTTGGGATGCTCCTGATTCCTCTTTCAGCAGTAATCTCTCTGGATTCATCAACATTTACCTTGACAACTTTAAGGTTTGGGTTTGCCTCGTCAATCCTTTCCAAAACTGGACCTAACATTTTACAGGGTCCGCACCAAGGTGCCCAAAAATCAACTAGGATGTTTCCTCCTGCTTCAAGCTCCTGATTAAATTCTTCTATCGTCATAATTTATATTTATTACTTATAGTTGTTCTTTGTTGGATTATTCCACTAAATTAAAATGGTCTGTACCATATCTGGTTGTGTCCGGTATGTAATTTGGGGATTTGGAGACATAATAACAGATATCCCATCTGAGAGGTTATGAAGGCTAGATATGTAATTCATTACGTCGTCCCTTTTCTCTGGTGGAAACTTGTATGTTGACATTACATCATCAACTATCTTATCCAATGAATTTTCAAATTCTGCAGGATCGTGGAACTTAAAATACTTCTCATATTTCTTAACAAAATCCCTAATCATAGCCTGCTCTGGTTGGGTTAAGGATAGGTCAGACATAAAGTCGTCAAACTCTCTAATTAATCTCATAGCCGAAACACTTATTGTTTTACCTGATATATATTCAATAACACTAATTGATAATCGAAATGTCTACAGAAGAAAGAGATACACAAATTGAGGATCAAGTTGATTTCACACAAGAACAATCACCCGAACAGGAAGAACTTACACCAGAGGTAAATGATTTTGATGAAACTGGCGGAGAGGAAACAGGATCTGAAATGCCTGAAATTCCTACAGATTCTACAGAAACTTCGGAGCTACCACAAATAGACCAGGCAGATTCTATTGAACAGACGGAGGAACCACATACACCACCAGTCCAAGAAACCCCAATTGAAATCAGTCCGGAACAGCCAATTCAGCAATCACAAGAAACCTCATCACCCGGTAGAGTAATGAGGTTTGAGGATTTCGTTAATAACAGGGATTAATCTTTTTCAGACCTACCTAGGTCTCTTCTTATTAAACCCCTCACGTAATGTGATATTGAAACCGGAGGTTCTCCGGAGGTTAAAGCTTTCTTAGAAATCTTTTTACTAAGTTCTTCCAGGTCTTCTGTTGATAACAGGACCTGGATTTTTTCTGTTTTATCTTCTCCTTTTGCCATAGTTGGAATTTATTTCTACTTTATATATTTAATCCTCTTGATCGGAAATCTCCATAAATTCAATTCCGCCGTAAGGATCTCCTTTAGCTGCCATTGGTGAATAGTCATTTATACTGTCAGAAACTACAAATGCTTTATGAGGGTTAACCATTACACCAAGTTTTTTCATAAGGGGTCTATTTGCTAAGAAAGGGGTACTTTTTGAAATCCTGTCGCTTGGAGCAACCTTAACTCCAGGAATCTTAACCCCGTTAAAAACAATATCCATTTTTACAATAGGTCTTACCTCTGTATCCCTGCCGATCTCGGTTTTGGTACGTCCAACAATTTTACCGCCCATTACGCTATCACCAATCTTCCAGGTGAGGTTATCACCATCCTCGGTTATTTCATCAGCATGAATTGACGAAGCAGACGATCCGTTACCCGTATCGAATTTAGCTACCATCTTACCGACCTGCGGGATCTCAATGGTTTCTAAGTAACCGACTTCGAGTTTAGCTTGGGACCAATTATCTTTTTTCAAAATGTAATTAATAACATCATCAACAATAGGTTTTCCTATTGCTTGTGAAATACCGTCTGTTCCAGGAGACGAGTTTACTTCTAAGATGTATGGTTTGTTGGTTTTAGAATCTATCATAATATCAACGCCACACCAGTGACACGAAACAGCATTTGCAGCTTCGCAAGCTATTTTTTCAATCTCCTCTGTTAATTCATATGAAGAAACTTCACCGCCTAAAGTATAATTAGTTCTGAAGTCCTTCTCAACTGCTTCTCTTTTCATTGCCCCAAGTACCTCACAGTTTTCAGCACCAGGATTTAAGGGATCAAATTTCTTTACGATTACTTGAACCCTAACATCAAAGTTCGAATCTATCTTCTCCTGTAAAAGGATTTCTCCATCAGGATCAAGCTTCTCGATAGTTTGGTAAACTGATTTAAGAGAAGCATATGAATCAACAATAGAAACCCCAATTCCTTGTGCTCCAGAAAGAAGTTTCATAACAACCGGGAATTCACCCCCGACTTCTTCTAATGCCCTATCAAGACCTTCTATTCCATTAACCAGAGAATATCTTGGGATTGGAAGTCCTTCTTCCTCCAGAACCTTTGAGGTAAGGTATTTACTTTCACAAATTTCAATGGATTCCAAAGTGTTGACACAAAAGTATCTAGCAGCTTCTAGATCTCTCATTATCTGCTTAGTGTAAGAGTTTGTAATTACCCCTCTTCTAGGAATTATAGCAGTAGTCTCAGGTTTAATTAAGATCTCTTTAGTCTCGTCACCATCAGAAAATTTAACAATGTGTCCGTTGTATATTTTTTCCAACACCACATTGTTGACATTTACCACGTTACACGGTATGCCCATTTTTCCACATTCTTCAAGAAAAGATTTTGCAGTTTTGCTGGGCTTAGTCTCCCCGCTTAAAATAAGGATGTCAACCGTCCCGTTATCATTAGCTTCGTTAAGAAAAGATTCGAAATTAAGAGCAGGGGTTACCTTCTTCATCAAGACAAATAATTTATCCTATATATCCTCAGAGATCTTTCTTATTTCCCTCTTGGATCTTGCTAATGCACTACCTATAACATGGTGCATATCATAGTACTTATACTCTGCTAAACGCCCTCCAAAAATATATTTGTCTGAAATCTGTTCAGCAAGTTTTTTATACCTACCATATATCTCCTTGTTTTTGTCGTCAGAGACTGGATAGAATCTTTCCTTACCAACCTCCCACTCTGCTGGATATTCCTTAGTAATAACAGTTTTATCTGTCTTAGTCCAATCAAAGTGCTTGTGCTCACATATTCTAGTCCAAGGTATTTCAGCCTCCGTATAGTTCACAATTGCATTGCCCTGATAATCCTCTATATCCAACACCGATGTTTCAAAGTCTAGACTTCTGTATTCTAGCACCCCCTCGGAGAATTCAAAAAATTCATCTATGGGGCCGGTAAAAACTATCTTATGTGCCTGGGATTCCCAGTATTCTCTTTCCTGGAGGAAATCCACACCAAACCTTACTTCAACGTCTCCTTGAATGTTCTCTATCATCTTGGTATATCCACCTATAGGAATTCCCTGATATCGATCAAAGAAATAATTCTCGTCGTAGGTTAATCTGATTGGAAGTCTCCTGATTATAAATGATGGAAGTTCCTTAGGATCCCTGCCCCATTGCTTTGTTGTATATCCTTTTATGAATGTTTCATAAATTTCCTCACCAACCTCATTTAAAACCCATTCTTCAAGATTGGATGGGTTCTTGATTTTTACCTTTACCTCATCGAGTTTTTTTCTGGCTTCCTCTGGGGTTGATACACCAAATAGCTGGTGAAGTGTCATTAGGTTTATTGGGAATGAATACATTCTATTCCCATGCCTTACCTTGGGTTTGTTTACGTAATTGTTGAACTCTGCAAATCTGTTTACGTATTCCCAAATACCCTTGTCCGAGGTATGAAAAATGTGTGGGCCGTATTTGTGGACCTCTATTCCCTCAACATTCTCTGTGTAGCAATTTCCACCATTGTGGTCTCTCCTTTCGAGGATAATGCATTTCTTGCCTGCCTCAGTTGCTTGTTGTGCAAATACACTACCGAAGAGACCTGATCCAACAATAATATAATCGAAGGTCATATTAAATTTCCTCGTCGCTTCTTATCCCCCAAAAATAGAGATCGTTTGGGTCCTCGTTTGTTGAAAACCCAAATTGGGAAAACATCCTACTCAGGGGTAGATGATTGGTAAAATCATTTACGTTTAAATTCCGATAATAATCAGTAGTAAATGGACTATCCCAAGGGTTAGACCTATTAGTCCCATGCTCTGGTCTGCCGTCCCGGGCACAGCTAAACGTAACCAAACCACCAGGCTTAGTTAGCCTTACCATTTGGGTAAAAGTCAAAGACCAAAACTCGTCGTGCTCAAAACACTCACTTGAAATTGAAACATCAAACTTTTTACCAGGATTAAATAGATGTCCCTTTGATACAACATCCACGTTGTTACCCTCTCCGATATCAACGCCTATATAATTGGAATTGCTGAAAAGGTATCTATTATTTCCGTTTAGATCCATAGATCCGATATCAACTACATCAACATTATCAAATTTATCGGGGAAGTTCTTTCTTACACCAATAAAAAAATCAATTTGTTCTTTATGAGCCATTCTTTAATTTTTTCTATAGAAGGTTAGTGCCAATAAATCCTCAATATCATTTTTATTGGCATTATCAAATTCATCCCAGGTACGGTAATACTCTGGGCTTCCCTGCTGTAAATCTGATCTTCCTCTATCGATCTTTTTCCGATATTCATCCCGGGTCTTAGAGAAATAGTGATTTATCTGTGCTATTTCAGTATCCCCCCTTTGATTATAAGGACCTTCAGTTCTTAATCCCTCTGGTGAAATACCATCATAATAATAAAAGTGAGGATTAACAAAATATCCCGGTGATATCCCCGGGCTCATCTTTACTATAGATTTGATTGTGTTCTCACACCCAATCTGCCTCTTTGTGAATCTTTCTAACACCCCGGTAGTTCCCTCTGGAAATTCAGATATCCCGTTATCACCAAAGAAAACCCAGTTTATTCCAATTTGATTTGTCTCGAATTGGTTAGATATATCAAATACAAAATCCTTAACACCCTGATGCTTTTTGAGAACCAAAAATTCATCAACATCAAAAAAAGCTGCCCAATCGTATTGGTCTGAATGATTTTCTAGGAAATGCCGATAGGACTTCATGTGCATCCCATCTCCGTTAATTTCTATAGTTTTTACCCTCTCGTTGTTACTGGAATATTCCCAGTCGTTTAGATAAAGATGTATCTGGTCAAACCCAAGCTTGAGGTTGTATTCTATCCATTCCCCTATATAGGGATCTTCGTCCTTTGCCATCGCGACAAGAGCTATTCTCATTCCAGCCATTCTTCTAATTTTTAACACTCATGCTTGGAGGAATCCCTGAAGAAAGATGATCAACTTCCAAAGCGTCGTAGATTGACTTTAGACTTTTACATTTTTCAAACTCGTCTTCTAGTTCCAAGAAATCAATTAATTCACGTATTCTTTCGCACTTAAATGCTGTTGAGAAATATTTATCCATAATAAAGGCAACTCTGTGCTTCATTATCATAGAATAATTCTCATACATGAATTCTCGATACTCTTCAAACCCCTCGTCAAAGAGATGCTCTGTTAAGGGATCTATCATTCCTTATCGATATTTCTAAGTCTTAACCAGTTCTTGATACTCAATATAGCGGTGGTTAGAATAACCATACCTCCAATAAAGAATAAACCGTCGAATTCATTATAATCAGACATAAGATATGTGAGTTCGACCAAACCAATCATATAGCCAAACCACATTATCAACCATATAATATCAGGGATTCTTTTAACTTTCTTTTCGACCTTTTCTACTTTTTCATCATGAACCACTCTTGATAGGGCATCCTGTAGGTCCTTACCATAGGCAGGTACCTTACTTATTTTGCCATCTTCTGATAATATGGTTACCTCATATTTAAGCCACTCTGGAAAGGACTCTGAGGTTTTTCTATATTCTGCGTGAATTGCTTTCTTTTTATTTTTCTTTTTCTTTTTCATGGTATTTTTGGTCTAATGATTTGAGATATTCGAGAGATTCTGATGAACCTATAAGTGCATCCGGTGAATAAAGGTAAACACGTAGGAACGTTCGATCATCCTCATATCTTTCTCTAATTGCTTTTAGAGAGGAGAGGTCCGGTAAAAATTTCTTATTAAATCCCATTTAGAATAGTGTGTTAATCATAAAGAGGTTGGGTGATATTGGATTGTGCCCCATCACCTCTATGAATCGGTTGATTGGGTCTAAGATTGTTTTGGTAAACTGCTGATCAAAATCTATAGGGGGTGCAAATTCATAAGGGTGTGTTCCTTGAGAATAAGCAAAAACGTTATTGTCACCTGGATTTTTAACCTTAACAAAATAAAATCTTACTTTTTCTCCTCCTCCAATAAGTGGATACTTGTCCTTGTACTTAGTTGAATTTAGCAAGAAGTTGTGATAAGCAGATGCTCTAACATGAATTGGGCAGCCTTTGGCAACCTCGAGTGCAGTAGTATCGTTTAAAACAAACTTTTGGTAATTGTTGACGTTCACGGCAACCGAGATGTTTTCAGGTTCCTGTGCTTTGAAGTCTTTTTTGATAGCCTTTAATTCCTGAACAAACTCCCTAAGTTCAAACCCACCACCTTTGCTAAAAATAAACTTAGTCAAGTAAATAAGCTTTTCCCTTACAAAAGATGGGGTTCCACCTTTTACCATCTCAACCCCAGTGGTTTTAATTGAGCTTAGAGGCTCTGAATGTACACCATCAGAATAAACAATGTTCGTAACATACTTTTTCTTACCAAGGAAAATACCGTTGATCGAAAGGGTTTCCATCTCAAAATCTTGATAATTATCTGTGCCCCATTTTTCAGCATAGATATCAAAACACTTTTTGAGATATCCAACCAACCGGTGTTCGTTAATTGCAAGAATTAAATCCTTATCATTACCCTTCCAGCCTTCACAGGAAGCAACTACCTCCTGGAAAGTAACATAGTTAGAATCTGTATCCCCATACACCACCATTGGTTTGTGTATCTTTTTGACGTTAGTAAGACCGAGCTTGTCGTGTAACTCTTTGTCTTTGTGCCAAAATTCGTGGAAGTACTTATGCAAAATTTTCTCTGAGTGCTTGATCAAATCCTGCCCCTGCAAAGTCACAGCCTCAGCAACCTCAGGATTGAAGCAGACGAACCAACTATTACCAATCGCTCCGTAGATGGAGTTCATAGTTAACTTAATAGCTTGTTCTTCGTTTTTGAGCTCGTTTTTTAAAGCAGTGAGCTTTTCAATTTTTTCCTTAAGGTCTTGTACTTCAGACATTTTTATTTTTCTATAATTCCTACTGCAGTTGAAGTGTCTGTTTGCTCAGAGAAGAAAACAATTCTATTTTCGTGAACATAACAGGAGGAGGACTCAGCATCTACGTAATTAAGATGAGATTTATAGATAGAAGACTCGAGTGGATCTTGGACCTCAATCTCGGATGGGCCTATGTTTAATTTATAATCGAATGAATCCCCGTTAATTTTTACCTGCTCTTTATTAACTCGATACACAAGCAATTCTTCGGAATTAGATTCCAATCCACAAAGAGACATTACGGACGAAAAATCGGAATTATAAATCTTGAAGTTAGATAATGCATCTTCTTGGGAATGAACCATGCTCAAAATAGTATCTTCTACATAAGAAAGCAAGGATAGGTCTGCACATCTTATTTTGATTTTCAAGGAAGGAGAAACGACTTGCATTTCAGAGGCAACACATTCACCATCTACCTCATTAATATTTAGATCCAAATGTATATCTTCTTCAGGGCGGAAGTGCTTGAAGCAATCCATCAGTTTGGTAACATCAATTAAACCAATCTTAATACGATCACATCCTAGATCATCAAACCCAGGTACATCTTCGAAAACTTGACTGATATCAACAGACGAGTATTTCATTACTGATTTATCAGGAGTGTGGACCTTACAGAACAACTTTTCCTCATTTAGCTCTAAAAGAACACTCTTATCAACAACCTTTAGCTTCTTGAGGAAAGCTATTAGATTATTCGTGCTTGTAACCCTAATCTTCATTTCTTACGTTTTAACTTTATTCTTCTATAGAGATAAAACGAATTGTTTTCGTCTATCACAAAAAAAATCCTAGCGTTTAGCTAGGATTTCTAAATGTCTATCTAGAATAACCTACATGGTAGATTTTATTGTATCTATGATAATTCTCTTGTCCACCGGATTAAGGGTTTTAGCCCATTTTCTAACGCTTTGTACATCGGTTGGGTAAGTTTGGGAATCTCCGCTAAAGTCTGATTTTCCCTCTTTATCATCACTATCAGATTGGCTTAAGGAGCCACTCTGTTTGGATTTTTCAGCGTCAAAAGCTTTATCGGCAAAAGAATTAAGGTCCTTAACCACCCTATCTACGCCTTGTTTAGCTTCTTTAGAAATATCCTTGGTGGGGATTTTATCTAAATTCCCCTTAATGTCCTCTTTCTTACCAATACCAAAATCGATTTTAGATCCATTAATATTGCTATTAAGGTCACTTGCCAAAGCAAGTATTAGATCATTATTTAGGGTTACCTTTTCGTTGTTGAATAGTTGGGAAAATCCATTACCAATCATTTCATAAAAAAGCTTAACCTGATCTCCAATGTCTTTTTTATACCCAGCATACGAGCTAGAGTCTGAAAGGGTATCTCCCAGACCCGACATAACTTCATCATAAGTTGTGTCTTGATCTAGGATAGTAAATTTTGATATTAAACCTCTTTCAATCTTACTAAATTCGTTCCATACTTGAGGCCAAGCTTCTTTCCAGAATGACTCTGGAGAAGCACTTTTATTTTCTATTACATTTTTACCTTCGAACTCAACAGTAGGTAAAATATATGCTATTAGGGTTGGTAAAACCTTTTTTGAAATTCGATTGAAAGCCGCGTTAAAAATCGCACGGTCAGATTTTTTTTCGATATTTCCTGAAGAAATCTCTTTAATGTTTTCAAGCCATGCATCAACTAAAGAAATAGCAATATCATACGGTTTGATGGATTCACCATTAATCTCAATCTCCTTATCTAAGGGTAAGCCAGATCCGGACCAATTAACATTTAATGCTTCGTCAAGGGAAAGAAAGTACCTTTTAGAAAAGCTATGTATGTTTTCCATTAGGAAGATTTTTAGCTTATATATCTTCCTCGTCCTCCTCTTCTAGATCAAAAATCTCAATCTCGGGGTCAATAGAAATGCTCTTAGGTACTATTGATTTAGGAATAAGTGATGCAGATTTGTTTTTCTTTAAGGCATCAGTAACCTTTTTAACAATCTGTTTCTGCTTTGTGATTGCTTTTTTAGTTTCTTGGATACGCTTTTTGATGTCCTTAATCATATTTTCGGTTTCCTTAATATGATCAGATGAAAGCTTCACTATCTGTATTTGAGAAAGTCTGGATGATATCCATTTAGCAAATTTATTGAGAAATTCTACAATCTCCTTATTTTGCCTTTTCTTTTGACTCATGAAGATAAGGAACTTAAGTTTTGCCTCGAGAAATTCCAGATCAAGCTTAAGGTCTACCTCATCCTTCATTAACCTCTTAAGTCGAACATTTTCTAAATGGACCTTAAAAGAATCTAGATATGACTTTACAGAATCGAACTGAGCTACAGAGCCATCTTTAATGAACACAACATTTTCCCTGACAACTATTTGGGTCTGTTTCTTAATGACATCCACTGCATCTTTAAATTCCTTTGGAGAAACCTTTTTTAGTGATATGCCAATGTCACACTTACTTTGCGAGTTGTTTTGCATATAGTATTCATACCCATATGCTTCGAGTTTAGTCAGAAGTTTTTTCATGAAAGACTCGTACCTCATAATTGGAGGAAGATCGAATATCCTGATCGTCTTTTTCCTTTCATTTATTTCAAATCCACTCTCTATGATCCAGGAATCATCGGAATCTAGTTTATAGATTTTACCAGAAAAGTCTTTAAAATATGGTTTAAGAAGTTTGTTTTTCCCCTCCAAATATTCTACAATATCCTCAACCTTACGTGGCAAGATGTTGCTTCGATATCCTACAGCAATCCCTACTATGTGAGTTAAGAGACCAATTGGTATTTCCAAATGAAGCCAATCGTGACCACCTTCCTCATTTTTTTCATTAAGGTCTTTGTGCTTTTCTACAATATCCTTAATGTTCCTATTAATCTTAACTGCAGTGTATCTCGGGGCAGAAGGGTTAGGGTTAACAGGGGAACCGAAGAATCCATCACCCTCTAAAATTTCAAAGGAACAACCAAAGGGTCTAGCTAATTTGGAAATTGCACCAGCTAAAGAAGAATCTCCGTGATGGTATAGACCAGTACGGATAACTTCCCCAACAAGCCCAATTGTCTTATTAAAAGAATTTGGACTGTTTTCAATAATGATCCTTTGTACTGGAGTTAAGGAATCATAAAAGTTAGGAATTCCTCTTGATTGTAAGACATAAAGGGCATAATCCCTATATTTCTCATTTATCTGTTCTGTAATAGTTAATGTATTCGCCACCAATAATTGATTTACGGTAGTTCTATAATACTGAGGAAAGTTTGTTTCTAATTATTTAAACATCATCTAGCTGGACAACGGCTAACTTAATAGATCTTTGCCCCTCGCTTTTAAGCTTATCTATTACCTCCTTGAGATCCCCAGAATTAGCAAAAACGATACAGCCAGCAGAATATGTGTTTACATTCCGTGAGGTTCCTCTTGAACTAGCTCTGTGTATATTGATGCCGAATTTCCCGGTTTCTGTGTTACCAGGGGAAAAAGTTTTAAAGTCAATTTCTCCAGGCCCATTGACAGGTTCGTAGCGGTCAACAGTAATGTTACCGTTCTGTACAAAAGCTGGATATCCGTTGTGCTTTCCTATTTTGTAATCATAGACACCAGGTTGTACAATTGCTAACCCCTTAGGGTTAATAATATCTTTTTTGCCGTGTGTCATATACCAGTTCCTAAACTGTTGGACCATAAACATTGGCCCGGGTACAGTGGTTGCCTTGAAAGCCCACACTTTATTATCCGACTCTGGAGACATTAGTACCAAAGCGTCAATAAAGTGGTTGTGAGATCTTTTCTTTTGGCTCAACTTATTCCTTAGGGCAACTAGTGTATATTTGTCCTTGTCGATCTTATTCCATTCTCCAGAAGATTCTAAAAATCCCTTGACCTTATTCCAAGTTAAACTATTAATTCCTCTATAGGTGTATGGAGAACTTGGCGGAAGTAAGGAAGCATTTGGTTCTATTGCTTCAAATGAGTTATCATTACTTCTAGCAATCTCTACGTTTCTTTCAACTCTTTCCCTTTCGGATCTGTTACCCCTGATATAAGATGCTATTTCATCAGATGTTTGTGGGGAATCTGAAACATTACCAGTCTCTATGTCAGTATTAGCTAATAGCCAATCCTCTAGCCCCCGTCCAACTTTAGTTGCCATTAAGAGGTCTAATCCGCTTATCTTACCTTTACCAAAAATTGTTCTCTTCTTTTGAGTTCCACCAGAATTTGTGGATTTGGAGGAAGATGAGGTTGGGGAATAAGCCTGATTAGTAGCTTGTTGTATAAACTCCCCAGCAGTTGAAGCTTCAGCCTCGTCTAATTTTTTCCTGAATTCACCAAAAGACTTTATCCTTCCCATAGATTGGAAATATTTATCTTATATATCCTATGGAGTGTTATTCTTTACCGCTGAAAGAATAAAAGAATACAACCAGACTATTCAATAGCACACTAACCCCGCTTGAAAGAAATCCATATGCAATGGTAGTAAGAGGATAGGATATCCAAAAATTGTGGGGCTGGGACGAAAGGTCACCCAGAGGATTATAAATAATTTCGCCGGTTGCTAAAATCCCCAGAATTATGCCAACCCAGAAACCACTACACTGCATACAGGAAAAAAGCTTATGTAATGTAGGAGCTTTAATAAGAAGGTAGACTCTTAATCGGTCAAAAATAGTTCCATTTACTAGGATGGAGGTGATTGACCAGGCAATTAGTATAAAATATAAATCTTTCATTAGAAATGATCCTTGTAGTTTTCTATAAATTCTTGCTGATTGGGGGATAAATTTTTAGGTACTTTTATACCAATCTTAACCAATATATCTCCTCGGTAAGTCGAGTTAAATTCAGGAACCCCCTTACCAGCTAATCTAAAAATCTTTCCGGGTGGTGTTCCAGGTGGAATTGTAATTTTATATTCTCCTCCGGAAACTAGATTAGGAATATGGACCTCCTTACCAAGGCATGCTTCTGGGAAAGAAAGATCTACATCACATATCAAATTATACCCATCTCTTCTGAAAAATTCGTGTTTTTTGTCATAGACATTAACAACAAGATCACCAGGGTCTGATGGGGATTTAGCATGATCTCCTTTTTGAGGAACTCTAAATGTTATACCAGTAACAGATCCCTTTGGAATCTGAATTTCAATCTGGTCTGGCTTTCTAACAACCCCTGCTCCTCCACAGGTTTTACACATTGACTTTGGAATCTTTCCTGTGCCTTCACATGCATAACAGGTTTCATCCATTGCCATTTGGCCAAAATTGGTATTTACTATTCGTCTTTTAACACCCATTCCAGCACAGACATGGCAGGTATCAAGTTCCGAGTTATGTGCACCAGTTCCTTTACAATCAGAACATTGCATCTTCCTGTAAAGGTTAGCGTTCTTCTTAGTCCCATTGAGAACCTCTTCTAAGGTAATTTCAACTTTTGCGTTGATGTTGTTACCTTTTTTGATAACATCACCCTCATAGAAATTACTACCTCTAAAACCCCCGAAATCACCACCAAAGGGATTTCTACCAAAACCTCCAAAGGGATTTGGATTATCATATTTAGATTTCTTTTCGGGATTACTGAGTGTATCGTAAGCCTCAGCTATTTCTTTGAACTTTTTCTCAGATTCCGGATCACCACCTGATTTATCTGGGTGATATTTCAGGGCTAATTTTCGATAAGCCTTCTTTATCTCCTCAGGAGTAGAATTCCTATTTACTCCAAGTATATTGTAATAATCTGGCTTCATGTATTATCCTTAGAAAGAGGATTTAAGCCATTCTCGAATTACCATTTCTTTCCCTCTGTCTAATGGGGGAATATCAAACCATTTTTTCTTTAGTTGCTTCCTCAGCGAAACTATCTCACCACAAATTTCGTAGTCTTCTTCTGATTCCCAATATGAAATCATCCTGCTACAAAAATCATCTATCTTTTCCTCGTCATCGAAAATATAAACGAAATCCTCTGGTTGTAATCTCAAAGCATTTAGAAACAAGTCCTGTACTGCTCTTTCCACATGGCACTTCAAGATAGCATATTGTGGATGATCGTCAAACGAAGATCCCCAATCAAAAAAGTGATAGCTTCCAGGTCCTATATTCATTGGTTTGTTATGAGTCTAAAAATCTATATATCTCTATATAAACCTTTTGGTCGACTAAATCGCTAAAATTAACTTTAAGTTTATCCAAAACGAGATCTACCTTATCCTTACCAAAGTTTGAATATAATACATCCCTTTTTATTTGCATTTCCATTTCATCGTCCCTTTTATATCTTACGGGAGAATCTTTTAGGTTAAGAATCGTTTTTTCAAATTCTTCAAATTTTTTTAGATCTTCTTTTGTTAACTCTTCAGGCATAGGATTTGTTCGATATTATTGTGGTAATCTAAAAGGGCTTTATCTTTCTGTTTTACCTCCAATTCTATATCAAATTCAAATCCATATGTTTCGATCTTTTCGTGTATCCAGTCTGAGTGTGCTAGTTCCTTAGCAGAGGCATCTTCAAACAGTGCTCTGGATTCTGAAAAGTGAGCTAAAGGGGTTATTCCATCTGGCCATGTATCTATACAAACCTTAAGTGATTGCTTTTCAGAAAGTCCTTGTGGTGGATTACAACGATTATGCAGGTAATCGAATGTTATTGGGATACCTATCTGATCATGTACCATATTTTTCAAATCGACTGAGGTGTACTGGGAAGTCTTGTCATCAACCTCAACAACCAGTCTTGACTTGACAGATTCAGGGAGCAGATTAAAGTTCTCACAGAATCTTTTTGCAGCTTCCGGTTTCGTGGGTTGTGTTGTATTAACATGTATGTTAATCGGATAATAGTGGTTCCTAGGTAAACCCATCAGATCCATAATTTCGCCGTGCTGCCTAAGCTCCTTAATTGCGTTTTCAACAACGTCATTTCTCAGCGAAGCTAAAACAGAATATGGTGAAGGATGGAAGGTGATTCTTTGTCCGGTTGATAAAGCTACTTCTCCTGCTTCTTTAAGGGAAGCTTTTATATCACTTATATGTGGCAGATCATCAAGCTCATATTCTGAACACCAAGGAAACATGTCGGAACTCATCCTATACATAAGGATTTCATTTTCATGATTCCATTCAAGAATTCTCTTAAGATCCTTCACGTTTTGCAAAGAAAGTTCAGAAGCATACTCGATGCCCTTTGTTAAAAAGGTCTTTTTGGTCATAGACCTATTTGTTGTAATTCTATCCTTCTTTTTGACTCCATCGTTTAGAGAAAGATTGATACAACAATATCCGAATTTCCTTTGCATAGGGTAATTATAATGCTTTATCCGTTTGATAAAAAATGAATCAGGAAAAATTTGATAACCAAACCTTTCTAGCATCAGAAGATTTACCAAAAGCCATCTCAAGCATAGAATTGGATTTCCGGTCCTTTACAATCTTTGTAATTTTTTTATTCTTCATTACATAGTCCCAATCATCGAGGGAAAGAGAGCCTAACCCCTTTAAATATCGAACATTTGAAATTCTTTTACCCTGGCTCTTTGTTTTGAATTCATCCAGTGAATAGTAATAGGTTTTGCTCCTATCACCAACTGAAACCAGAGGGGTTTCTAAAAAGCTTAATCTTTTATTTTCCACAATCCATGGGAACCATTTGAAGAAAAGATTAATTAAAAGGGAAGTAATGTGAGCACCGTCAGGATCTTGGTCGGTAGCAATAACTATATTATCATAGGGACAAGACAGATCCGGTCTTTCGGGCTCCAAGTTTAGTATTTGCATCAACTCCAGGATCTCTTTGTTGTCAGCAAGATCAGATAAGCTCCTTGCATTTTTTATTTTACCCTTGAGAGCATAAACACCATCTCTATTTGGATTTCTTTTTTGCAAAATCGATCCCATTGCACTTAACCCTTCAACTATAAAAAGGTTCTCTGCATTTCTTGAGGTTGGTGGAAAATATTTGTTGGAAAATTTTACCCTAGTATTCTTTTTCTCTTTCCGTATTCTTTTAAGACTTGCATCTCTTTTTCTTGCCTCAACCTCTTTCCTAATTTTCTTAAAAAGGGGTGTGCTGTAAAATTTCTTCAGCGAAGAGGAAAAAGTGTTTACAATTATGTTCTCTATATCTTCTCTCCTGGTGACAAATTTGGTCTTATTCTGATCACCGAATTTTACCAAAGCTGGGGGTAAGTTAATTATTAGACAAAAGTCATAAAAGTGGTGCGCAAGGGAATCGTCTAAAGCATTATTAATTTGATCTGCTATTATCTTCTGGTGAATTCCAGTACATATAGCAGAGTTTACGAATGAAAAAGATCCGGAGTTAGGTGTTTTTTCCCAAATTAGAAGCTCTCCTATTTTTGTTTTATATGAAAGCTGCTTAAATACTGACGTGTCAACCGGAATTGTCTTTCCATCCCAGATGAAATTCAATTTAATATCCTTCGTATTTGATTCAGTCTCAAGTACCCTTTTCTTTAACAATAGTTGGGAGAGAAGGACATCCTTGTTCCATTTACACTTATCAAAAATATTGGGAAGGGGTGTGAAGCTTACTGTTGTTCCCAATTTATTTCTTCCTTTCTTTAAGATTTTGGGTTTTTGTGCCTTAAAGTTTTTCCACTCCTGATAATAGTATTCCTTTGCATTAGTGGTCTCAATGGAAAAAAAGCTGGACATAGCATTCACAAGGCTTACCCCCATCCCGTTTGTCCCAATTAGGGTTTCAGAGACGTTTTCGTTATCAAAATTTGATCCCGCTCTTAACATCGAAACCGCAGTTGCAATATTTGTTAAGCCACTTTTTTTATTAATTGAGGATCCATTTGTAAATCCCTCACCAGTGTCTGTAATTTTAATTGTGTTGGTTTTGGAATCCACCTCAATTGTAATAGATCCCATGTTCTTTTTCATTCTTTTAGCTTCATCAACACAATTGGAAAAAACCTCATCAAACAGCTTATACATTCCAACTGAAAGAGAATATCCCACTGAATCTATCCTATCACTTTTGACCGCGGGGACTACCTCCTCACTTAACTTAACAGAGCCAACATAAATAGTAGGCCTTTTTAAAATGTGTTCAAAATCGGTTAATACCTGTATATCTTTTGTAGCCATTAGCTATAATTGTTTGAGTTTATATGTCAAGCGCTTGATTTAATTTCACAAAAAAAGCGGGAAGACCCGCTTTTGTAAAAGTTTATTCATGATGATTACTCACCTGCTGGCTCAAAATAGATCTCCTCAATCTTGATTGGTAAAATCTTCGCCTCGTATCCCTTATCCTTAAGAGAAACTGGGATTCCTATAACATAATCCTTGCCCTCAATTGTTTCTACTCGATCAACAATGAATTCAGAATCAAAGAAAATTGTTCTTTTATCACCAAATCTGTTTAGATCAAAATCAAACTCTTCAGCATCTACATCTTTATCAATAGATTTTCCGATAGTAGATTTATATTGTCTTGCAAGTCTTTCCCTTTCTTGGTTAATTATATCCTTTACGTAGTCTGGTGCCCCTTTACCCTGTGTGGGTACTTCTGCAATTGCTGTGATAGATTCAATCTGACCAGCCTCTTTTTGAGCCAAAAGGTCTCTTAATGTAGGGATTACCTCAGAATATTTAAGCTCCATTTCAGGCCTAACGTTTACGTTTTTTCTGAACTTGGACTCGTCATAAACAGGAGTTACTCCTTCGTAAATAGAATTAGCAAAATCCTCATATAGTTTTAAATTGTTCATCTCGAAAAATTTGTTTTTTTATATATCTTCAAGGGTTGGGTGTTTAGTAATCTTTACCTTTAATGTACCACTGCCCTTAATTATTCTATGCCAGGTACCAGCTTTAATAGATATTTCACCATTACATTTAATTGGAAGCTGGTTATCAAACTGAAACATCCAATCATTGGGTTCAAAAAATTGTATAGTTCTGTCCTCCCAATCCTGATGCCACTTTAATTCAACCGGATCTATCCCAGAGTCAAAGCATCGGATATACTCTGTGCTTGAAATCTTTTCCTCTGAAAATGGCCTTACCAAGGGTTAGAAGATTTAAGTCCCAAAAGTTTGTGATATCTATGAACATTACAAGACCAATATCTCGGTTTCCATTTTGGCCCAGGTTCAGTACAGCGGTGTCTTGCTCTAAATGACTTTGAAGCTTTTTTATCATCGTTTTTTATCCTTTGGCCAGGTTGTCCAAATCTTACCTTTACAACTCTTCCCTCACCGTTTTTTGTGTAAACTGCAAATTTTCGAGTTTCCCCTGGAGTTCTAAAAGGCTTATTTAACTTTACCTTTCTTCCTTGGTACTCTTCCTCATTGATCTCAAATGGAACATCAAGAATAACCTCTTGACCCCTATAATTAGCTTTCTCACCAGCATCTGTGCTGATGAGGAAAACATCATCAAGTCCAAGATCAATCTCTTCGTTCAACCAAAGTATCCTAGATTCGTTTATTAGATCCAGCCAAGAATCTGATTCAATCCGGTAAACGCTTTCCATTAAGGAAAGGCCTTCGTCTAAATGGTACTTAAGAGACTCGCTTATATTGTGGGATGTGTATGATGTAAAGCTCCTTAATTTCATACTTTATATATCGATTAGGTATCGAATAAGGTAGAAATTATAGGGTTTATTGAGCAACCGCCTCCTTAGAATTCATCACCTCAGCTTTCTTTGCAGCTGCTTGTCTATAATGGTCTAAGTTTTTAAGCATCCTTTCTTTCTCGTTAGGAGGCAAATGATTGAAGAAATCCATACGAACTACAGCATCCATCTTTTCGAAGGCCAATTCAGGATTACCTGTATGGAAAGCCGCTAGGGCATACTCATCTAAAAGTCTCCATTGCCAAACCTCAGGCTCAACAAAAAGAATATCTGAGGTCCCAGGGTTTTTTACAGCCATATTTCCATAGGTAAATGAAAGTACCCACCTACCTCTTTCCCTTAGCTTTCTCATGCAATGGAAAACTGCTTCAAGTCTTTCCGGTCTATATTCCCAAGCTCTAGAGTAAGCTTGGATTACCTCATCTGGATGTCTTCCTAATTGTTCCTTGATTTTACCAATCATATACATTGAGTAGTATACTTCTTCCTCCCATCCACCAGCTTCGATTCTTCTCTCATAAGCTTCGATAGCTTTGACCTTTTGGTTAGAATCTCTATAGCTTTGGGCAAGATAGAACATATACCGTGTGTTTGCAGGCTCATCTTCTAATGCTTTCTCTAGAATTTCTGCATCTTTAGCATATTTCTCCTCAAGTGTATTTGCTCTCTTTAGTGGACTAATGTCAGCATTAACGAAACATTTATCTGCAGGTATTTGGTACTGGACTAGAGGTTCCTTTCCAGGTAAATCTAAATACTCGTGTAGTACACCTTTGTATACCCAATCCTGATCGGACCTGACTATTTGTGCCCTATGGTACTGGAGGTTATTTAGCTTATATAGTATTTGGAAACAATCAACTTTTTCTTTTGGCAAATTGCTAAATGGATTAACGCTAGGATTTGCTACCTGGAATGTATCATCAGCATCAATAATCCACCTGTAATCACATTTTCCTTTTGCAAGCTCAAGACTTTCTGTACGATTGACCTCAAAGTTTACCCATGGTCTTTCGTGGACTTCCCCATCGATACCAAGGTCTTTCATGGTAGAATTAATTTCTTCGATAGTATTATCAGAAGAACCTGTATCAACTATAACGTAGTATGAAATGTAAGGAGCAACCTGTGTAAGACATCTTCTAATTGTATCCCCTTCATCCTTTACAATCATAACAAGACAGAGAGATATATCCTGCTTAGTTAAATCTAGAGACATCTGTGCAGCATCTTGACTGCTTAGGGTATTGATTTTTTGTGGTTTTTTAGAAGAAGTGTTTTTAACCTTTTTCTTTTTGCTCTTTGAAGCCATAGAAACTAAATAATTGTCGTTTCTATTTATACCCCAAATGTTAGAAAAATTTCACCTTATCCCCGGGCCAATGAGGTAATTCTTTCTAATATTAGTTCGTCATTTAGAGTCAAAGAAAAGTCTCCGACAGCTTTAAGGTTCTTTTCCTTTTTTCTAGCAACCAAATCAAGGGTAACAAATCCAGTTTGGTCATCGGGATATTCTATTGCTTTCTTTTTTTCATCTTCGCAAACAGGATCAAAAGCCATTCTGCTCATTCCCTTCCCGTTCCAATAAACAAGGGTTAAGTTATCCAATTTACCATCAAGAATCTTAACAACCTGATTTTCCCTTAGACATTCAATTCTTATTGTTGATCCACCTCTTTTAAATTTAGTAGAAGGAGTTACCAAAAAATAACCTCTCCCATAAACAAGTCCAGGTACAGTATTATTTTTTGAAGAAAGCAAAGGTAGAGAGCCTTGGAATCTGTGTCTTTTAAATCTAATTCCAAGTTCCATAAAAAGCTTTTCTATAATGGGAATTAAATCCTCTACATCGGTCTGTGGTGCATCCAAAATTAGATGTGGGTGCTTACCTCCAATAACTTTGGGCTCTTTAACTTCTATATCAGCAAAATACCTTAGATAATTCAATACTACATCAAGTATGGTTTCAAGTTGTTCAATCTCCGATAGATTGACTTTCTTCTTGTACTCTAGCTCAGATTCAACCTTGGCTAAGAAATCATCTACCAATTTCTCGTGATGCTTACTCATTTTACTATTTTATTCTTTTCCAGGAGAAATCTGTATCTAGCCTAAAGTGCCCAAAGTAGTGGAACTTGTTATTCCACTCTTCAGGAGAAATTAGGCTTGCAAAAGTTTCTCCCTTTGAATTTTCATATAGATATATCTCTGATCCAATATGTGCCTCAAAAGACATATTTGAATTCCATACTAGCTCATTATCCTCAAATTCCTGTAGAAGCTCAGAAATCTGATCCTTGATCTCCCCTGCTCTTTTGCCAAATTTATGGTTTGAGTGAACTGCAGCACGCTGTTTAAAAAGTGCTAAACCAGAAACATCTATCTTGGGGGATGATACTGATGTTGCATATGGCTTTAAAAAAGCATCATACTTTTCAGTATCTTCGTTGTATACAATGCTATCAGGAAGTTTTTTCTTTCCCTTCTTCATTCTCAGATTTATAAGGAATTCCTATTTTGTCCAGCAACTGTTTATAAACTCTTTCAATTTTTTTAGATGCATCGACTTTTACAAGTTTCCTACTCTTTTTGTATTTTTTAACCAGAGGAAGTGTTTTTTCTTTGTATTCATTAAATCTTTTGGATATAATCTCTGGATCCTTATCATCGGCCCTATTTTCCTTTTCAGCCCTTTTCATAATCCTTTGTTTTGCCTTGTCCTCATCAAGTTCCAAATAGATCACGTGGCTAAGACCAACTCCTAACTTTCCTAGGAGTGAATCTAGCAATTTTATTTGCTTTATATTCCGTGGGAATCCATCAATTATAACACCTCTTTCCAGATCAGCTTTGCCTAATGCTTTCCTAAGCATTCTTACCATTACCCTATCTGGAATAAACTCTCCCCTTTCAACTGTTTTCTTAAGCTCCTTATCCTTGGAGTTCCTAATTAATTCACCAGTAGAAATATGAGTGAAATCGTTTCTATCAACAAGCTTCTTTGAAATAGTCCCCTTTCCAGATCCCGGAGGTCCCAGAATAACAAGGATCTCTCCTTGTTTATCTGGGATTTCTCTTTCGTTTATAGAGATGAAATTTTCAAAGCTACGTACCTTATCCATTATAAAATTTAATTATTTATGAACCACAGGATAAACAATCATCCGGGTTGTCCAAGCTACATGTGAGATCGTTCATAGTTTGCTCAGCTAGAGCTTTTAGATCTTCGTTTGCAGCTGTACTCTTCTGCTCAACCATAGCTGGTTTGGCTGCAGGAGTTTCTTCTACTTTTTTATACTTACTCGTATCAATACCAAGTCCAGAAAGTGCATCTACTGCAGATTTTGTTCTTAGGTAATACATACCGGTTTTAAGACCCAATTTCCAAGAATGGAAGTGAGCTGCAGTAAGTTTAGCAGCATTTACTCCTTCTATAAATAGATTTAATGATTGGGATTGACAAATGAACTTACCACGATCAGCAGACATTTCAATTAAGTCTTTTTGCTTAATCTCCCAAACTGTTTTATAAATTTCTTTTATGTCGTCTGGAATATTGGGAATGTTTTGAACCGATCCCTTGTGGATGATAATCAGATTCTTCATATCTTCGTTCCAAAGACCCAAAGAGATTAAATCAGTAACAAGGTGCTTGTTAATAATCACATATTCCCCACTTAGTGTTCTTCTTGTATAAATATTAGACGTAAATGGTTCAAAGGCTTCGTTATTACCCATAATTTGGGCTGTTGAAGCTGTTGGCATAGGAGCAAGTAGCAATGAGTTTCTTACACCATTCTTCATCACATCCTTTCTTAGCTTTTTCCAATCCCATCTTCCAGAAAGATCTTCGTCATTTACCTGCCAAAGATTAAATTGGAATTTACCCTCGCTCAATGGTGATCCCTCAAAAGTTTCATAAGCTCCAAATTTCTTAGCAAGATCTTTAGAAGCTGTCATTGCTGCGAAGTAAATTGTCTCAAACAATTCAGAGTTAATCTTTCTAGCTTCATCAGACGTAAATGGTATACCCATTGTTGCATAAAGATCAGCTAAGCCCTGAATTCCAATACCAATTGGGCGGTGTCTCATATTTGATCTTTTAGTCTCTGCCGTAGGATAGAAGTTTACGTCAATTACCCTGTTGAGATTGACAGCAGTTTGATATGAAACCTCGTATAGGTAATCGTGGTCAACCTCACACTTTCCTCTAGTTATTTTTGATGTTCTTGCATCTGTCGACTTTAAGAACTTATTAACTGGTATGGAGGCCAGGTTACAAACTGCTTGTTCGTCCTTATCTGTGTATTCGATAATCTCACAACATAAGTTAGAAGATTTGATGGTCCCTAAATTCTGCTGATTTGACTTTCTGTTAGCGGAATCTTTGTAAAGAATATAGGGTGTTCCAGTTTCAATCTGGGATTCTATAATCTTTCCCCAAAGTTCCCTAGCTTTAATAGTTTTCTTTGCCTTTCCAGCCTCTTCAGCTGCTATGTACATTTCATTAAATTCCTGACCATAAACTTCATGAAGTCCTGGTACCTCGGAAGGAGAAAATAAAGACCACGTTTCATCTTTTTCTACCCTTTCCATAAATAAGTCAGAAACCCAGAGAGCAAGGAACAAATCTCTAGCTCTTCTCTCTTCTTTTCCTGTGTTCTTTCTTAGATCCAAAAAGTCCTCAACGTCAGCGTGCCATGGCTCTAGGTAAATAGCGAAAGATCCTTTCCTTTTACCACCACCTTGATCAACGTATCTAGCAGTTTCATTGAATACTTTAAGCATAGGTACAATACCATTGGATTTACCGTTTGTACCCCTGATATAAGAGCCAGTTGATCTTACGTTGTGGATAGCAAGCCCAATACCACCAGCATTCTGAGAAATCATTGCAACATCAGAAAGAGTCTTGTAGATTCCAGGAATCGAATCTTCCTGCATAGTTAAAAGAAAACAGGAAGATAGCTGTGGTTTTTTAGTACCAGAGTTAAATAGGGTTGGGGTTGCATGTGTCATCATATGAGTTGAGAGAAGCTCGTATGTTTTCAATGCATTTTTGATATCGTCTCCCCAAATACCTACCGCAACACGCATGTACATATGCTGAGGGGTTTCTGCTGGAATACCGTGCATTTTAAGGAGATAACTTTTTTCAAGAGTTTTGAACCCAAAATATTCAAAGTTGAAATCCCTATCGTGGATAATTGCAGAATCAAACTTTTTCTTATTCTTCATTATCACCTCGTAGGTTTCATCACCAATAAGACCAGCAGGCTTATTCGTCTCTGGATCGATATAAGAATGTAAATCCTCAATCGTTTCAGAAAATTTCTTCTTTGTAGACTTATGCAATCTTGAAATAGCAATTCTTGCTGCTAGAATAGAATGGTCTGGGTGACTAGGGATGAGTGAAGCTGCAGTTTCAGCAGCTAGATTATCCAACTCTCCAGTCGAAATTCCATCATATATTCCAGCGATTACTTTTTGTGAAATGCCCATCCAATCAACAAAGTCGTTGTTAAGGCCATAAGTCATCTTTTTTACGCGGTTAGAAATCTTATCAAATCTAACCGCTTCTTTGGATCCGTCTCTCTTAGTTACGTACATGCTTGGTTTATATTTTTTTTAGAAGTCTACGTCCATATCGAACGCATTTTCGGAGGAATTTTTCACTCCAGCTTTTTGGTATTCACCAACTCTCTTTTCAAAGAAGTTAGTCTTACCCTGCAAAGAAATATTTGCCATGAAATCAAATGGGTTTTCTGTATTGAAAACTTTTGAACATCCAAGATCTACAAGTAATCTATCAGCAACAAACTCTAAGTATTGTTTCATAAGATCTTGATTCATACCAATTAGCTTAACAGGCAAAGATTCTGTAATAAATTCTTTCTCGATTTCAAGTGCGCTAAGGATAATTTCCTTGATTCTCTCCTCAGGTACTTTATTAGATAAGTATTTGTTGTGTAGGAGTACTGCAAAATCACAGTGCATACCTTCGTCTCTCGAAATAAGCTCGTTTGAGAAGCTTAAACCTGGCATTAGCCCACGCTTTTTAAGCCAGAAGATCGAGCAGAAAGAACCAGAGAAGAATATACCTTCAACTGCTGCGAAAGCAACAAGTCTTTCTTGGAAATGGTCTGATTCAACCCACTTTAAAGCCCATTCGGCTTTTTTCTTAACTGCTGGTATTGTTTCAATTGCATTGAACAACATTTTCTTCTCAGCAGGATCAGAAATGTAAGTATCTATCAGGAGGGAATAAGTCTCAGAGTGGATGTTTTCCATCATAATCTGAAAACCGTAAAAGAATTTTGCCTCTGAATATTGAACCTCCCTAACGAAGTTCTCCGCTAAATTCTCGTTTACGATACCATCCGATGCAGCAAAGAATGCCAAAACATGCTTGATAAAGTGCCTTTCGTTATCATTCAATTTGTTTCTCCAATCGTCAATATCTGCCGAAAGGTCAATTTCTTCTGCTGTCCAGATACAAGCTTCCTGGTTCTTATACATCTCCCAAATTTCCTGGTGTTGGATAGGGAAAATAACAAATCTATTAGGATTTTCTTGTAAAATCGGTTCCGGTAGCGAATAGTCCTCCTTCATAATTTAACACTTTGTTTTTTTTAATTTAGTAATTGTTTGCCTGTCTTCGACGGTTTTCCTCGTTCTTGCTCATGTACATGTTGTACATTTCTTGAGCACTCATTCCAATAGAGGCTGCGTAGTTCATAAAAAAATGGAGCATGTCTACGATCTCGAATTTACATTCGATTTTATCAGATTCTGATAAATCCGAAAATCTTTTTTCAGAGTAAGAAGAGTAAGCACTTTTCCATTTTTTCCAGATTGCATTCCCATTACCATCTTTGATACCACCAAGGGCATCCGTTGCCTCGTGTATCTCGTCGATTAGAGCGTGATTGTTCATATGCCAAAACTCCATAAGTTCTCTCAAAGTCATCTCTTTGAAGTTATAGCCATAAACGTTCTCCTGGGTTTCTGCCTGAAGATTTAAAATGTCACCTAGAGTATCTTTAGATTCGGGATAAAGATTTTTGATCTGTAGGTCTGCACATTGATTATCTGTATTTGCCATATTTGTCTTTTTGCAATAGTTTTTTAAAATCCCTTCCCGTCTCTAGGTTTTTTATATATCAAGTGGGTCCCTAAAGTGCGGTGATTTTAGGAAAATTCTATGTTAATTTTTTTAATTGTTTCTCCAATCCGTCAATTTCTATCTGTAACTCAAGCATTCTCTTTTTTGTTGCCTTTCTTTTCGAGTATAAGTCCTTAATTATGGTCTTTAAAATCGGGTTTTCGTCATCCCCACCGAAAAGGGCAGTGGAGGATGTTTTTACCCATCCCTCCTTGGCTTCAGATATATCTTTCCCGAGCTTACCTTTATAAACCTCAGGAGAAATTCCCCACTGCACAATTGTATTTGGATACAGGGAAGCAAAGTCATAACAAGCAACCCATTCATGTAGTCCCTTGATAGGCTCTTTCACATATCCACCAATAAACTTGACATGACTTTCTTCTTTCCTTTCATTCACAAAGACCTGATTCCTCTCCAAGAACTTTTTGAGCATCATAACCTCCGTCGCCCAAACGGGGGAAAGAGCCCTGCTTATTTCAACGCGGTTCAGATTAGCTATTTTGAAGTAGGTTAAAAGGGTTTTTAACTTTACATCTATATAGTGAACCAGCGCACAGTCAATTACGTTGTAGAGAATAAATTTAGGGAAGTCAGACTGGTAGAGGTCCCTTAGGGATCCATCATATACTATCTTCTTTAATCCTGTAGCCTTCTCAGCAACATAATCTAATCTATTGCTCTCCTTGATCTTAATTGTCCGATCCCATTTTTTATAGATCTCAAGATAATCGACCATTAGCAAATGCATAGGAAGATTGTTCTTTCCAATAAGCCAGTTAGCTGGCGAAATTACCTTTGGATCGATACCAAGTCTCTTAGCTCTATTCACCAAATATGGCCAGTCATACCCAAACCAGTTCCACCCAGTTATCAATGGCATTTTAGGAGCCAGCTTCTTAAAGAAGGTATAAAGCATATCGTACTCGGATTCGAACTGATGATATTTAAAAGACCATTCATCACCCATTGGCTCAAGATACTCGTTGGTCTTTTTGTAAATGTCCGCTTGCTCCTCAGCTGAAAGTGGATCAAGTCCTAGAATTATTGATTTACATCTATCTGTTGCAATACCAATTGAAAGTACCTTATTCTTAGCATTTGCGGTATCCAAAGAATCTCCCATCTCGTCGGTCATTTCAACCTCAATATCCACAAAGTACTTTTTTGGGATCTGAAAATCCCAAAGAGACTTAGTTAAATCTGGGTCTGCCTCTTCTAGGATTTGAACCATCCTATATTTGTCATACTTCTGTGTTTTTACCTTCCTTACAGACATTCCATCCCAGGACTCCCAATCAGCTTCTCTTCTCCTATCATTGGGTGAGCATTTTTCCCATATAAACCTCTCATCCTCCGGAACTGGAACATCAACAAAAATTAAATCACCTTCCTCAGAGAAAGATGATACCTTTAAATAAGTTCCCTTGTTTTCAATATCTACTATCATGGAATAAAATTTGAGAGTATAACTTTGACGTAAATCGCAAAAGATATATACAACATACTTATGGATAGCAGGATCAAAAGTTTCGAGAATTTCCTTAATGAATATTACATTTCAGCAGCCCCTGGAAGCGTGGTTGTTCCGGGTGAATGGTACAAGGATAACGTTAACTCAAGAAACTACAGACCTGCATATACACAAACACCGCAGGTTGTTGATTCAATGTTCCAAAGTACCGACCTATACAACTACCTAGATACTTTAGCCGAGGAGGAAGAATTTACCAACATGGTGAAGAAAGGAGAGGCACCTAAGGACGTGATCAAGTATTTGAAAAAGAGGATACACGAGGAACTTTCACCAAACGCTCGTACTTCCGAAGAAAAATAAGTACCAAAGATTTGGAGCACATTGATTATCCACTTGCAGAAAGTGCCTATTACCAACAACCACATCCAAAAGATGCTATATTCTTGAGGGATTCAACTGGACATTATAGACCAGATTGGCTAATCGATTATTGGGGAAGAGATCGTAAAAATTCTACCAATAGGATAAGATCATCCAGCGCATTTGTAATTGGTGGATTATCACCGGATGGTAAGGATAAAAAATATGACGGAACAATTTACAGGGCTTTTGATGAGTCTATGTGGTCGCATCACTTATTCATAAAAGCCAAAAACAACACATTCCTAAATCAGAAAAGCATAGGAATTGACATATGTAATTATGGACCTTTGACAAAAACCGAAAATGGAGGATTCTACACATCTAGCCATGTTAAAATAAACAAAAGCCAGGTTACAGAGTTAGAGTCCACGTTTAGAGGATCTAAGTATTTTCACAGTTATACAAAAGCACAAATACAATCTTTAAAGTCACTTCTTGAGGAATTGAGTGAAAAATATGAAATCAACCTTAAGAGGGGATTACAGAAGGAAATATCTAAATTTGGCATTTACGGAGGATTCGAACTTTCAGAAGAAGCTTTGATGGGGGGTCAAGGTCTTTGGTCTCACAGTAATGTTAGAATTGATAGATTGAGCTGTCCACCACACCCGGATCTAGTTAAGGTTATTCAATCCTTCTAAATACATTCTTAGCTTTTTGTCATTAGGAACAAAATCTGTTTTGTTGTTTACAAAAATTTCCCAGGATTCTTTTGCATATTTACCAACACCTGGCAACTCCTCAACTTCAACAAATCCATCCATCCATTTTTGACTCATGGATATTATCCTTTTGGCTTTTATATTTCCAAAACCAGTTCCTTTAATAATTGGATAAATCTCATCCGTAGACAGGTTTGAGCACCTTTCCGGGGACTGTATCAGATTAAATAGAGGGTCTAATACTTTTCTTACCTGCTGATTAGTGGTTTGGTTTAACAGTATACAGATCACAGTCATCTTCCAAGGATTGTCTAAGTAATCTTCCTGTATAAGCCTTTCCACTACCGATTTCTTAACTTCTTGAGGTGCTCGTTTATTCTTTTGTCAAATTTAGAAGCAGTCTCGGGATAATCTAAACCCATAATCGAAGAAAGCTTATCTATAATCGACCTTCTGTCCAGGATGACATCATAATCTGGATTTCTCTCCTTTTGAATAATTTCCTGCGCAATCTCTTTTGCAAATCTTTCAAATATTTCTTTCTCCCTTGACATAATAAAAAAGCTCAATCTTTAATAATCGAGCTTTATTATTTCTAAATGTAAGAAAAATTTCGGAATTAAGCGATTTTAATTTTCTTAGGCATGGATTCTTTCTTCTTACCTATAGAAACTTTTAAAACCCCATCCTCAATTTTTGCTTTAACTGAATCAGTATCAGCTTCATTGGGTAACTTGAACTTCTTTGTAAAATCGTCCGTCCAATACGATTCGTTATCCTCACCAGTGATAACTAAGAAAATTCCCTCGACATCAACCGAAATATCATTTTTAGAGAATCCAGAAACGGGTATTTCTAAAACATACTCGCTATCTTTTTCATCAACAAAGTAATTGCGGCTTTGGATAACCGGATTGGTGTTGTTAAAAATCTTTTCCATCATCTCCAAAGGGCTGTAGATAGTTGTTCTGTTCATAGTTTGTTTTTTTACTATTAATAGTTCAAATCCTATTCCAATACTAAAAAACAAAGAAAAAGGTGCCTTTTTGGCACCTTTTAGCAATCTTGTATGACTTTTCGTCTTATTTCTGCAAAGACTTCATCATCTCTTTGAAATCATCAAAGCTTTTAATAACACGATCTTTCTTTTTCTTCTTTTTGCCAGCCCCTTTTGCTGCTGGGGTTCCTACTGTAAGAGAAGGGAACTTATCCCCAGATCCAACTGCTCCGTTGTAGAAATCTGCATTGGTACCACCAGATGATGGAGCTTCAACATTTCCCATTCCCTGTGTAGTACCTAGAGTAGCGAATGCTCCACCGCCGTCTCCAGCTGGTGCAGGTGCTCCACCGTCCATTTCTTTGAGTTCGTAGCCTTCACAACCACAACTTTTCATTTCTTCGTCCATTTGCCATTTTTCAACACAATAGTCGTTTTCGTCCAACCATTCCTTGATTTTAAGTTCCATAGCATCTGGAGTTTCCTGGTCTTCCATTACCGGAACATCTTCACAGCACAAACAAACTAGTGTTCGACCATTTGTAGAATTTCCAGTTGGATAATACATTGAATCCATTTTTAATCTAATATTTTTTGAACATTCTTGGCAAATATTCTAAGAGAATTACCCTGCTCGTCCTTTACTGTGTAACCAACGATGTCTTTATAAGCATCATAGATTGGAGAAATTACGAGTAATTTATTTCCGTTGGTGTCAAGAATAAACTTACCAGACAAATCATCATGCTGCTTAGTAGTTTGAGTTGTTGTAGCATTCCTTGATCCCTTATTACATCCACATCCCATTTTATGTTCTTTAAGTTGTTTCTATATTTATCTGTAGTCCTTCCTTAATTCCTTTCTCCGTAGATAATTAAAGAGGTATCTTAATGCCTTTTTATATTCCTTACCGTTTCTGAAAGGTGATGGATAAGTCCTAATAGTATTTCCTTGTCCCTCTGGGGTTTCATTTGATTTGATTGGGTTATAGCGACGAACTACACCTGTTGGGTGTATAGTGTAAAATACCTCACCATATCCCCTTACCTCAGGCTGATTCTTTCTTTTGAATTTGAGTGTATTGTTGAGCTCTTGTTGGTCTGAGGTCTCATCAGAAAAGCCAAGCTCTAAGATATCCCTATATGCATCAGATTTTCTTATCTTGTCTAGGTCTATGCTTCTCCTTTCATCCTCAAGATATTCAGATTTAGGATCATACTTTTCAAATTCAAAAAGATTAATCATTACTTCTTTATATCCTTTATCCAGTCTCTATAATCCTTAAGATTCTCGAGATTTCTCTTACCTGCTTTACTCTTTTTAGCATCAGGATTTAAGTAAGGGATGATAGGTTTTATTCCGTCCCCAAAATTCATCTTAGGAGAGAATGAAGGCATATCTTTAGAATCAATGACCCCGAGGGAAGCACCCTCTTCATTAACAGGTTGTCCGTCCTTGACGTTTTCCGGTAAATCCTTAGATTTTGTCTTTGCAAACTTTTTTAGCTCCTTGTCAGTCATAGGTGCAATGAATTTCCCATCTTTATCCTTATACCCAAAGGCAATCTTTTCAATCTCCTTTCGATATCTTGGGCTGATGTCCTTGAGCTTCAGCTCGTTTTGTCTTAGAGCCCAAGCTTGACCCATTATTGCCTGCTGTGCTTTACTTACTGATGGCATCTCAAATCTTATATTTTTCGAAGGGAATAATAATTTTCAAACCCTCTTCTACTTTTTGCAGTTTAGTGTAGTAGTCAGGATCTTCTACCAAATGATCCTTAGCTATCTCTGAAGCTAGATTCTCATCATCGGTATGTTCCATTTCTACCTTAATCCCCATCTGAAGTTGTTTTTCTAAGTGCGATAGCATCTTTTCTATAGCATCCCGATCAACATGGTCCATAGAGTCATCATATGTGTGAAGGATAGCGATGTCCCTCAGGTTCTTATCTGAGGAAACACCACCTTCAATTTTTTCGTCAGAATCCTCCTGCAAATAAAGACCCTTCATCTTTTTCTTTATCTCTGCAGGGCTCATTGGCTTGGCGTTTAATTCCCAATTAGCTGCGGGGTTAATGATCTTCTTCTTTCCCTTCTTCCAATCGGGAAACGTCCAAAGCCATCTATTGTAACCCTTCCCAACTATCTCAAACCCCTTGTCTCCTGGTTGGATAGCAATGGGCGATTGAGGGGGAATATAACTACCTGTATTTGCCATTATTCTATAACTGCTTCGATTTTGGATTTTGAAATTTGTGTGGTTTCAAAAAATCCTGTTGTTCCATCAAGGAACTCTGCTACCTTTGTTTCAACCTCTAGCACAGACTCAGCTGCGATAAGAAATTCTGATTTGTGAATTACTGGATCACCATTTCTTTTGGTTTCAGTTGATTCAAAGCTAACTTTTGCTACGTAATATCCCATATGTATAAAATTTACATCTTATATATCATAAAGGTAGTTTTATTCCATTTCAGTGTACACAGAAAAGGCAGCCGAATAGGCTGCCTAATATCTGTTTGTAATTGGTTTCTTAAGAGTTGTTTTTCATCTCTTGAACGTCCAACCTTACTTGTTGAGCAAGCTTCTTAACTTCTTGCATGGCTTGGCGAACTCTTGTTCCAGCTGCCTTATTGCCTTTTTCAACAAACTTTGCTACGTCAGCTTCTGCAGCTTCCATAACTTCTTTGATTCGATCGAAATTTTCCATAATTGTTTAAATTTTCCTTATTTATAGAATTGTTAAAAGTAAATGTTTCGATTTAGGTTATCTACTGATTATGAACGTTCCCTTGTGGGATCCTTCTTGCATAGACCATTCTGGCCCTAAGAAAGAAAGCAAAACGGATTTTACCATCTCTTCATAGTTTTCAATATCCATATTATCCTGCATTTCGTCAAATATACGAATTACTTTTGGATTTTTCTCAAGATAATTTAGTAAAGCTTTGGATACCTGCTCCAAGAATCTGCTTAAATCGTTATCTTTAAGAGTGAACTTAGCATCGTTCAGGTCAGGAATCTCTGATTTCTTAATAGCAATGTCCTCTATGATTTCAGGGGCAATCTCATTTACATTGAGAATTGCATAGGAATTTTTAGGTCCCTCCATTGTCTCATACTGTGAATATTTACCAACTACCAGCATAAATCCTTTTTGGGATCCATTCTCAAGTTCTAATTGAAAAAGGTAGTTATAAATATCACCATCCTTCACTAGCAAAAAAGGGAAGGTTCCAAACCCATCTCCTTCGTTGACAGAGCTAGATTTTAGGAAGTCTGAGAAATTCTGTATTCTTTTTTCCACTGGTTTATTTATATTTTTTTATATATCATCCCCTGACGCTTGTAATAAGGTCGTTGTAAAGATTAGATACCTCTTTTGGAACCATCTTTTTGAACTTAGAAAAGTCTTGGTCCTTCATAGCTTGTCTAACCTCAGTACCGCTCGTTACCCTTGGTGTTTCTACAATACCAAGGTCATCACTTATTTTGTCCTTAATATCAGACATCTTAACATAGTCTATCTGCTTAGTGTAGTCATCAATTCGGTCGGGGCCTGCACCAATTAACTTGGGATCATATCCCATGTCTACTAGTCTTGCAATAGCAGACCCAAGAAGACCTCTTGTAGCAAGGACATATCCTTCAATCTCCTCGTTATTAGCAACTATTGCATCCATATATCTTTTGATTGCCTCCTCATCAAATGGGGATTTTCCAGACTTGTTGTGTCCAGGATAAACCACAACAACAAAAGATGGGAGATCGTTTTTCTCCATGAGATCCTTCGCCATCTTAAGATGTCCCTGGTGGAAAGGCTGGAATCTACCCATTATGACATTAACTGGTTTTCTTTCCTCCGTATCTTTCTCCTTGAGCATTTCTACCTCAGCCGGGATCTCCTCGTTATCAATGGTTTCTAACTTGCTGATAAATTCCTGATATGAGAAAAAAGGGTCTTCGCTGGAATCCGTATCGTCCTCTTCTTGCAGATATTCTACTGAAGGTAGGTTTTCCTTTCTAAATTCTCCAAAGCTAATAAATTTAGATTCGTTTACTTTCTTCTCTGGTTTTTTGATGTAGTCCTTAATATCTTTAATCAAAATATTCATCTGATCCTTCATACCAGAAGTTATGATACCACCTGCTCTAGTTTTTATCTTCCTAAAGGAATTAAGAATGAGTTTAAATAAAGACTCAAATGAGTCATCCTTCTCAACATATTTAAGAACTCTTCTGTCTTTAATCTTTTCCTTATTCAGTCTGAATTCATCCCTCTTTAAGTAATCAGGCTCCTCAAAATCAGTACCCTTATACTTCTCCTCATATTCATCCAGGAATTTAACAAATACGTCTCCCATAAAGGAAATGTATCTCTCGTCTTCAGACTCACCTTCAACTTCAAATTCAGAAAGATCTTTTTCCAAAATGAAATTCATCACATCAAGCAATGTGATTCCAAGAAAATCCGAAGGCTTTTTACTCTTTTTGTCAGCAAACTTTTGCTTAGCTATTTCAGTGAATATAGGATCCACCATTTTGGCTAATACAGTATCACTATCTCCATCGAGCTCTCCAAATCTAAAAACTATACCCTCGACATCCTTATCTAGGTCGTCGTTAAGAGCAGTTTTAGTTAAATCCGGGTTTAGGGTCTTAATAACAAACCTAACAAAAGATTGTGTTTTGAACCTTTCAACAAGATCTTTGAACGGCGTGTTCAAAAAATCCATAAGCTCAGATTTCTGATCTTCGTCCAACACCCCCTGGAAAACGATTGGTGGTCTTTCAACTCCAATCAGATCTGCCCAATTATCCAATTCTTCCTTATCCTGGATAGTACTTTCTATCTTACCGCCAGTACCCATTTTATGGATATAAGAGAGAATTAGATTATTCTTTGGTAATCTATCATACGAGATCTCTACAGGTTTGGTGTTTGAAAAATACTCAAGACCAAATCTCCATCCCCTAGGTATTTTTTCCAATATGTTTGGTGGGAGTGATTCAATATACTGGATTGGCTTCTCATAATACTTCATGAGTGTTCTGTCCACAAGAGTTATAGGATTTCTTTGATCCCTCCTATAAAACCTAAAATTACCAGATTCTTTATCTCTCTCAAAAGAGAAAGCTGATCCGTCCATCTTTTCATTGATCGTTACGTAACGATTAAAAAGCTGGTTGACAAAATCAGATCCCTTCTTATTATAAATGTCATATAAGTGATTTATTCCCGCCATCCTCTTAGTTCAATAGAATTTTTACGTTCCCCATGTCATCTGTGTTCTTAATAAGTACAGGCCCAAGTTGAATATCAACTCCAACAGTTACTTTTTGGTCCACTATAAGTTTTGCTAAACCTCTTATGATCGTTTCTATAAGAATTTTCGATCTTTCTTGTAATTCCATCTGATGTATTATAGCCAACTCTTCCAATAAAGATTCAACCTCGGGGGCTTCGTTTCGATTCTCCAATAGATGAAAAACCTCTTTCTCAATTTCATAGTACTTTTGACCCTCCAGAAATACATTAGCACTTCCATCTTCCTCCCTCTCAATTACACCATTTAGACCAAGTACAGTGGAAAAAGAAATAAGTCCATCTTCTTCCCTAGCTACAAGTGATGGCGAATCCTTTTCCAGAAAAACCTCAAGTGCTCCGTAGATTAAATCATTATGTCTTTGAGTAAATTCCATTATTTGATCTCTGTGGGGATTTCAAATCCTCCGTTTATTAAGTACCTTTCTAGATCATCCCGGATCTCATCCTTCTTGTCTGCATGAACAAAGTTTGGTGAAGAAACTATTTTCCAAGCATCCTCAAAAGATTTAAGATCTTCCTTCCTAATTCCGCTACCAAACATCATCTCAACAAACTCATCTGGATCCCTAGTTACCAAAGTACTTTCACCTTTAACTGTTTTAGGGCTTTTGAGTCTTTTTGTAGCTCCTTTGAAGGACTTTCTATTTTTGAAAATACCGTCACTCAATCTTAGGGCATAAGAATAGAAATCTTCAAGTTCGCCATTCTCGTCCTTAGATATCACTTCCTTCAAAGCAGAAAGGATCGCTTGGAAAAGCCAGTTTCTGTGAGCTGATTTGTATTTACTTTCGTTCTTTCTGTAATCTGGGGAATAGAAAATAAACTTAGCCCAGTCCATATCAGAAATTGGAATTAGATCCAATTGAACTATACCATTTTCAGCATCACCCTCTATAGGCCAGCCAATTGAAAGAACGTTGATTCCCCTCATTAATTTCATATCGGGTACAAACCCAAGTTTGTTATGTAGTGTCTCTGAAAGGTTCTTATATAAAGCTCCAAGAACATCATCCTCGGAAACACCTAATCTTTTCGAAAGAAACTTTTTATCTATCCCGAGGTCAATATCTCCAGATGTGTCGTTTTGATCTTTCTTCTTACCGATGCTACCAATGATAAGGTATTCCTTGTCTACCTCACCACCACCAAGCAAAGGGAAAAGGATTTCTTTGATAGACTCCATAGTTTTTGGAACCTCACTCTCCTTTATCCTTCTGGATTCTTTTATCGCCGCTCCGCCTTCAAATAACGAAACGTAATCCCCAAATTTTAGCACGTTTCTCATTTTTCTAAATCAAAATAGTCTGTGGCAGAAAAGACGTAATCCTTGTAAAGCTGTTGATCTCTTCCTTGTGGGTTGTTTATATCAAAGTCTTTACCAAAAGTCGACTTACCCTTTCGGATAGCATCCCTATAGAAAGTCTCATATTCACCCCTTTTGTTTTTTCCAGAGGCTTTAATTGAATCTCCCCATCTGGATAACACCTGGTCTTTGTTTTTACTTAGATCCTCAACATCCATGCTTGCTGCCTTACCAGAATCAAATAGATCAGCAATTCCCTGACCCAATTTTTGCAGTCCCTCTACAGCACCTCTTACAAGTCTCTGTAAAGCCCCGCCTTCATCATAAGTCATTTGATAGATTTTCTCAGCGCCGGTTTCTGCCTCTATGCTTCTCCTTTTCTGCTTAATCCACTCAGTAGCAGAATATGGTTCTCTTCTTTCAACATTCTCGTTGAGAAAACTTTGAAAATCTTTTATGTTATCCATTATCTTCCTCATTTATCCTATATATCGGACAAATGATTAGAGATTAACATTAAAGATCTTGTACTTGAACTTTTCGTTCTTGTAGATCTCGATCCTTGCTTCGCTGTGTTTGAGGAGGTAATTCTTATATCTTGGGGAAGAAAAATCGTCAACAAAGTCAATCACATTAACCTTGTCCTTTCCATCCATTTTTCTCATTCCCCTACCAAGACTCTGCTTAATCAGGACCTCGCTCTTATAAGATTCAACTAAGAAAATGTTGTGAAGGTTGTTGATTGAGATACCGGTAGAGAAAGTACCGTATGTTGCAACCAGGATTTTATTCTCGCCATTGGCCATCCTAGATTTATATTCCTCCCTGAGGGATTCGTCGGTATCACCATCAACATAAAAGACCTCTTTATCGTTGGTTATCTCTCTGAGCATATTCCAGATTTGCTTACCGTATTCGTCTTTTACGGATTGGAATAGCACTAAGGAATTCTTAGATGTTTTAGATATGAATTCAACGACATAGTTAAGCCTCTTCTCACTTTCTATTACAAGCTTTCTTTCAAGGTTATAAAGTTCATTGCCCTCAAGATTTTGTGAATTAGCTTTTAAATCTGCTAGCTTTCCCTTAATCTCATCATCCAGCCAATTCATCCGTACTACCTTGATGTGAACTGGTGTTGCATGTTTATTTTTGAAAAGGAAATCTGGGGAAATTTCAACGACAACAGGGCCCAAGAATTGCTGTATGGTTAAATGGTCAGCTGATCCCCTTTTAGTAAGAGTCCCAGTTAAACCAAATCTCCACTTACTGTGCATACATTTAGCAACAATCTTCTTAATCGACATTGAGTTGGTGTGATGAGCCTCGTCAACAAAAACTGCATCAATCTCCTCAAAGAAATCTTCGTCTTTCTTAACCAATGATTGGAAAGTACCTATAATAAGGTCACACCCATCTCTAAGTTTACTACCCCCTCCGATTTGTTGAATTCTTACCCCCAGTTCACCAATACCATAGTCTATAAAGTCATCATTTCCTTGGAAGACTAGGTTAGTGTTTGGTACAATCATTAAGAACTTTCTAATAAGTCCCCTCTGCTTAAGAAAAGCAAAAATCATGAAAGATATAAGGGTCTTACCAGAAGATGTAGCAATCTCAGATACCGAATATCTGTATTTTACAATTTTCCATGCAGCTTCAACCTGATAATCACGCGGGGTAATTTCTTTGTCGTCAAAAAATCCATCCACCCATTCCTGGAATTCCTCCAGAGTTAAGTCACTGAGTATTATCTTATCAAGGCCCTCAATGTCAATTTCTATATTAAACTCTTTTCCTATTTCTAGGACCTCCCTCCAGAGACCAATAGGAACCTTCCAAAAGGCACCTTTCTTTTCTATAAAGCAAATATTACCGTCCCAGATCTTCTTCTTAACCAATGGGTGAAAATACCAGTTGTGTATTTTCTTGGTTAGAGAGATCTCAATTTGCCTTTTTTCTATCTCATCATTAGATTGAGCAAGTATTAGCCATTGTTGATCTTCGGATACATTAAACTTAATCATCCACCTATTTTATTTTATCGTGCTCGCCCTCAAATATTCTTCAAGCGCAATCCTAGATTTTATACCATAGAGCATATGATCAACAGTCTGAATTGTTTGGTCGATGAATTTGCGGTGTCCCTCAACTAGCTGTATTTTTTCCACAACGTCTGCAACATCTCCCTCTATAAGTAATTTGGTCTCGTTTGATCCGTATCTCACATCACTGTTTACAGTATAATCTCTTAGTTTTGAAGCCCTCAACTTTCTTTCCTTTGTAGCAAGTTTGCTGACAATCTGAGCTAGTTTGTAGCTATATTCTAACAGTATTTGTCTATTAGAAAAAAGCTCTACCTGTGCTTCAGCAACGGTCCTAATGCTTTTTAAGCTCAGTGATATTACTTGGATTTTTTCTTTCCATTCAGCTCTTTCACTTTCAAAAAGCTTACCGTAATCAGTTTTTTGTTGCTCTGACATATTAGAATAATTCGTTGCCTTTGTTTTTAGTCTTTTTACCTAGCTTTATTTCCTTTACCGAGGATTTCTTAAGTCTTGGGGTTCCTATATCAATATTAGAGGCTTCTACCTTAATATCTTCCTCATTAAATCTATCAAGAAAAGATACTGGAAATTTTACGTCTCCCTCTTCTGAATTTAAGCTCTCCTCCCATTCATGGGTTTGGTCTATAGTTGGCATCTCAAGCATATATGAAATCGGATAAATCAAGTATTTCCTCCGTAAAGTAGTTATCCAATCTCCTTATTTTTATTCTCTTCGCTCGAAGAAAATTTACAAGGTCATTTAAGTCCCATTTCTTATTTATCGGAAGTTCGTGATCCACCAAAAACTTCTTCCAATTGAACACCCTTTTACCTGCAGATAGAAGTTCAGAATGTTTTTGTCTTCCTGCATTATCCCAGTCATACCAGTATTGTACATTTTCAACATCAAACGGAAATTTGTTTTCTATAGAACAAAGTGCAACCGAATTTTTCCAGAGCCATGAATCCATTGGACCCTCGAAGATTGTGATGGTTCGGTCAAAAGAAATCCGCCCCACATTAAAAACAAATGATACTGGATCTATCTTTTTTGCCTCTTCTATCAAATTTTGATCGTCCGTCTTAAGAAGCTTTTCCCATATTCCACTTAGTTTATATGTGTAATATTTGGAACCATATGTGGAATCCATATTTCTAAATTGCAAACCCAATATCTCATTATCCTTAGATAGATTGAAGAGATATAGTTTACCAGTTTCAGGATCCCAGGCAAACTTGTCATCGGATTGCTGGTTTCTACGTATCAAATAGTTTTCCATCTTAGAGCCCTTAACCTCCTGGAGTCCCATTTCTTGCATGAATCTTTCCCTTGGAATAACTACGGATTTGAAATCAGTATCGAAAAACAAAGAAATATCTACGTCGCCATAAGTGGTTTGTCTCTTTTCCTTACCCTTCTTGATCAGGTCAATTATATCCCTTTTTTCATCTCCATCAAGTTTTGATACAACCTGAAAATCACGAAACATAGAGAAAGCATCCTTGTAAATCCCACAACCACCATTATAGCATTTATAGGTGAGGGTATCAACGTAGAAATTTCCCCTCTTCTTTCTTGGATTTGAAGAATCCCCACAATATGGACAAGAAATATTTAATCTATTACCAGCCTCATATATCTTTTGTTTGCCAGCATTTCCAGCAAACTCTTTTCTTAAAATGTCATCTAAAAGTTCCCTAATTCTACCCAAATCCATATTAATCCTAGTTTACAGTTAAAAAAGAAAGGGGGCAGCAATTCTCATTGCCAAGCCCCCATTCAAGATAGATTTAGAGATCTGCGTATAGGTCGTCTAGGGACGATGAAGTTTCTGGTGCTGAAGGTTGGCTGATGCCCTTATCCTCTTTTGCAGGTTCGGATCCTACCTTTGTTGAAGAAGCTTCATTATAGAAATCGTTCGTTGAACTAGAAGATGAAGTTGTAGTAGAAGATTGGTTTACACCTCCTAAAACCTCATTAACTAATCTTCCGTCAGGAACTGAATTCTTAATAACATTCATCACACGGTCGGTAGTATTTTGATCCCAATCCTTGTATTCAAATTGTGTGAGGTTATCAGGACCTGTTTTAAGGTATTCCATGATTGCATTCATGTCATCCTGATTCTTAGCCATCTTCTTGCCGTTGATCTCGATAGCGGTTCTATCACCAACGAATGAGCAAAGATCGTAGTTGTTCCACTCACCAACTTTTCTTGTATGTACTGAGAAAAGTTTACCTTCAAAAAGATCGTAAGGGTTGCAAGAATCTCCATATTCAGGCTTGAGCTGTGCTTCGAGCATATCGTTTAGCTTACGTCCAAATTTGAAGATCATAATTTTTCCCTCAAGCTCAGGATTGTGTTTATCCTGTACGATTTGAATGAGTGAGTAGTAGTCTTCCTTTCTAGAAAAACTTCTTGATAATTCTTGGTCTGCTGCTGAATGTGAATTTTTCAGCTTCCAGAACATGTCCTTAAGTACTGATTTTTTTCCTACCGTTGACGGACAGTCAACTGGAAATCCATCACCTGTTGTTGGATCGTTTAGATAAACGTAGTACTTGTGGATTTTTGATTTCGTCGGATCGACGTGGTTAGGAAGAAAACGGATCAGCGATTTGTAAACTCCATCCTTTCCGTTTTCCGGATATGGTTTGTAAAATTCTGTTCCTTCTGAATTCTCCTTTTTTGCTTTCGTTACGAATGCTTCCGCATCCAAATTGAAAATGTCTAAATTACTCATGATTTTCTCTTAATTATTTTTTAAAATCCTTTATTTAATCTCTAAGTGTCCCAAATGTTTCCCCTAGACATTATATATCCAAAACTTTTTTCATCTATTTCGTTTTCTGATACTTCGGTCTCCCAAACATTCTTACCTCGGAGTGAAACTTTGACAAACGGCCTAGATAAACCAAATTCAGAACTTTCTATGTGATATCTTAGTAAAGTTTCAGGGTGGAAGTAAATATCGGATAGAATATACTCCTCCAGATAGTCGAACATTTTGCAGTAATGCTCCATTGCATCTCTACCTCCCCAAGCCAATATATCATTTACCCCACCTTTCCAATCAAACCCAGGAGGAACATTGATCTTATCCAAGTCCTGTCCTAAATTCAATTCATTGTGAATCTTAATATCCATTCTTCCCTTGATGACGCAATCGTACTTTTGACCTACCTGGATTTCATATTCTTCCATCAAGGAGTAAGCTTGTCTAATTTTATACCACATCAAAAAAACAGACACTGGATTGATCTCACCAGTCTGTGGACCAAACCCCTCATAAGACCAAGCCCTGTCAATAAACTTTCTAATCGCATCAGAACCAAAATCGTCGGTCTTCAAGTGCTTGGGTGAATACATCTTTATAAGATCGTCAATGGTTAAGGAGTCCACTAGATCTTTAGTTTCAGCATGTAGAGATTGGTTGATTTCACCCGAGGGATTCCAAGTTGATATGAAAACATCAGTATCATACTTATCTAAAATTTCTGACTTGATAAACGGGAAGGAATCCTGAGCTTCCCTTATTTGACCAGGAAGTAGCAAGGCAACCCTCATGAATAATTCACAATATAATCAGAACATACACCACAACAACTATCAACTTTCTCCTCGTACATCTCAGGTAAAACCGCAATGCTTTTGCTAATTGGTTGCATCCCAGGAAAAGCCCAAATGAAAGATTTAGAGGTAAGGGTTACCTTGTCGTTTTCGTGCCAAAAAACATTGAGATCTCCATATTCCTTCAGATAAACCATAGCTGATATGTTTTTACAATGTATCCATAACTTATCCCCTCTTTCTAAAAGCCAAGCAAGATGTATTTTGGTTTCTGGAGAATCGTGTCCCAAATAGATTGATGCTCCGGAGATCCAAACGTCGATCTCCACATCATACCCCAGATCAAGAGCTTCCTGTATATAGTCAATCGTATTTTCTCTATCCGGATTTGGACCTTTTAAATTACCTCTATGTGATATTAGCTTCATATCAGAATATTCGATAGTCTAGATCTTCCGAGAAACATTTATTACCCCACTTTTCTATTGCTGCTTTATATTCAGGCTCATCATGATCTCCATCGATAGACTGTCTCATTGCCAAGGCACCAGCTCTAGTTCCCTGTGGGTGTCCATGCATAGCACCGCCAACGTTTGCCATCCAATCGAAGCTTCCTATTGTTGTATTAATATACTCAACAAGCCCTGGATGCATACCACAGCTTAAAGCAGGAACAATGTTATAATTCCAAAGGGTTTGTAAGGTATCTTTTATTTCCTGCTCATCTTGGCTCATATAACCGCCGATCATTCCTGCATGGATCGAATCGACTCCAGACCACCCAGCGATCTTGCACAAAACCGGCCAGTAAATGTGGTTTGGCGCCCTACGGTCAGTAAAGAATTTATCTCCGCTCTTTTGGAAATGTATCCAGAGATTTGGATTTTGCTTTCTAATAGCACGATAAATTCCCAGGCCGCTCCACACGTTTATGTGTATTCCGTTCCCACCGTTATCTGCTACAAATTTTGCCCTTTCTAAGGCATATGGACTATCACCATTTATGCAAAAGCAATAAATTACGTCGGGCGCATTCTCTTTTAACCAAGATGAAATCAAAGGTACTCTTTCTTCAAGAGGGCAGTGGGAAGGGTTAGCAAGTAATTCATCCTCTTTGATGAAATTCACACCACCATAAACCATTTCCTTCACAGCTTCGAGAAGAACAGAGGGAGACATACCAACCTTAGGTTTAACTATTCCACCTAAGAAAGGTCTTTGTTTTATACCATTAAATTTCCTCCATCCATCAATACCATAGGCCGGATTTAAAGAAAATGATCTCTCAGCATCCTCAGGCAAAGAAATGTCCAAGACATGACATTGTCTTACTTCCTCTATGTCAACCTGACCACCAGCTATATGACAAAGTATTTGAGAGATCCCATCTTCTTCCAAATTAAGATTTGCTAGAGGAAAAGCTATCTCGATCTCGCCCTCTTTTAGCTGGGTAAGATCTTCTTCGTTTGCAAGAATAAAGCAACTGTGATTTTCAAACATCTCATCGGTTTCCCACTCGCTCCTATTATTCGGGTTACCTATACTTTGACCTATAGCCAAATTCCAGGAAGCTTCCCTCAAAGAAGTTTTAGCTTCCAAAAAGTATTTGACTATAAAATACTGGGATGTATCAAAATCCGCCTTATTTTTAAAAATGCTTATCATTCAATTACAAATTTATCACCAGGAACCGAGGGGGTCTTAACTATAAAAACTTCACAGTCTTCCAAAAATACGGGGTCAGCAATTTCATCTTTCCTTAGAATAAACACATCCCCCGAATTTAATTCCCGTCCTTGTATAATCATTTTACCCGATCTGAGGAAGTTTATTTCATCCGCTTCCTTATGGTAATGTTTTGGCCACTCTTCGCCCTTGAAGTGCTTTTTATAACAAATCTCAAAATCACTAGTTTGGTAAGCTACTGGGGAGAAATCTCCAGCATACCAACCTCCCTTCATATCTTCAATTCTATAAACTTCCATAAACTAAACCAACTTTAAAAATTTATCCAGGTCCTCTGGGGTACCTATCGGAAAGTGAAGGTTATAGAAGAAGGGCAATATTTTCTTTCCACTTTTTATCATGTAATTGTAGGTAGGTGCAACATAGAACTCATTATTGTACCGATCGTTTGCTGCTATCATTTGTTCCGCACTTTCCACAAAGTATTTACCATGCTTCCAAAAATGTAACCCGTTAGTAGCAATGTTGGAAATCACAATTTTTTCCTTCACATCACAGACCTCTCCGTTTGGATCTAACTTAACATAGCTGTTCTTTTTAGAAGAGGAAAGAAAACATCCCAACAATCCATCACACCCCGTAGTTCTTGCAAAATCTAAAATGAAGTCCAGATTGAAATCCAGAATAATCTGATCACAGTTAACAACAATGAGAGGCAGATCGTTATTGATCGACTGACTTGCAAAGAGAACCGTTGAAGCTGGTCCTTGTGTTAATGTTGGGGTTGAGAAAATCTCATACGATATTCCCATGTCTGATATATGGGAGTCAAATTCTGTAGGAGAAATATATTCCTCGTTTATCACAAATACAAAGTGTGCATCTTGATGATTTAGGTTTTTAATCACTGACCTAATCATCGTTTCTCCGCTGACGTCTATAAATGGTTTTATCTGTAGGTATCCAGCGTCGCTGAATCTCCTTCCAGCACCTCCGAGAGGAATAAGAATGTTAACCTTCTTTGATTGAGTCATATAAAAATAAACATATCCAGGTCGAATCTATAATATCATCCAATGGCTTGTTTACATTACCGGAGGGAGTTATCCATTCGTCCTTATTTTCTTCTAAAATACTAGTGAAAGACCCTAAATTAGTTTCTGGAAATTTGTGATCAATAAGAGAATTATAAAGTTCGTGTTTTTTTGCATTTCCCTTAAAAGCGAACTTCTTGATAGAGGTGGGTGAATAAACATAGAAATTATCGCTACCTGTATGATCAACTATTTTCTTACGGAGTAGAGCTGTGGCCATAGAGATATCAATCAAAGCATTACCATTAGAGGCAAAACTTAGTCCTTCCATAGCTACAACAATATCATCACCTGCACAGATATTTTCTACTTCAGACCAAAATTCATCAACGAGCTCCTGAAAATAATCTATCTTTATCCTTTCCCTTTCCGAGTAGTCTTCTGGCATTTTATCCTTTGACATAAACATAAGAACATAGTCTTCCGTTTTGTCTTCAGATAAAACATAGTAAGGTTTTTTAGCATTTTTCTTAAGTGATTCTGCAGTCCGGTCACTTCTTGTTAAAGACCCCCAAGTGAATTGATTATCCCTTAGAATACAGAATGCGGGTGAATTAAGGGAAAAGTCTATCCCAACTAATGTTTTCAAAATGTATGTGTTTTAGAATACAAGTTATATATCAACACAAAAAAGCTCCCCGTTTCCAGGGAGCTGAAACTCTTATGAGTCGGTCCTTGGATACTATCCAAGGAGAAGTGGGTTACATATTAGGCTTTACAACCTCGCCTTTCTTTCCAGTATAGTTGTAATCATTAATGAGCTTGTCATAACACTTTTTCATCTGATCGTCAGTCAAGCAATCAACAATATCATTTAGCACCCTCTGATCGTTGCCGGATGCAGCTACTAAAAGATCTTTCATATGTTGCTTTAGGTCATCCTCGCCGTACATTGGCTGACCATATTTCATTTCATTAATTTTGGTTAAATCTGAGAACTTCTTCATACCTTAGTATTTTTTGTATTTTATATATCTTACCTTTCCCTTCCAATTTCAAGATCAAGACCCAAATAGTTGCATTTGAAGCCCACATTGAAAGTGTAAACAGATGGTGTGTTTTGTGTGTAGTTCAAGTTTAGTTCGGAGAAAGAGGTTAACGTCACCTCTTTAAACATAACGGTCGTAAGTATATTTCCCTCGTTGTCCAAGGTCCTTAGTGGCAGATTCTGAATATAGATTCCAGGGTTTTTGAAATCCAGGTAATCCAAAACAGTTTCTAACATAATAAAATAGTTTACAAATCCCTCCGCTATTCTGAAAGATATCTGGAATTCCCTATTAAACAAATCCTGGACTGGGGTTGCACTTTGATAGTTTACCCTTTTACCAAGTTGTCTTACCTGTTCCGACAAGTCCATACTCATAGACGGGAACGTTACACTTTGTATTGTACTATTCATGTAAGAAGTTAAAGTGTCGTAGGGTGTTGGCTGCTTCTTTAAATAATCAATATACTTTTGATGAACCTCCTCTGGGAAAAAACCCTTAGGGAACACAAAATAAAAACTATTTGCTCTTGCGTTTAATATAGCCATCTATGCAATTTTTTTAAAGGGGACAGTATATTCTCTCTCGTTGAACTTATTCACTGCAGAACTAACATCATAATCCCTAAAGTGGTAAAGATCCTCATCCAACGGAGTAACTATCCCGCTCATAGTATATACTCTTCCTTTGCCATTCTCCTCAATATCTTCAACATCAAGATATGTAATTATCTTTTCCTGACCCAGAAGTTCTTTACCTAGGGCTAGGGTTTTGTTTTTCCAGGAAATATCAATAAGGAGATCGTACTTTTTACCAATCTCAAATCCACTTATTAATCCTTTTTTAAGGTTCTTTAAATCAGTTACCCCACCAGATAAGATAATATCAACATCGAGGGTATCATATCTTTTCCCGCTTGTCCCAAAAATATTCTCACAAAACGCACCAGCTAAATACACATCATACTTTAAATCCCTGTTATGGTCAACATAGTCTTTCAGCCATAACCTGAACAGTTCCCAAGTGGGGTTTTTAAAGGGTTGATTAGAAAATTGATTTCCTCTCCTATGAAGATACATTTATGACTTACTTAAGATGGATCAGTTGGAAATTGAGGTCCACTGTTTGGACTACCATTGTCGCTTCCCGTTTGATTCTTATTTGATCCTTTTTGGGATCCACTTCCCCCGTTTGTTCTTCCAGAAGAAGTGTTACCATAATTAAGGAGAAGGCTTAGATCCGCTCTGCTAAATATACCAGTTACTGCTTGTTCAAAAACTTCTTTACTAATTCCACCATAAAGCTTATACCCAGTTCCAGAAGGGTCTAAGAAATATGAAAGTATATCTGGTGTGCTCCATCCTAGTTCCATTTTTCCTTGGACGTCTGATGCAATAGCATTTCGTAGCTGAGCAGGGCTTAGGTTACTTAAATTGCTATTACTGGTTCCTGAAGTTCCCTGGGAAGATGTATTTGCCTGAGAATTAACGGATATAGATCCAAACTTTTGCCAAGAAGATTTACCTGTTATTTCCCTTTGTATTGAGGTTGAGGCTGGTGTATTAGCTGATGTTGCAGAGATGCTACTTAATCCAGTATCTGCAACTACAGTTGTCTGTGGTGCGGTTTCGTCTTCGCTTATCCAATTACCCCAATAAAGAACAGAAGATGACTTAGAAGAGATTCTAGCGGTATCCATCTTTACTGACGTATTTTGCTCTGATGCCTTAATACTTTCAGCCCTTAGCTCCGTTATCGAATCATTCAAAGAAACCGACCTTGCTGCTAACTTAGCTGATACATTACTGAGCCTAGATACCTTGCTATTTGTATTGCCTGTATTTGCTTCAACCCTAGGTCTATTTGAGATGTAGAATTTCTTGTTGGTGAACTGTAATATCTGAGTTGCTAATGTTTCATCTATTTTGAAAGCAAGTTCACCCTTAGCTGGTTTAGCAATATTATTATCAACTATTGATGGAGCACTAACCTTTTTGTTTTGGTTATTTATAAATACCATAGAATATTCACCAGAAGAAGAGAGATCTATATTTTTTGTAGTTCCATCATTAGCCTTCTGGAAAAAAGTAAACTTATAATAATTATCAAATGGGGAAATGGTAATATAAGCTTGACCAACACCATAAGAAATTGCTGCTGTTGCAGTTGTATCGTTTGACGTATCTTCCCTTAGAGTAGTTCCATTTACAACCAAATTGGTAAGTGAGGTATTCACCAAAGTCCTATCTACAAAAACATTAGAATATTTAGTTATTTGCTTTGGTGTATTCCTATTACCAGAGATTGAAATATTTGCTCCCCCAGCAACCTTATTGTAAATCTTTTGCTGTTGTGGCAAAACTTGAAGTTGCAATGGTTGGATTTCAGCACCATATCTACTAACATCAGTTGAAGTATATGTTGCAACCCTTATTAACCTTGATTGGTCCTTATTGTTTACCAGAGTCATTGTATATCTCAAAGTAAAGGAAGAAGCAACCTGTGGATATCTAACAATTGGTCTTAAAAGATTGGGTACGTCATAGGCAGTTGTCTGTATATTGCTGAAGTTTGATGTATTCAATAAAGCACCGCCAACTTGCTCCAATGTTTCTATTGTGTGGTTAAGGTAGTAACTATTTCCAATTGAGTTTTGGAAAAGTATAAAATCCTCAGGGAAGCCTCCATTGTCAGTTGCAAAATATTCGAAATAATCACCCTGGTCAGATGGAGCAATATAAGCACCAATATTTTTAAAAGGATCTGTTGACTCTAAGGATAAAGAGGCTAAAAGATCGGTTCCGTAAGTATCATAACCGTTTGTGGTAGTAGTGCTTAAAATCTCATAAGCCTTTATCCTTATAGGAGCAGCAGTTTGATATCCTTTACCACTCTTGCTGGTAAGACCGGCTAAAGTATTAGGCTTATTCGGAGAAGTAGCTGCACCATACTTGTTGTTCATATCAACAAGACTTGGTATCTTAACCTCGTAATACTTATCAAAAATATTAGATCCTATAGTAAGTGGATTAGGACTCAAAGTATATGTTTGAGAGGAACCCTTGGATAACTTTATTTGCGAGAAAGTAACATATGATCCATCCACATCTAAATATTGTATTTGCAATACCAGACCATCAACATTATCAAGATTGTATCCTGCTAATATGTGATATCTAACTGAGTCATATACAACTTGAATATTAGAGGTAAATGTTATTTCTAAATTTGCAGTGTTGGTTAGATTCGAATTAAAGTCATTGTAAGGGACTATTAAGCTCGGATCTAAAGTTACGAATGTGTTTTGATTAGTCTGTACAACACTATTGTTTCTAGTGTTTTGTGTTACTGACTGATCTTGGTCCAAATTCATTATTTGGATGTCATCAGATGGCTGTCCATTATCATCCTCAAGAACACCATTTACCAATTTGTTGAACCCGACAGCAGGAGATCCAGTGTTGACAAAATATGTTTCTGGATTAGGCTGATCAGCATACCGATATTCCATAACCAAATATGGGGTTAGTTGAACAAATTTTGATGTAGTTGAAAATGCCATTTTATCTTTCTTTATTTACCAAATTGCAAGAATTTTGGAGAGTAGTGTAAGCCTATACCAATAACAGGACCTGCTTGGTAACCGTTAGTCGTGAAAACCATACCATATCCTACATTAACACCAATACCGAAGGGCTTTCTGGCCCCTCTTAGAGCTTTTCGAGTTCCCGGATCATCTACCATATCTAAAGCATTTATATCATTAAAAGATATTCCTGGAAATGTAGTAGATGCTCTAACAAAAAGTCTACCGGTTTTCGGATCCCTATATAAACCTGTCACAAGATCTATCCTTTGCTCAATAGAAAGGTTAGCATAACCAGGTACAATTAAGATCCTTTCATCACCGTTGAAAATGGTGTCCTTTGTTGTGTAAGGTAATATTCCATTAACAGCCAATCTGTTATTACCAGGAAGGTCTGGGTCATACGAGAATTTAAGCAAATTTGTGCTATCACCAATTTCACTTTGAACTGGGACTAGAATAGTGGTATCCCTGTAAACAATACGTGTCTCTATAACTACACCAGGTTTTCTATTCCTAGCAAGCTCTAGTTGCTTAATTAATTCTTCTTGGTCCTTAGAGAGTTCGTTGTACTTAAGTTGAAAAGAAGCCTTTTCTGCTAATGCATTACCTAGTTTGGAGGAAATTTTTCGAACAGTATCTTGTTCAGCCAGAAGATTGTTCATGTTCCTTTCAGCCTCCCTTTTAGCATCCTGAGCTACGTTACACTGCCTTAGAAGCATAAAAGATAAAACGACTATAGCAACTACAGGGAAATATCTGTTGTTTAATAGGGCCAATATTTTACCTATTGCTGGTGTCATTGCATATAAATTAGTTTAAATGGATCGAGTGTTCCCTCCCCATATTTTTCTTTCAGGTTGCCAATAAATTTGGATTCCTGGTCTCTTAATTCCTCTAATTCCCTAATTAGTGTACCTGCCTTTGTATTTAAAATATCCATCTCGGACTGTACAGATTCAATCTCTGCCCTAACCGAAGAAAATCTATCCTTCAGAAGACTGGCTTTTTCTTTCTCTTTTCTTGTTAATTCCATCTTAGTTATATTTATCCGACATCTTTATTAGTTAAAAACATTAAGGACCCAACCCTATAACCCTAGGAAGCCGCCGCCGGGGCCGGGGCCAACATCAGTAGCCGCCGCAACTGTATATGTAATCTGGCCACATTTATAATTGTCATCAGAAAATGCTTCGTAATGAAATTTCTCAGTGACGCTCGAGGGGAAGAATGTAATTCTAATATGCTGGCATCCTGCTTCTCCAGCAGCGTTATCGTCTATATAAACTCTGGTTGTAGAACCAAATCCAGAATCAGGAAGAACCCTTATTCCGCCAAAGGAATATGCAGAGCTATTTATAAAGAAGTCAAACGTTCTGCTCTGTCCGGCATTTACTAGGCCGCTAGCCCAAGAAAAGTTACTACCTAAGGACAGCATTATTCGATTAGTCTTTCCATTAGCAGTTGGAATGGATGCTATTAAAAGAGGAGGAATAATAACACACACATCATTTGTAGGGTTACCACAATTTACGTAAGAGTCCGTCCCATCGGACAAGAAGCTTTGAGAAGTAGTGGTAATTCCTTTGACCTTTTTAAGTCCTGTTGCTCCGACAGAGCCAAATACAAATTTATTTGTTCTTTCAGATTTAATTAAATCCTGGTCCGTAGTGTTTAATATCTGCAGAAGCTCATCGGAGGTTTCAGAGGATGCAGTAACATTTATTCCAGATCCAGATCCAGAGATACTTACCAACGGAATATATGGGGTAACTGGAGCTGCAATATATCCAGTCCCCCCAGGATTTGAAAGGGTAGCAGAAAATGACGAAGATGACAAATTAACCAGCGACGAGGAAAGGCTTAAAACACCAGGGGTTGAAAGAGAATAAGCACCACTTGTTCCAGTTGCCGCAGTAAAGTTAACAAAGCTTTGTGACGAACCCACCACGTTTTGGTTGGAAGTTGACAGAGTCATATTACCTCCAGTAGCAGAATAGTTGGAGGAAATTCCACTTTGCATCCTTATTTCGTTAGGAAATGTCCATCGATGATTGTAAGAACCTCCAGTTGCTGCCCATTTCATCGAAACTATCTTTCCTGGCGATTGGGTTAAAAACGTTTTTGCAAAGCCCAAAACTGGAAAGTCAGCAGTTTGTGATGTATCAGTTGAAACCAAAACTTTAGCAAAGTTTGGATTCATTGAAGATGTTGCTCCAGTAGAATCTGACAGCACCAAAGTTTTATCTCCCTGGCTACCATTAATGTAAATGGCATTACTCGAGGTTGAATTACCAGGTCCAGATATTCCAGTAATTGTAGAAAATACACCGGAAGAAAGAAGTGTTTGTCCACTATTGACCCAAGCTCCTGAAGTATAAATGTAAACCTGTTGGCCTCCAGTAACCCCTATATTAATCCAGATATCTCCATTCTGAGATACAGAATCACTTGGCTCGGTAGAGGAGAAAAACCAATCAGCAGCTCTTTCGCCAGTTGCACCTGCTTCACCATCTCTCCCAGCTTGACCTCTAATACCAGTAGTACCAACATAGCCAACAGGACCCTTTTCACCGACACCATTGAAAAATACCTGATAAAAATTGTGATTTATCTTATTGATGATGGTATCCTTGTCATCTCCAGGTAATATGTATTTTGTATTAAAATCTGCCATCTCCTATATTAGAATAAAACTCCACATTCTCCAGCACATGTAGACCAATAACATTTATAAGTTGAACCGACATTCATATGAGTAACCTCTACCCGGCTAGCAGAGGTTGAGAACTCAGTAAACGAACTTGGAGGACTACCGGCAAAATATGTTATACCATTGAAAAGCTTTCCACTGGCAGCATAATAAACCAAGGTAATAGACTCGTTATTTGAAAGCCACTCTCCCCAATTGGTTGGGTTGTTATTAACATTATCTACGTATATTACACGCTTGTTAGATGTCGTCCAATTAGCATACATATTATTCCCAGGACCAAAATCATATATTGTAACAAATGAGCTGTGAGTACCAGAAACCGGTCCATAACACCAAAGATCACAATCAACTCCCAAGGGGGATAAAGTGGACGTTAAACTACGACCAGTTCCAGTCGGACCATCATCTGATGGTGTGCTGCTAGCAGTATTATTAGTAGCATTAACTTGTCTTTGGAATGTTACTTTACCATCATTTCTAACACTAAATCTTTCAGTATTAGCACTTAATAGCCTTAGAAGATAGTACGAAGAAGAAGAGGAAGTAGACTGAATTTTTAGAGTGTCCCCAGAACCACTACTAAGAAGACTAAGGAGTGGGGATTGGGATGTCACGCCGCTTATGGTCATAGGAACATTAAGAGCCAACAATGACGATGTTAAATTAAATTTCTGAGAAGAAAAAGTCATTAAGGATGTTCCAGAAGAGAATGACATTGCACCAGTTGAGGTGAAAGTCATTTGAGAACCCGATGTGATATTTAATCCACCATTACCAGAGATGTTAAGGGTAGAAGAAGTCGACTGCAAAAGCATACTTCCTCCAGAGGTTACTGTAAAATCATCTTGTGGTACAGAGAAAAGAAGGTCATAATTACTACCAGAAGGGTCTAACCACCTAAATTGCGGGTGCCTATTATAATCAGCTGGAGTACCAATTCCACCAACGTTAGTTTTGGAGAATTCCAAAATTGGATAATCGTTGCTTCCGTTGGATGAAATCAGAAACTTAGCATAAGTTGGGTTTATAGTTGAAGTTGCAGCTGCAGAATCGCTAATTACCAGTGTATTAAGTTCTGGGAAAGGACTGCTTATAACTATTGCATCCTTTCCACCAGTTGGACCAGAAATACCGGATACAACCTCAAATACCTCAGAAGCTTTTAGGTTTTGTCCAGTATCGATCCATCCGGAATCGGTATATTCATAAATAGAGTTATTAGAAAGTGTTTGAACCCAATAATCTCCAACTCTAATGGGATCACTTGGACCCCCAATAGGTTCTGCTCCTTGAACAAACCATTTAGTTCCTCTTATCCCTTCTTGCCCAGGGTCTCCCTTGGGTCCAGCCGGACCAATAGGACCTTGCTTTCCCTGGTCACCTTGCTGTCCCTGAGGTCCACCACCAGCCGCCACTACCGAGTCAAAGTTTGAGTTTACCTTTTCCCTAATAGACTCCTGTGTATCACCAGCATTTAAAGCTTTTATGTTCAGATTCGGCATTTTTTTCTTTTATCTTTGTTTATATATTACAATATCTCTAATCCCCTATATTTTTTCAATCTGGAAAGTGAAGGTTGTTGAATAGTTTTTACCACTTTCTAATGGAAGCTCAAAAGAATAAGAAAGGGCATTTCTTTTTGTAAGCTTATAGTTAGGCTCCGAGTAATATGAATATCTAATTCTATCAGGGCTAGTTAAGTCACCTCTTAACAATAATTCAGTAGAGGTTAGGTCTGTTCCTGTCTTTTTGACAAATAGGTCAAAAGTTATACCTTGATAAATAGGAACTATATTTTTATCTATATAAGTTTTGATGTCATCGTTGATACTCTCTGGGTCTCCAACACCAAATTCACTTATAATATTGTCTACAAACACCTTACTAATCCCAGCATTTAGCAAATATCTTCTAAGGATTCTGTCTAATCTAATAGATCCATAAAGGGTATTAGTTCTAGTATCTTTTTGCCAGAAAACTTCCACATCTGGATAAATCCCCTCGTCAAAAACTTGAAGGTCGACGTTTGAAAATACTGTCCCTAGCTGACCAATTCCAGTATTAGATGTTTGTGGGGTTATATTTTGGATTTCACTTAAAGCCTGCTTTGCCTCAAGGTTAATCTTTTGCACATCAGTTTCACCAGTGGTTCTATTAACCTCCAATGTTATAAAGGTATAAGTAGTAATGGTATAAGGGGTTTGCATCATTTTAGAACCAAGGAATGATTTATTCTCCCTCATAGATCTGGTTCCAGCAACCGGGGAATTTTGTGTAGCAGAAGTGTAAAGATTAAAATACCCAGGATCCCATGTTGACAAAAATATAGAAAAGTTCTTCTTTGCAACTGGTGTTTCACCAACAAGAGGATATACTGGACCAAGCGGAAGATTTGCTGATTTTTCAAGTATATTCTTGCCAAGAGAAACCTTACTATAATTTAGATTCTTTACAGTACCGAAATCTATTTTTTCGGGGGCAAATGTACAGTTTCGGTAACTCAAGTCAGCAGAAGAATAACCAGAAATAGTATCAGTTTTATCATTCTTATACCTAATAACCTTATTAAAAAGTGGTTCGTATTTACCAGCATATCTTAAAATGTCAGCAGCATAATTAGGACCAGCATTTATTTGGTACCCGGTAGGCTGGTTCTGTCCCAAAGTTTGTGGGCCAGAGTAATCAGCAACAGGGTAGGTTCCAGTTGATCTATGAAGAGCTGTTGGCTGCTGCATATAGATCTGGAAATAATCGCTTCGTACCTCAGTTGTCTGCGTATCCGCATTCCATGAATATGTACGGTATTTAATATAAGGGCTTTCGTTATTTACACGATCTGAGATCTGGGAAAGCGAAATTCTTCTAATTAGAAAATCAAAGTATTTTTCGCCACCCTCTTCCTGGAAAACCGGATAATCAGCATAAGCACTTCTAGGTCCTACTGGAATAGTAACCGGGGATCCGAATGCGAAAGGAATATCAAAAGTGTAATTAGTTCCAACCGGACCGAATGATGCTAAATTCTTAGATCTACCAACCGGCCAAGGATATGTTGAGTTAATCGAAGGAACCCTAAAACTTCCCTTTCCTGTTGGAGATAAAGATCCGGTACCACCTACAGGATAGATTGTATTGATCTCCTCTCTCAGGTCAGTGTCATAATCTGGATTTGGTATTGTGTAAATAAAACCAGGATTTGTAAACTGAGTAACAGAACTTTCAGATGTGATAGAAAGATCCAAGGCGGAACTTAGCTTTATATCATCTATCTCATATAAAGGAATTCCAGTTGCTCCTGTAGTACCTGTTACACCAACACCAGAATCCTTCTTTTTGTCGCTCAAGCTATAAAGCAATAGATAATCAACTGAAGGATTTCCTCCGGTTCCTCCAGTATAGCCAAGGGGTAAAGCACGATAGTCTTTTACTACTATCTGACAAACAAATAAGACAGACTTTTGTTGGGTATTCTCAACAATCTCATAACTTACAGGAGACTGGATAGTGTTACCCGTTTCTGGAACCACCCTTAACACGGAAGCAAATTTATAGTCTTCAAACCCCCTAAAATTGGGTACATATTTTTCAAGATCCGTTTTCGGATTAGTAACTGTGCTTCTTCTTCTCAAAGAAATCTTTGCCCCCCTAAATACAGTATCATAAAATCCAGTAGATCTATTGTACGTAAACGGGGTAAATAATTCTTTAGTAGTATTACTAGCTATATTATAAGGACTTGAATAATCAGCAGGTTCTACAGTGAAGAATGAAGAAAAATATAAACTGTCATCCGGGTCTGCACTTCTTACCTTTGATAAATCAATCTTTGCTGGAAGATAGCTATTTTGACTTTCTATCTTATCACTAGGATATCCGTCTGGAACACCTTCCAATAGCATCCACTCATGAGTTAAATACATTGGATCTGGAGTTTCCTTCTCGAAGCTAGGAGAAAAATTGGTTGGGCTGAAAGCTGCAGAAGCATTCAATCTGTAGCCGTGGCCTCTTGAATCGGTTCCGCCAAAGTATCCCCACTTATTAATAAAAGGAACTATCTTAGATCGGTTAGCCCTGGAAGTGGTATAGTTTTCTTCCAGGTAATCATATTCAGTTTCAAGCTTACCGTAATTGAAAATAAACCCCTTAGTGTTTGATTGTGTTACAGCCTGTGTTTCACTAATAGATTGAATTCCGAAGAAACCATCGAAAGAATCTAAATTCTTTTCAAAATTTATTAGCTTTGAATTATAAGAAGCTGAAGGATCTTTCCATTGTATTTGTGTAAAAATAGCTGGAACAACTATCGATTCAACACCAGTGTTTGTAAACCCGCTATCTATAAAGAAATCTACAGTGGACCCTACGAAAGCCCTTCCCGCAGGCAGGGTTCTTTCATTCACAGTACCAACATCCACTACAACTTCACCAGACTTAACCAGGTATTTTACACCATCCTTAATTTGTCCTTTGATTTCAGGTATAAGCTGAAAATATCTATGGAACTCTGGAGTAGGTGTTTCACCATAAGAGGAAGACCAAAAATCAAAGTCAAAGTCTTTAATATCAAAGAAGGAGAATACCCCAGTTTTGATCTTTGGCATTTCAAATAAGTTGAAAGATTGGCTTGTTCCCAAATCAATTACCGCCTTCCGATCCCTCAGATTTGCAATTAATAACTCATTATATCCCTTAAAACCATCAACCCTTCCATTAGAATCTAATACAGGATCTTCAACATATTTGGTTACGCTTTCAATCATAGAAGCTCCACCTGTTATACCGCTTCCCGATGTTACCTGAATATAATTTCCAGCCACCACTTTATTAATTTCCTTAATATCAAAAGCCACCCTACAAAGGGGGTAATCAGTTCCCCCACTAAATGAGATAGGCCCATTCAAAGAAGAGGCATCAGTTCCAGCTATCTTAACAAATCCACTCTGGGAAAAGGTTGAGTATAATTGCCAGTTAGATGAATCTAACGAAGGATCTGTATTTTGAGATCCGGGTATTGCAGAAGGAATATTATTCTTCGCTTGGTAGTATATGTTAGAACTTAGAACAACATCACCGGTTGAATATGAACTTGTGTTATTCCAAACTCCAATATACAAGGACTTAAAAGTTGTATAGTCATCATAAGCTACAACCCTATATTCTTTATTGACCTTAGACCCGAAAGCTTTTGTTCTAATAACTGAAGTTGAAGAACTAGGAGCAGAATCCCATACAACGTCACTTATAGACGATACACACTCACAAAAAGCAGCAGCGATTTCTTCTGTCGTTCCATCAGTGGCGTTAAAGAAATGTTCTGTCCCTATATTATAAGAAGATCCAGATTTCCACCCCACAAGGGTTCCACCAAATTCTCCAGTCTTAATCAGATCATATCTTCCAGCAGGCTCAGATTTAGATCCATTTGGCCAGAAAATCTTAAAAACGGCTTCATTTCCGGAAGATTCATTTCCAGTAAATTCTATACCAATATTGGGTCTCCCCTTAGTTCCAGGTAAAATCCCTTTTATAGAACCTATCTTATCCCCGTACCCAGTGAAGTTTTGTAGATTTACTGATGTGTTACTAACCACCAATGATCCGGTTGTTAGATTGGGGTTTCCAGTTACACCAAAAGTGCTTCCGTCGTAAGGACCATATTTAGCATATTGTGGAGTATTGTCAATCCAAGTTTTATTAGACGTGTTATAGTTTTCAAACCTTTTTAAGGAATAGAACCTATCAGATTTGTCGGTAATATAATATAGTTTCTGCGGGTCGTTTACATTTGTATCATAAGATCCTGGTATCCATCCAGAAGATCCCTCATAATAAAGTCTGACCCCACCTGTGCTACTCTGAAAATTCGGTCTATTGTCTTCATAATGACCGATATTGTTTCTTGAAGGCTTAGGTAAATTTAGATTGCCGTTGGAGTTCTTAAAATCGTAAAAGTAATCTCCATTTAAGAAAAACTCACCAAGGTCATTTTTCGAAACATAAAATCCAAAATACCTATTTATAGTGTATAAATCAGAGTCCGAATCGTTAAACAAGAATTCCATATTCAACACATTAGGACATATCACACCATTTCTTTGGAATCCGTCAGTTACATAGTTTTCGAAATCTGATTGTATAGAAGATTGTGGGTTTATCAGATAATCATAAAGTAGCTCTCCCCTTTCTGTAAAAACACCGTCTTTTATACTAACACCATTATAATAGGTGTAGGTGTTCTGCTGAAAAGAAAAATCTATTGGAGATTGCTTGTAACCCTTATTATTTACAATGCTTCTTATATAGTCACCAATCTTAGTTCCAGCCCTCAAATCAAAAGTAGCAACAACACTAGCGTTTGGTAATATTTTTGAGTTGAAGAAAGATTCAACATCATCGACATTTGATTGAAATTTTAGCTCATTCATCTCAACAACTTTACCAGATCCTGAAACCACTGAATATGAGCTGTACAAGTCTACACCCTCGAAAATTTCATTTGCCTTATATACAATTTCCTGCCCAGCATTATCCTTTCCGTATGTAATGGAAAAGGTCTCAGAAGAATCTGGGTCCTGAATTAGCTTATAGCTTACCGAGGTTTGAATGTTAGTTACATTGGTAGTATATGGATAGCTTACTGGATTTGGTAACTTAAAAACAACGAAAAACTCAGGTAATTCATTGCGTAGCCAAAGGGGTTGGAAATATCTAAAATTCTCAGTGTAGTTTTTGTCAATTAATGTGGAAGCACCACTACCATAAAAGAAGTCGTACTGGAATTCAAAATCCTCTTGAGCTTTTGAACTCCCGTCTGTGAATTCTCCTACCTGGAAAATAAGATCATTTGCAACAGATCCCTTATCGAAAAAATTGTATAAATCAGTAGCGTAAGAATCCTTTCCTGTTACCTGGAACTTTTTAAATTTCTCTGTGCTAAGTGTTGGATTTGCATTAAAGGAGTTTAACCAAACACCGCCAGAGGAATCTAATGACACCTTCACATTGCCGGTAAGTTTGGGGTTTGTCCTTAATAGTCCAAATGATGAATTATAATCAAATAATTTTGGTGATGCCATTTAAAATGTTGTTCCTTTATTAAACCCTTAGCCTACATTTCTAGTTGTTGAAGAGAAATTTGGTGCTGAGAGGGTATCATTTTTATATTTTCCAGTAACCTGCACGTCAAAAGAGAACGGACTTTGGTTTCTAACCTGTATATCTATTCCTATCTTTTTACTATAGGTTATATTTGTTGGGTTTCCATCAGCTCTAAATCCTCCGATATAACCCAACTTATCATTTGCTCTAAACTGGAATATTAAAGGAACATTTATAGAATTGGAATCTCCATTCTTAACAAACTTAGAAGCCAATTGAGTTGATCCTTCAACTTGAATAGTTGAAGCTGTTGGTGGACCTAAGAATAGATAGGCTCCACAAGTATATCTTCCAACCAGATACTCATCATTAGCGGTGAATCCAAGTTTATTTGGATACATTTCATCTTCTCTAGAAGCAGTAGCTCCCTGTACAAAATCAGTAGACACCTGTTGATATCCCAACTGCTTATAATTGTCCAAAAGTGTAGTATCTGTGTAGAAATAATCTGAATGTCTGAAGTATGGGTAAACTACAAGACCACCGGAGAAATTAGGTTTCACCAAATTAGTGAACGAAAGACCTGTGGTAAGATCTGGGTGATCCTTGTGTATACAGAATTCGCTTAATGTACCATTTCCAATACCAGTATAACTACCAGTTGCCCCAGTAATCACACCACTCCAAATATTAGCATCAGTACCAGAGGCTGTAGGAACTGAATTATCAGTTGGATCAAAAGGAAGTAATTGACTACCATTTCTAGGTAAACCGCTCACATCGCCAGTATAGAGATAAGAGCCAGCAAAAGTAGAAGGTGCTATATAGAGTTCATTGTCAAACCCAACCGACTTCCACCTAGGATAAACAAATTGACTATTTGAGTTACCAGAAGCATACGGTGGCGCCTGTCTAAACTCTTTAAAAGAATCGTTATTTGCACCTCCAGTGGATCCTACAGGAACTATATCCGATGTGGTAAGGGACGTAATAGAAATTGGCACCGCGCCATATCTTAAATTAGATGCATATCCTTCGGGTAATGCATAGGAGGAGCTTGTTCCGGCAAGTGTTGTTAAACCACCAGGTAATATAGAAGAAAGCTCCAAGAGACCAGCGGAAGTGTTGCTTATCTTAATCTCATAAACAGTAGAAGCTATTTTACCTGCATCGCTTGTAGATGCATTTTGGTATATCTGGTTAAAGTAACCAGCATTTAGGTTTACAGTTGAACCATTAGTCACCAGTTGTGTGTTTGTATCATCAACAATATAAACTTCTAAAGTACCAGTAGCATTTTCTACAGTTGCTCTTAAAGAGTTCAATTGATCCTGAAGTTCACTTAGCTTTTGGAAAAGGTCCAAAGGATTACCAGCAGAATCATAGTAGCCACTAAGAATTGAATTTGTTCCCAAATAGTAAGTCTTATCACCAGTAACTACCTGTTGATTCAAGAGTCCGTCTATACCCTTAGCTGTTAAATCTTGTTGAATTGCAAGAACAGCCTCGTCTTTTAAGTTTGTGCTAACACTCTCAGCTGTACTTTGGGTTGAAAGATCGTCAGGGAAAGCTACAACAACAGGATCTGAAAAATCCGATGTTACCGGGTTATCTGGCCACCCTGCTTCTGAAACCGCTTTAATGCGGATTTCAACTCTTTCTCCTTTTGTAATTGGTATATCAAGTTGATTGATATTAGTAGCATCTGCATTCTCAGTATCTTCAGGGGCCCAAACATACGTCCCTGTATTAGCATCATATATCTTCTTTCTTACCTCTGATTTTATCTCAGTCCAGTTTGAAAAGGCCCCGGTTTTTTCTTGACCGTTATCATCAAGGTAACCTATCTGCTGTACCGCAGGAGAAGCTCCAGCCTCTGAAAGGTACCTATACTGTATAATGAACTGAATGACACTCTGATCTCCAGTAACCGTGCTACTTTTTGGCAAAGGAATGGGCCAAAAACCCCTCACTCTATATTTAGGTTCTACTTTGAACTGGGTATTTGTTTCTGAAATAGTAGTGATATCACTTACGACGGAAGCAAGGAGTTGTTGTTTTTGTACTCTTTGCTGGGTCAAAGAATTAAGTGAAGCTATAATCGAACTTGATGCCTGAGCATTTCCTGTATTAGAAGAAGAAACAGAAGCAATTGAAGAGTTGTTAGCTAAAACACTTGTGGAAGAAACCGAATTTAAATCGGTTCTAGCTTTTGATATAGATCCATCTAACTGTTGTATTTCTGATTGCAAAGTTGATTTTAAAGCTACCTTGTCATTCAGAGTTTGGACATCAGTTCCTTCGGTAAGCTGGGTATTAACCTGAACCACCCTAAAATTAGTAGCAGAAACTGAAGGAGCATCTGGAACCAACCCATTTATGGCATTTATCTTCTTCTCTTTAGCCATTCCAAGGAATATCTGACCAAGATCTGCTACTGAATTAAGATAGAACTGCTCCAGTGTTTGCACACCAGAGTCAGTGTTAATGGTTAATTCATTGCTGAAAATAATAATTCCGTTTGACCAAGTGGATCCAATGATATTGAAGTTATCATCTATCTGCTTAAAAAATATTCCCTGCCTTTCGTCAAAACCAACATTAACCTCTATAAGTCTTGCACTTAATTGGGTTGATTGTAAGGTTAATTGATTATCACCAATTTGTACCGGTTGATACCCAGAATCTCTTTTAAGCTGAACAGATGTCTCCTCTATATTAACCGCGGTAATAAGATATCTAGTTCCATCATTAGTTAATAGGGTATCACCAACGGATAATGTCCTCCCGTTGGTAACGTTAGAAGTCGTATCAGTATAATTAACTGTATTTAATTTATAGTTCCTTCTAGTTTCCTGGACTTGATTTCCATTTGCATCGGTTATCGTTACTACGTCATCATAAAAGGAAAGAACACCGAAAGATCCTTTATTCCTAATTGACCTCAGTGGTAAGTCAATATTGTCTTCATCAACAAAATAGTCTATACCAGCATCATCCAGCTCATTAATAAAATCTTGCTCAGATAGGTCATTCCTTCCATTTAGGTTATTATCAAAATAAGCCTTCTTTTCATCAGTATTAGTATTTGCTATAATTCTTTTAACCCTAACACGATCAGCATCATCAGCAACCTGACCGGTTACGTCAATAGAGATGTATAGAAGCGGGCTTAAAAAGCTTTCAAAGAACCAATTATCCCTTGCAGAAAATGTGCTTGGCACCTGAAGATTGGCAAGAGGTGCAGGATCCTTTATAGGTTGAGACTTATAAACTTGACTATACGTACCATCAGGATTTCTAACGGTAGCAAAGTTGTCCCCCAGTCCAGCAAGAGACTGGATGTTAGAATCGAGCCTTTCTATTTCACTTCTAAGATAACCATAGGCTGGAATACTAGCGACAGATGGCAAACCATTTTCATCTAGTAGCTCGATCTGTACATTATCGTTAGTAGAAGTTGCTACCTCATTGAGGCCGTTAATAATCTCCAATGAATTTTTTTGCAGTCTTAAAAACTGAGCTACTAGAGAACTTATTGAATTTTGTGTTGATGCCATTTTACTTTATAAAATTTTACCCATTATTTGTTAAGCTTTTACCCACTATATCTGCCTGGAATACTAAGTTTTCATCGTCAATACAAACGATCTCTATAACTGGCATATAATCATAAGAGGATATGTCAGAATCAACCAGGGAAATAATAAGATTTGAATATGCAACCCCTGAAGGATTGTTGATCGGATATCTACCAACTGCGTTAGTAAGGAAATTGATTGTGAAATCGTTTGGAATTATCTGATCACCGAAGCTAAATTTAAGAGCCTGTCCTTTCTTCCATGATGTAATAGAATCATCAACCCTAATAGACAAATCAGAAGTCAGAGTAATTGGGGTACCATTGTTAATGTGTTTATAATAATTACCAAAACTTCTAAGATCAACCCTATTTAAGGCATTGTTCTGTAGAGTTATGGTTCCGTTACCCTGCCCAAGGTTAAATTCCTGATTATTATTTTCAATAGTAACCTGATTAGGTATGGACCTATTAACAAGGACACCAGATCCTTGCTTAATCGTATCAAGATTATATGAGATTTCCACAGAGGTCTCATTATTAATAATGGCCCTAATTAACTCATAATTCTGAGTGATTAGACCCATGACAGATTGAGTATTGTTAAACAATGCTTGGTTAGCAGCATAAGAACTTTCAAGGCTTGTTATTCTTCTATCAAGAGAAGTTGAAGTATCCTGTGTGAGTAACAAATTCTCCATAGCGGAAACCCTCTCTTCCAAATCTATATAGCTTGCTGCGTTGTTGTTGAGTGTACTTGAAGCATCCTGTAAAACATTTACAGCATCCATAAACATAGTTAGCGAGAATGGGGAATAGTCATTTATCGCTTGCTCAACACCAGTTTGATCTATATCAACATCAAATTTGATGTTTAGTTTTAATCCATAAGAATTACCATTAAGCTTGGTAACTATATTTGGCTTATACTTTTGGAATCTAGGAATGCTATAAATTCCAGACCCTGTAGTTTGCACGTCATCTAGAAATAATACCCCGTAGAGGTTTGTAGCAGAATTAGTTGGATTAGCCGGGTCATAAACATCATAGTAAATTAACACCGCATTAAACTCAAAATCCTCCGAAATGGAAGTAGAGTTAAATTCTTCTAGAGTTGAAATTGATGCATCATCTATGATTTGTTTGTAGGAATCTGGGTCAAAATCAATACCAACTGAATCCAGCCTCGTTCTAACGTATTTCTGGAATCCAACACCTGCGGTTGCTCCAGATACGGATTTAGAAATAATCTGTGCGGTTGGATCTACAAACGAGGAATCTGTAAAATATGTATTTGCAGTATCCCTTGGAGTATACCAATTACCACTTCCTGTAGTTCCATTGGTGGTATCCTCAAATGTAGCGGAAGGAGATCCTAAAACATCATCATCAAAAATTGCTAAATTGGTTAGACCACTTGGATTCAACTCATCATAAGATCTACCAGTCAAATATTCCTTGTCTAGTGGATCTGCAGGATTATTAGTCCATTGGTAATCTGGGTAGTAGTTTTCATCCACCACATTCTTAAAAAGAACGGTTGGTGTATTACCATCTTTAGTTGGAACATGGACATATACTTCAGAATAGGTATTATTGTTATTCTTAACCGAATTTACAATATCCAAGTTACCAATATATTGAACTACTCTATTGTATGTAGAACCTGCTAAGCCATAAGAACCTGTTCCACCCGAAGGATCACCCTCCACATATCTTTTCTGAGTAGATGGCAATCCGTTGATAGTCATAACAGTATTTTGATCAAGAGTAGAAACTACCTGATCGGAAGATGCTGGTTGATATCTAATGGCTCCAACTTCCTTCAACCACTTGAAGAAAACCCTCTCAGAAATGTTTTGCTTTAAATCTGGGTTGTAAACATCAGAGCTTAAAACCGTCGTTTCAAAGTTCAAACAATAGCTTTGGAAACTTTGTGAGAAATCAGTATTGGCATTACCAGTAATAATGTTTCCAGCGCTTGTGGCATAATCTAAAAACGCACTGTCAGGTGCGTTTAGTTTAATGCTGTTACCAAGGGGATCTCCAGAATTGATATCAGGAATATTCAGAAGTGCAAATTTGGAAAACTTGAACTTGTCTACTGAATTATTAAACGTAAAGGACAGATCTTCAGCGGCAGAAGAGAATGCGTAAAAAGTTCCACCCTGTACTTGAAGAGGCCTTATAAATGGGGTTTTTGCCATTTATCTAATTTTTTTTGTTATGACCAAGACATATTTGAAGATCCCAGTACTACCCAAGATCCTTCCTGACTACCGCTATCCTTTCCTATCCTCGGCTCCCATTGAAGCTGAATAGAAGATTGGTAAGGTCTGTTTGCGTCAACTGTAATCCCAGTTGATGGGAATTCTCCATATCCGCTTGCAGTATTAAATCCAGTGTAGTTTGATCCTTGAACTCCAGTTTTAATTGAACCAGCAGAGGTCTCAGTATTTATAATTGTAATTCTTAGACCAGCAGGAAGGTTAGCTGCTGTAGTTCCTGCAGTTCCAACGCTCATATAGAAGCCAGAAGAACACTGAGCATATATTACATCCTCTTGAGCAGTGATAACGTAAGGACTTGCAGATGAAGTTCCACGTCCACCACCACCTCCGGTTGCGGATGAAGGGAAAACGGTTCCTGAAGTTGCACCACTAGCACCAATAGTATTTTGACAAGCAAAATTACCAACAGGACCAAGGGTCATTGTATTATTTAGGGTCGTAGCTCCGCTAAGTGTTGTCGAACCAGAGAATGTTGAAGTGCCGCTCTGTGTTAAAGTACTTCCAGATCCAAAGCTTATTGTCCCGCTACCAGTTAAATTTGTGGTTGAGACCGAAGAAAATGAACCAGCTCCAGAAGAATTAATCTGAGCTAGTGCAGTACCTCCGCTTGGAATAACAATAGAATCGAATTTTCCAGTTTTAGCAGAGATTCTTCCTGTCGATGCACCGGTTAAATTGATAATACCATTTACCGTATCTAGACCGAAAACCGTGTTGTAATTATTAACCCAATTTTCTAGTGTAAGAAAGTTTGAGTTTATAGTAGTTCTCGATGCAGAAATCGAATCAGAGCCAAGAATGGAAGTAGTGTTTACTGTAGCCATTTGTTGTAATTATTTTGATTTCTTAAGTTTTGAATATATATCACATTAACTTTTAAATAGTAAAAATGCCAGACTCATCGAAACGTAACCCCAAGGGAGATACGAAGTTTAACATTACTCTTTCAGAAGAACAAAAATCGGCAAAATCTGAAATCAGGAAACACCCATTCAATTTTATTACTGGAAAAGCAGGAAGTGGTAAGACACTTTTAGCAGTCCAAATAGCACTAGATTGCTATTTCAAAAGAGAATGTGAAAAAATAGTAATCACTAGACCAACGGTTTCTAACGAGGATAACGGATTTTTACCAGGATCTCTAGAGGAAAAAATGGAACCTTGGCTTGTTCCAATTAGATCGAACATGAGAAAGGTTTACAACAAAGCAGACCATTTGGAAAGAATGGAAAAAGATGAGATTATCGAATTGGTTTCTCTTAGTCATTTCAGAGGGAGAACGTTTGATAGATCTGTTGTTATTGTAGATGAATTTCAAAATTTAACCAAGCAACAACTAGGTATGGTACTAGGTAGACTTGGCAAGCATTCAAGAATGATTCTTTGTGGTGATGGACAGCAGATAGATTTGAAATTTGCTAATGATTCGGCTATCCATGAAGTACCAAAACTCAAGGATTCAAAATTTGTCTATTCAATAGCTTTGAAAGATAACCACAGACACGAGTCTATAGATGAAGTTCTAAGGCTACTTTATACATTCTAATTAAAACTGATCGAACGTTGCATCTGGATTATCTTTAATGATTAATCCAGAACCAAAAGGGACAAGGTTTTGAAGCATTATTCTTTTTTGCTCCTCACTTAAATCTTTAGATAACTCCTTGTACTCAGCCCCACTTATATAAGATGGCTGTTTCCTATATCCATAGTCTGAAGAATTTACAAACTCTGGGTTAGGATCATCAGCTGCAGGTATAGTCTGATCTACAACCTTAACAAAAGCAGGTTTTGATATCTGATAAACATTACCGTTACAGTCTTCCACAATATTTTGAATTGAGTAATATCCGGACACGGAGAATGTGTAAATAAAGAATGGAACATCCTTTACATCAAGCAAAGTTTCACCCGTAGTAGCGTTGGTTAATTTCCACCTATTTGTGTTTTTACCAAAAATTTTGCTATCGTAATTACTTAGGAAAACTGTTGATAAAAGGGGAACGAAAAGATCCGAATCAGAGTTGTGAACATCTACCCAAGTCCAAGCTCCAGAACCAGCCCTTGAAATAATATTACCGACATCTTTACCGACACCAGGCTTATAGCTTTCTAACAAAGAGACAAATCCGCCAGTTGCTGAACTATAGGGTAGATTTGCTGGTCCAGTTACACCAGCACTAGAGCCAGCAAGGAACACATCTAAATTTGGATTTACATGTATTTTAAGCTGGGATTGGTCCCCAGTATTTCCCTGTCCAAAAGTAGAAGCAATATCTACATAGGTTCCCGTTACGTTTCTTTTTATAATGGTGTGGCCCCCACCGGTTAGACCAGAGGTTCTTTGATAATACAAAGCCATATATTGGTCTCCACCAGGCATAGAATCGCTTTGATCGCTAATGAATGATGAGTATGGAATTCCGTACGTTTCTGGTAGAACCTCATAGGAGGAAAGCTGCTTGTAATTGCCACCAGGTCTAACCGAAAGCGTAAGTACATTCACCCCACCAGAAGTGCCAGTAGCATCTAACTTAGTACTTTTTGTTATTGGGTAAAGAGCGGGAGTATCTGTATAGAGAGAGTTTATATAGTAACTATCATCTGATCTATATCCAGAAATAGTTTTATACCAAGTTTCATATTGAGCTGCTGTCCCTCCAGAATTTTTTATGAAAGCACCAGTTAGTGAGGCGTGGTTAAAATCATTTAAAATGAAATATGGATACGAAAAACCTGGATTCGGATGTGATACAGTAAGATTACCGACTATGACATCTCTAGTTGAAGTTCCAGTAAGCAGATAGGTCAGAGAATTTTCTAGTGAAGTTATCCCATCAACACTAGAAGTACTAGAACCGGTAAGCCCAATTTTGAACCCATCTCGCATTGAAAGATTCGAGTTCATATCAATTAAGGAGCCACTTCTGTCATAAGTACTAGAATTCTTAGAAGAAAAAATAAACTCAGGCGAACTTGGTAAATCACTAAGATCAAACCATCCATCCTTTAAAACAGATATTCCACCAGAATAATTAGAAATCACCCTAACAGAATTCTCAGTAACAGATAGATCCAGATTTTCAATAGATGTAGGCGGGGAGTATGCTGGATCAATTACACCCGTTGGATCGTAGCTGCCGCTAGCTCCTGGGAAATACCTAAAGTTCTTAAGAGAAAATTGATTTAATGCAGAATAATCAGTCGTGAAGTCCATATCACCATAGCTAACTTTGCTACCAAGATCAATTTCAACTTCAGCCATAAAGATAGCCTCAGTATCGCCAAGAATAGAGGTCTCCGGTAAATAAATCCCGCTGGTTGCACCGGTTGCACCGTTAAGTATCCAAGGATAAGCATAAGATGCAGTTAAACCAGGAGAGGATATATTAGAGAATCCTACAGGACCTCCAGTAGGACCGGTTACACCTGTTACAGTCATATCAGATGCACCCGGATATTTACTAGAATAAATAAACTCGCCAGCTTCAAGGTATTTACGGAATGTACCTAAAACATAAATGGAGGAATTATCTGTAGATGGTAATGCCTTATAAACTCTTGTCGAGAACCCCCTGAAAGGAACTACTGTCTTAACTTGTCCGCCATCACTATAAAGTGCAACAAAACCAAGATCTCCAGTGCCACCAGCAGAATCTGTTGGGTTTGGATTAGATAAAGTGTAATTTGGAGTAAGGTTGTTCTTCTCACCAAAGTTTATAGACGATTCACTTGAATATCCAGTCAATACATTATAATCACGGTACTTACTAGCAGAGGTTACTGTAAAAGTAGTTGTGTCTGTGAGCCAGTCAGAATCTGCTATAAGTTTAGAAAGCTCTTCATCACTGTAAGGGATTATTTCACCATTATTCCAATAGGGCTGTTCCCCTGCTTTACCGCTTGCAATGTCTTTGAAATTGGTTTCCAAAAACAAGTTTCTTGGATCTAAACCAGGATGGAGGTTTTTTAGGTATTCGTTATCGTATCCTCTCCAGGTAGGGTATTTCCAAGTGTACTTGTCAGCTTTCGGAAGTCTAGCAGTATCAGTAGTTCCGCCCTCTGTGGTGTGTGTATAATAAACAAAATTCCATCCTGTGGTTCCTGTATACTTAGATGTTCCATATACGTGAGGCAAAGTGTAATCAAAGAGGCAAATATTATTACCAGCAACAATCCAAAGATCCTCCTCGTAAACCTTCCTTGTTCCAGCTAGAGATTTTTCTTCGACCTTCATTAATTCAATCACCCTATTATCGGGCAGATTTGTATTGGAAGAAGTTAAATGGGTGAAGGAATCCCCATTAAAATGATAGAATCCATTTGAAGTAGAAGGCTGATCAAAAGGATTACCTATCCTAAAGAAGACGTGTCCATTCTTCCTTGCTACTACCTTAGTTACACCTACTCCGGATCCAACATTCCAGTTATAAAATTTCTTACCATCCCAATATGTTATACCATTCTCGGTACCAGCCCAATAGTTGCCATCCTCATCAAATGAAACATCATATACAATATCACCACCAATGCCAGAGGTAATGGAATTGTATTTAGAAAGCTGCTTAATTGCAAGCTCACCATTATCCAAAGTTATAGGATCAAGATTTCCCTGTGGAATAGTTTGGAGTCCGTCATTTGTGCTTAGATAGTACTCAAATGTATTACCACCTTCACCCTTAGCTGTTATCTCGTATATGTGAGGCCATGTATATCCTGGACTTACCTCGCTCCATTGTTCAGCAACTTTATCATACCTCCAAAGATATCCCCCGGTCACCCCGGTGTTTCCAGTTCCGCCAGTTCCAGCACCACCATTCAGTGGTGAGATAAAAGCAAGAACTTCCTCCGTGTAGGGACTTGCGTAAATAGTAGGTACTTCCCAATTAGGAGACTGCGAAGAATAATTTCCAAATTGACTTAAAGACCAACTTTCCCCAGTAGCAGCCTGACTTCCAACAGCCTTAAAAACTAATTCCTGAGATAAAGAAGCAGTTACCGCACACCCAACCCATTTGCTGTTTTCATTATCAATAGAGATTGACCTAGTATCCAAGAAGTATGGATCATTGCTAGGAACCACCGAATTTTGGTAATTATAGTATGACCAATTTTCGCCATCGTATTTGGTAAGATCTCTTCCCACAGCCCAAACGTCCCCAAAGGAATCAAGAGCTGCAGTGTTTATATAGAAAAAAGTTGTTGGCATTGCTTTCTATTTATCAAAATTTTAGAATATGGTATTTCCGTACACTATTCGCTTACCCTGCTCAAAGTAATCGTTTGTAGGTAAGATTAAATCAGGTGGCATACCAGAGCAAGAAAGAACATTTGAGCTACCAGTATAATAATAAGCAAATGGAGCTAAGTTCAAAGAAAGTGATGCATTTAGTGTAGCAGAGTTATCTTTTATTTGCACAGTTTCGATACTCTCAATTTTAACCTCCATTTTTAAACCATAATAATTAGCTGGGGTTCCAAGTGAATTAATATTATAATTTTGAACTGCAGTAAATTCAATAGAACCAGTACCGCCTGGTATTGATGATGAAGCAATGGCAGCATTCAACTGTGTAGCAACCCCATCATTTCCTCCAGCATCTTGCATTACATAATATTCAAAATTAAGTGACCCAGGCTCATTTCCCTGGCCAGAATTAGCATTAACAGTACACGTGGCATTGAAAGAGCCGTTAACAGTTATGTAAATCTCGTAAGCATTACCACTATACCCAAGATTCGTGAAATATTGTGGTGAATAAACCACGGGATTAAACCCAGAACTTTGGCTAGTAATCGGAAATCTTGGAGACCAATAATCACTCTGTGCTGAATTTAACTGCGGATAAACATTATTTAAGATATCTGCAATTAGTGACAGAGAATAATTTCCGTTGGTAACCAGATCCGTGATATTTCCGGATTGACCATCGTCTGCAAAGTAAAGCTGTTTTGGCCTTCCGAGGTTAGGTAGGGTAGGGTATATGTAGCGCCCAGTTATTATTTCTATATCACCACTCGCATAAAAATAGTCCTCCACAATAATATAACCATTAACACGCGAAACCCCTGTGGTTACAAAAAGTGGGTTGCCACTAAGACCTGTACATGCTATGTAAGCATCCTCTTGAGTAGAGTGAAATCCAGTAACAAATTGACCACTCGCGGCGGAAGAAAAGTCAATCTCAAAAACATAGGAATTAGTAGGATATCCAAAGACACCTGTTTGTCTTCCGGTACTTGTGATAACCCCCTCCTGTGAATAAGGTTGGGCTGGACCAATCCTGTTTATATAATTGGTTTCTTGTACCCCGGTTTTAGTAACTGTTATTGAAGAAGAACTAGTATCAGTGGCAAAAGAACTTGTGGCATCAAGTCTCGTAGAAACAAGCACAGTTGATCCCGGAGCAGCTGCTATATTAGCTCCAGGGACGAGTTTCCAATCATCGTATTCTAGAGTAGGGTTAGTACTTGTTGAATAGTTAGATCCTCCTATAACCCATTGATAAGAGGTAGGTGCTTCTGGTACCCCAGTGGAAGTATTGGTAAATTGTGCTTCCTGTGACATCAGAACTGGGTTTGGTGCAACACTAAAGGATGAAGTTACCGAAGCTGTCAATACTTCTATACCGTTGGTGGAGGTAAATGAATTTGTAACATTATTAAAATCAGTTACCGTTAGTGTAGCAGTGTACTGTCCTGGAGTATTATACCTAACCTGTGCAGTTGCTCCTGTTGCTGAAGCAATGTCACCTCCATTGAAAGTCCATCTCCTATTATATGGAGGCAAACCGCCATATGTAGTGTCTGTAAAAATGACTGATTGCGTTTCGTATATTTGAATTGTTGAAGACATATCGGTAATTTTTTATGGTCCTGTTGCTACTACAAAAGCTACAACTAGAGGTGGTGGTGCTCCAGGGACCGAAGCCGGAACTGCACCAGTTCCACCCGTTGCTGCAAACGGGAATAAAGATACAGAAGAAGGCCCTGCAGTGGTTAATGTTGCAGTTGCGGTTTCTGGAATAACCCTGTAATAAAAGTTTGTAATATTTGGATCCGAAGAAGCGTTCAATTGGCTAGCAGCAGATCCCAAGGTCAAATAAGCAGAAGCACCTGTTCCACCACCAGTAGGTCCAAAAGTAACACCAACGGGGAATGGGAAAGGTTCGCTACCTGTACTTATTTTAACGTTATCACCAACTTTAGCACTATGTATTTCATATCCCCCGAGCCATCCTGTCTCAAACTCTAAATCGTCCCAGGAATGAGCATAGGCATTGTCCCAGGATGCTTGAGTAAAGGTTTGCCATTTGAGATTTTTAGTTCCAAAATATTTAAGATTTTCTACCGGGTTTGATCCAGAAGAAGCATCCCAATCAACATAACTAAATCCTCCAGTTACACCACCAGAAAGTTGGGAATCTATAGATGTTAAAGTTAGTGACCCAGTTAGAGATACGGTGAGATTGTCACCGTTACCTATATTTCCACTCTCAGTACCAGCTACGATATTAATCGTTACTGGACTTTCTGTTGGATCAAAAGTTTGTGCAAAGTAATCTGGTTGGGTTTCTACCTTGTTTATCTCCTGTATAATGGAGTTAGCGGTAGACTGTAAATTCGAGCCAGAAGCTGTAGCACCAATAACACGTCCATTAACAGACACACTAATTGATCCACCTCCGGTTACTTTCTGACTCGGATAAGAACTCGACAAAACATAATACCCAGTTCCACCCACAATAGAAGACGGACCTGATGTTGCCCCTACACCAGGCTGGCTACCTAGTATGTAAGGTATTTGGAATGAATATCCAGTTGCTCCGGGAGGTATAGAAATTTTCCAAGACTTGTTTAAATCATCAATGCTTCCAGTTATAAAAACATCTGAACCATCAGTAAAATTGTGTGGCTGTGTTGTGAATACATTTGCAAAGCTATATTGGCTACCTGATATTAAGATAGAGTATACCTTAGAGATGTCTAATATGTTTTGGGAAATCTTAATATCTCCAGAAGCCCCAACTGGAGGTAGATTTTTGCCGACTTTGAAAATTTGCCCGTCTATAGCATTGTTTCCATAGATTGCAAAGTCAAGAAGCTGCTCTGGAATTTCTTTCTTAACTTCATTCTCAGTTTTACCCTCAGCTGGATATTCCCAGATGGAATCATAACTATCCCAATCTCTGATTGTTAGATCCCATGAATATCTTTCATTTTCTCTATATCGAGTCCATCCATCTATTAATACAGTTCTAGGAGAAACAGTGACCGAGGACTTAACAATTTTTCTATTCTTAAAGTTAAAAGCATCGTATAAGTAACAGGTTACATCATATTCGCCTGTATAAGGAAGGAAATGTGCTAGTCTATAAAAATCTATAGCATATCCCCTATGCGAGAAATTGTAACCTGTACCAGTCTGGGTTTCAGATTTATTAATTACCCATTCAATTTCATTGTAGGCAGAAAAATCTATGGTTCTCCAAGTTAAAGCACTATTTTGACTCTGAAAAGATGGAAGATTCAAAGAATCCCACGACATTCCCATTTCATCCCAATCCCAGGTATCAGGAAGTAATTCAAGGATCACCGGCATCCCAACAGGAACACCACATTCAGAGTTATCTAGATTCACATTAGTATTTATCCTTATATTATTAGGTACCAGAATTGGGGTGCTTGTGGGTGTGGGGGTAGGGGTTGGGGAAACAGTAGGGGTAGGGGTTGGTGTTGGTGAAACAGTAGGTGTTGGGGTTGCTGTAGCAGGTACAGGGGTTGGTGTACTCGTAGCAGTAGGTGCTGGAGTAGGTGTTGGGGTTGCTGTAGCAGGTACAGGGGT